CCAAAAAAATCTTGCAGATTCTCAACAGCAAAATTCAAATTTATCTCAAAAAAATTGGGTTCAATTGCAGTTGCAAATTTAATGAATATTTTGAAGAAGAAATTCATAATGATCGCGGCAAATTGTGTTCCTATTTTAATTTTTCTGGTGCCGAGCGCAAAAGCATAGATTTAGCATGCTTGTTTGCGTTCATTGATGTTCGCAGAATGCAAGGCAATGTATCTTACAACATCATGTTTTATGATGAATTGTTTGATTCTAGCTTGGATGAAAAAGGCGTTGAGTTGGCATATCAAATAATTGCTGATAGGGCCAAGCTCAACAGTGAATGTGCATACATAATTACCCACCGCAAAAGCAGTAACTTCTTTGCAACCAGCAACGTTATTCAGCTGGTCAAAGAAAATGGTATAACTAAGCGGGTTGAGTAATGTGTAGTATTTCATATATAACTGCATGTTTAATAATTCTCCTTTTCGAGCACCTTTCAAACCGCCATTTGCTGCACAGCCAGCTGTTGTAGAGCAAAAACAGCAGCAGCCTCCTCAAGCTGATGCGCCGCGTGTGCTGCAATATGCTGCAGATATGTCCGGGTGTGGATTCTGGAGAATGATATGGCCAGAGCATATTTTAAATGCTAATCAAAAAATAATTAGTACAACTACTACTATTATGAACAACAGTGAAGCATTCTATGCTCCATTAAAAGTAGTTAGAATTCAAAGACAAGCAACAGGTCCGCAGCTTGACTTTGTGAGATACATGAAACAACTGCAATCTAAATTTGGGTTTAGACTGATTTACGAAATTGATGATGTAGTATTTCATGAAGATATTCCAGACTATAACAAGTTTAAGTTTGCTTTTGAATCAGAAGAAATTCGCAACAATATTTTACAAATCATGTCTCTTTGTGATGAGATCACTGTCACAAATGAGTACATGAGAGATTATTTCAGACGCAAGACCGGCAAAAAAGAAATTACTACAATTCCAAATTTTGTGCCCAAGTGGTGGATGGGTCAATATTTTAATCCACAGAAAAATTATGATCGCTTGATCAAGCATAAGAAGAAGCCACGCATTCTGTATGCTGGTTCTGGTGCACATTTTGATGTTGATAACAAGGTGAGCGGCAAAGATGATTTTGAAGACATCGTGAAGCACATCATTGATTCTCGTCACAAATACACCTGGATATTCATGGGTGCAGCACCTCTATCGTTGGTGCCGTATATTAAGAGCGGTGAGATAGAATTCCACCCTTGGCAAAATTTATACGATTATCCACAAAAAATTGATGATCTGGAAGTTCAGATGCTGGTGGCTCCCTTGCAGGATAATGAATTTAATCGTTGCAAGAGTGACATTAAATTCATTGAAGCATGTTGCTACGGTTTGCCCATTGCATGTCAAGACATTGTTACGTATAAGGATGCTACAATTAAGTTCAAAACAGGAGAAGAGATGATGCAATTGATTGAAGAAACACTCAAGCGCACTAACACTTACAAGGATAGAAGTCATCATTACAGAAAAATTGCAGACAAGAGATTTTTAGAATTGCCTGAAAATCATGATTGCTATGTTGAATTGTTTTCCACGCCATATGGCAGCCCTGATAGAAAAAATATTGGTAGGTTCAATTCTAACATTTGATTATGCTTCTTGATACATTATCTTGTCTTATATGATAGGATACAGAAATGCAGTTTATATTCCGCAGGATGAATGTATGAAGATATATTCATGGGATGAGAATGGTAATAGAATTTCGTACATGAGTTCTTACCAGCCTTATCTCATGCTTGAGGATATGTCTGGCAAAGATGTGAGCATCTTTAATACCAAATTGCGCAAACGTACGTTCAAGACACAATTTGATCGCAGCAGATTTGTCAAAGAGTGTGGAAGCAAGAGATTGTTTGAAAATATTAATCCAGTGCAGCAACACCTCATTGATATGTTTTGGCAACACAACCAGGATGAGGATTTTGCTAAATTTCCGGTGCGTGTTGTTACGATTGACATTGAGGTGGATACAAGCAAGTATAAAAATGATAATCAGATTAAAATACGCAAAAAAAGGTCGACATAGAGATAAATACTCCTATGAACTACTTAAAAGTATATGATAAAATTATTATAAATTGCCAAAACAGATGCTTAGATGAAAGCATCTATTGTGAGAGACACCATGTATTACCCAAGTGTCTTGGTGGTAATGATATAGCTGATAATATTGTTAAAGTTACAGCAAAAGAGCATTTTGTTTTACATCACCTCCTAGCAGTGGGTTATCAAAAACTTGCAGAAGCGGATGTTACTTACACTGCAAGAGCTATGAAATTATCAGCTGCATTTAATAGAATGTGTACACATAATAGTGATAAGCGAAAAATAAATGCAAAGCTATTCAAGTGTGCTAGAGAGTTGTTTTCAAAAAATCACCCTATGAAAAGTGATTATATTAAAACTGTAGTATCAGAAAAATTAAAAATCCGTGGCAGTCACAATAAGATGCAGAGATTAATGACTATGCCTTTATGTGGAAACAACTGTGGTAGGCGTGTGAAAACAAGATATGCTACAATGTGTAGTCGTGAATGTTTTTTTCAATCAAGGCGCGGATGTATTCAAAGTGAAGAATCTAATTTAAAACGATCTAAAAAAATAAAAGAATATATAAACGGATTAGATGTTGCTGAAAAGCAACAACGACTTAACAAGAGTTTACATTCAACATGTGTTGATCATGCCGTGAGAAGTATTAATATATCAAATAATAAAAAGGGAAAAGCGACACGGCAACAGTCAATTATGAAAGTTCGTATTAAGTGTATGTCTGATCAAGAGTTTGAAAACTATATTAATTCAAAATCATCAAAAGTACGAACAAGAATTTTAAACCTGCGCAACAAATAACTATGGAACAGTATCAGTATATCAAATTGGGTGATTTCGCGTGTAATAAAAATATGCGAGAAGAATATGAAGTGTGGGATGAGGAGAAACAGCAGTGGGTTAATTATGATAACAGTTGTTATGTTCAGCAAACAGAGTTTCCTGCAGCTGAATATGCTAAGCATCCCATCAACATTATTACCATTCATGACAGTTTGACCAATCAGTTTTTCTCTTGGGGTACAACTGATTATAAACACAACAGAAGTGACTTGAAGTTTGTTCATTGTGCAACAGAGCGCCAACTGTTGGTGAATTTTATAGAGTTCTTCAGCAGCTTGGAATGTGACTTGTTGACAGGTTGGAATAGTGCAGGGTTTGATATTCCATACATCATCAACAGAATCAATAATATTTTGAGTGAAGAGTATTCATCAAAGCTTTCACCTGTTGGTAGAGTGTATTGTAGAACTCTCAACAGCGGCATATTTGGCAAGCCGCAAATCCGCTGGTACATTGACGGAGTTTCATGCGTTGATTACATTGATATTTACAAGCGTTTTAGCTTTACAAACCGCGAGAGCTATAAACTCGATTACATTGCAGAACTTGAACTGGGTGAGAGAAAGGTTGATTATGGCAATACCAATCTTGCAAGCTTAGCAAAAGAAGATTGGCAATTGTTTGTAGATTATAACTTGCAAGACGTTGCACTGCTTGTGAAGATGGATTTAAAATTGCAGTATGTACCACTGCTGAGAATGTTGGCTTACATGGGCCTGACCACCATGGAAAATGCAATGAGCACCTTGTCTACAATCACAGGAACTGCTGCCATTCGTGCTCGTCAAAGATCACAATTCTTGCCTACATTTGTTCGTGATGGTGAAGGTGATAAAAATCCGGGTGCATTTGTTGCAGAGCCCATGGAGGGCTTTCAAAGCAATGTTGTATCTTTTGATGCTAATTCACTGTACCCCAACATCATGATTAGTCTCAATTTGTCTCCAGAGACAAAGGTAGGTAACATCATTGATACAGATGATAAAAGTGTAACCATCAAACACATCAATGGTCAGGTTTTTAACTTGCCACTGGCTAAGTTTGCACAATTTGTAAATCAGGAAAAAATTGCCATAACCAAAGCCAAGGTTTTGTTTAGCCAAAAAGTCAAAGGAATTCTACCAGAGATTGTAGATGAATATTACAAAGAGCGTGTTGCTGTTCGCAAGGAAATGATGAAGCTTAAAAAGGAATTGAAGAATATTGAAGATCAGTTAAAATAGTGATAGTAATTGCAGATACTCTTCTTCAGTAGGCTTCCTCTTTACAGCTTTTAAAACGACAATATTCTTCTTGCATTTTCGCATGCTTACCGGAGTTTTAAAATCAGCTGAGCGGATTCTATCCATAATACCATCTTTCGCGTAGCTATATTTTTTTATCCATTCTATAAGAAATTTAGAATGCTCACTCCCCGTATCACAATCAAGCAGAGTAACATAATATTGTGCCCGTCTATAAGATGCTTAAACTTCAAATGTCTTGACCATATACTGTATTTATGGTTATAGTGGTTGATTTTTATATTTTAGGTATTAATCTATATAAATTTTTATGATAAACAAACAACAACTACAGGAGCGAGCACGCTATCTGAGAGACAAAATAACCCAGTTAAATGCAAAGCAATTATGCATTAAAATTTTTATTAATTCTGTATACGGGTTGACTCTTAGCCCCTTGCTGTAAAAAGCAAGCAAATGCCTCTAATTGCTGGAAACTCTCACTGAGACAATCAGCAGCGAAGCGCATAATTTGCGAACGTTCAACGACTACTGCGCAAGCAGGTAGGTATAAGCATACCGAAACGGGGCACACTTTTAGTGATGATATAGTCTCATCTATACAGCGATGTATAGCAGCGTAAAAGCGTATTTTGTCTAGCGAGCAAAGTAGAAGATAAATGACATGGGCAATAAAAATGCGCCGCTGGGTGATGATGATATTGCATCATCCATCACACTGACTGGTCAGTACATCATTAAGACTGCTCGAACTCAAGCAAGAGAATATACTGCTTCTGTTTTAGGTACTAATAATTTTCCTGATATTGCTGTAGCAGGTGATACCGATTCGGTGTATTTGTGCATTGAGCCACTGCTCAAAAAATACAATGAACCTTTGTTGATTAATAACAAAGTCAATGGCAAGGTGCATGAAATTATTGACGGTCTAAATGTTTATATAAACAATCAAATTAATACCAAGCTCAAAGATGAGCTAAACTCACTTGATCCTAGAATTGTCTTCAAGAGAGAGTCCATCATTGACAAAGGCTTATTTTTAGAAAAGAAGCGATATGTTGCACATGTGGTGGATGATGAAGGAATTGAGTGTGATAAGTGGAAGTATGTTGGTGTGGAGGTGGTGAGAACTTCTATGCCAAAAGCCATCAAACCATACGTTAAAAAAATCATTGAAACAATGCTTGATACACGCGATAGAATCAAAACCAATGCTGTTGTTAATGAAGCATATGATGTGTTCAAAGCACTCAAGCCAGAAGAAGTAGCATATGTCATGGGCATCAAAGATCTTGACAAGCATGCAAGCAAGGCCAAAGAGTTTTCATTGCCCAAAGGTGCTCCGGTGCATGTGAAGTCTGCTCACAACTATAATGTATTGCTCAAAAAGCTTGACATCATATCAAAATATGAAGCTATTCAGTCAGGTGATAAAATCAGATGGATGTACATTGCTACACCCAACAAGTATGGTGTAGAGACCATTGCATTTAAATACTACTACCCAACTGAATTTCATGGCATATTCAAGCCTGCATACGAGAAAATGTTTGAAAAGATTGTATTCTCCGTGGTGGAAAGATTTTATACTGCAGTTAAGTGGCCTGCACATAAACCAACAGAACAGATGTATTCCGATTTATTTGATCTTTTTGGTTGAAAATGTATAACTGTAGTATAAATTTCCATATGAACGAACTCATTGTAATTGAAACAGCAAGTAAAACCATTGTTGGTGATCTCATCAGCAAAACAGAAACAAGTGTGCGAATTAAAAATCCAGCTGCACTCTTTATTCAACCATCTAATTCTGGTCAGCTGTCTGTGCAGCTTTTTCCACTCTTTTTTGGTGAACTCATTGAAACTTCTGAGCGCGAACAGGGAACAGTCTGGGAGTTTAATACATCTGGTTGCGGTGTGAGTGAAAATATCAAGCTTGATACAAAACTCATTGAACAATACACACGGATTTTTAATCCAAGCAAAATCATTACACCAGCTGATTCCTCCAAGGTTATCAAGCTGTTTGATGATTAATTTATTGAACAATTAAATTAAAAGGGCTGCGTAAGCAGCCCTTTTTTTGTGTAGAGTTTCAATTGATTTTTAGCAGTTTTGAGATATATAATGTCATGACCAAAGACATTCAAGATGCGTTGGATAGCATTAACGAAATAAATCCGTATGCTACTTATCTTAATAATGACACACTCAGCACTGTAAAAGAATGGATTGATACAGGCTCATATGTGCTCAATAGTCTCATCTCTGGCAGCTGCCATGGTGGTATTCCCAAAGGGCGAGTTACAATGATTGCTGGAGAGTCTATGACAGGCAAAAGTTTGTTTGTTCAGAAGATTTTAGCCAATGCACAAAAGAAGGGATTATTTCCTGTTATTTTCGATACTGAATCAGCCATTGATCCAGAAGGAGCAACTCGACTAGGTCTTGATATTAGCAAAGTAAAATATGTGCCATGTGTCAGCATTGAGCAAACAAGAAACGCAGTGTTTAAGTTTCTCAACAGCATTAGAGAAAAAAAGCTTGAAGGCAAATTCATCATTGCCATTGACTCACTTGGCAATTTGCAATCTGAGTTGGAATTGGCTCGGATGGACAAAGAAAGTACTAGCGTTGACATGGGCACAAAAGCTCGCGCCATCAAGTCTTTGTTGCAAACCTGTACTAATCTTGGTGCAATCACTCAAACAACATTTGTAATAACCAACCACGTATATGACGATCCTTCTGCAATGTATCCAAGCATTGAAAAAAACATGCCAGGCGGCAAAGCTGTGGCTTATTTACCATCAGTCACTGTTCAATTGGCTCGCAAGCCTTTGAAAGATGATGGAGAAAAAACTGTATCCAACAGCACTCTTGCTGTTGGACAAAAAAGTTATGCAGGCATTATTATTCGCGCTCTCACGCGCAAAAACAGGTTTATTAAACAGTATCTTGAAGGTGAAATGTATTTGTCATTTTCTTCAGGTCTTGACCGCTATTACGGTTTATTGGATCTTGCTGTTGGCATGGGCATTGTTGTGCAAAATGGTGCTACTTATGCTCTTGCTGATGGCACGAAACTTGGGTACGCGAAAAACTGGAGAAACGATGAACAGCTGTGGGAGAAGACAATAATTCCTGGTCTTGAAAGCAAAATGAAAGCTGAATGGGCGTATGGAAACAACAACAATGAAATGATTCCAGAGGAGGGTGTACAAGATGAAACAGAATATTGAAGTATTATATTTTTCAACATCATGGTGTGGTCCATGCAAAATGTTCAAGCCTGTTTTTCAGCAGTTTGTCAATGAACAACCAGAGATTCAAGTCAAATACATTGATTTGGAGCAAGATGCAGAAAGCTACAACCATCTACACATCAATGCAGTTCCTACCATTGTATTCTTGAAGAATGGAAATGAAGAAGCTCGTTTATCTGGTGTAAAAAGCAAAAAAATGCTTGAACAGTCTTTAGAAGACATTACATTCTAGCATGAAATCTAGAGTAGTTGTACCTGTTAGTGGTGGAATGGATAGTGCAGTTTTGCTGTACCAGGCTGCAAAATGCTTTGATGAAGTTCATTGTTTGATTTTTGATTACAATCAACGACACAGCAGAGAGATTGAATGTGCCAAATATCTCTGCAATGATGCAAAGAAAATTAATAAAAACATTTTCTATAAAGTTGTTGATGCATCATTTATCAGACAACTTGCACCCACTTCATCATTAACAAATGATGCAATTGAAACTCCTGATGTGAGAAAAATTGCTGGTGAAGCACAGCCCAAGAGTTACGTTCCATTTCGCAATCTTATATTTTTAAGCATTGCCTTGTCTCATGCAGAAGCAGTTGGTGCAGTGGAAGTGTGGCATGGAGCTACTGCAGTTGATTCTCTTGCCGGGTATTGGGATGCATCTGATGAATTTATGCCAACTCTCAACAACTTGTGTGATCTTAATAGAGAGCACAGAATTGCTGTAATGACTCCTTTGATCAACAGTGACAAGTGTGCAATTGTTAACATGGGTGTTGAATTGAATGTACCATTTGAGCACACATACACCTGTTATTCTGGTGAAGAATTATCAGATGCAACTTCAGCGAGCAGCAGCTTGAGAATCAAAGGATTCATTGATGCTGGCTACAAAGACCCAGTAAAATACAAGCAACAAGCTTTCTTAGATGATGTTTATGCAGCAAATAATTGCAAAGACATAGCTCAAAACAAATAACGCTCTTCAATGCGTTGCATGTGCTGTTTACGGGCAATTCGCATTTGTTCTGTTAATATGTTTTGCTGCTTAGCATTGAGTTTGGCAGATTCACCCAAATCAAATGTAAATTCGTCTTCTCCTTGATCTTCTGGCTCAACAGCTGCAGCAGGTGCAGTTTCTGGGGCAGCAGGTGAATTAGTCTTGTAAAATGTGCTGCTGCCATTCTGCTCAACTTCAATTTGAGAAACATAATTTTTAAGCAAATTGTTATTCAAGATGCTGCTACCATCATCAACATTTTTAAGAGCGTTTTTGTGCTGTGCATCCTTTGGCACATCTTTCAATCTAATGTAAGTAATTTTGCCCTCCTGCTGACCCATGAAAGAAATGCTTTCATACATTGAGCCATCTTCAGATTGATCTGCAAATTGGACATTCATAGGAATTGAAGCAATTTCTTGTTTTACATCTTGAGTTAACTCTTGTTCTTGTTTAGCTGCAGCCACTGGCTCTGCTTCTAGTTCCGCAGCCGGCTCAACTGCTCCATCATTCTGCTCAATTTGATCTTCAGCATCAGCTGCAATGGCTCTAACTGCACGGCGCACAGCTACATTTGTTAAATCAAGACCAAAATTATCTTGTGCATATGTCACCCACTGATTGAGCCAATCGTCAACATCATCAAAGCCTTTGTCTTGAAGCAAATCTTCAGTAACGCCTCTTAAAATTTCCTTTACCTCTTTGGTAGCAATTACGTTTTCTGCTATTTCGAGCGATTGTGCAAGATATCGAGAAAAAGCTAATTCTGCTTCTCGGTAAGAAGTGCCGCCAACTTTACGCAAAGCACCATATCTACCAGTTGGTACTTCTTCACCAATTTTTCCTGCAAAATATCTTTTAGCCTCTTTGCCAACGCCCCACCCAGGAATGACACGTTCAATGTCTCCAATTTTAACTTTTTCTTCAACTACTTGATAATTTGTCCAACCGGGTCTTTTTAAAATGCTGCTCATGCTAATATTTATTGCTAACACATAGCTTTATTTATGTATCTTATATTATACAGCAGTAGTGTCTGTATATGAGGTGTAATACGTTTAAAGTTATTATTAATGTAGCGAGTCAATGCTTGAATACTTACACCTAAATATATAGCGCAGTCTGATTTTGTGCTGAAATTTATAGATTTATTGGTAGATTTGCATGTTATAATAACAGGCATACTATTAATTTCAGCCATAAGTTTGCAGCGCGGCTTTGCTTTATTAATTACATTAGTTTTCCACTGCTTTATCTCCTCCTCACTGACTGTATTAAGATAATGCTGCCTACTCTCTTTCATTCTTTTCTTCAACTCTGGTGATAACTTTTGGCCAAAATTAAACGCCTTATCGCCTTTTTTGCCAATAGGACTATCTGGATTATCAATTAATTTTTTTATATATGTAGCTTTTTCCTCTGGTGTATAACTAGCACGTGTATTGCCCCTAAAGCTGCATATTTGAGATTATAGAGATCTTCTTCTTGCATTTGCTTTAATATTTCTGTTTCTCTATTATGCATTTCTTCTTTGGAAGAGCAAAACTTTAAAATTTCTTTTTTAAATGAATCCTTGCCGTGTTTAGCAATTGCTTTTTTAAGTATATACCAGAGCCAAAATAGCCATCTTCAAGATTATTTGTTTGATGTGATCCAATATATTTTTTTTGTGTATTGATATTTGTTAATTTGTAGATACAATAAAACATATGAATAAAATTATTTATACTCAGAGGAGGGGGCTTTAAGATTATTTGCGCAATTTTCGCTAGTTTTGACAAAAGTATGTATGATGTATTAATGCTTGCAAATGCAGCCAGAGGCAATTTTGCCTATAGTCACTGCATTTACGGCAAAAATAATACACCTTTTCATGTCAATAAATTTGATAAAATCATTAGTCCAGATGATGTAAAAAACCTTGATAGCAATATTTTTTATTGCGGACATTATCAAGCACCAACTAGTTCTGCTAGAAAGTGGAAAGCAGAAACAAGTCATCCATTTGAGCATGGCAATTGGATTGTAGCTCACAATGGCGTAATAACCAATGTAGAAGAATTGCAACTAAAATATGCACCTGATTCAAAAATAATTGTAGATAGCAACATTATTCCAATGCTGCTCACTCATTTTGATACAGATGCTTCTGATGCACAGGTGCCCAATGAAGTTGCAGTCAAGTTAGCATTGGAAAAAATATGCGGTACCTTTGCTGTGTGGATAATCAACACTAATACAAAAAGGTGCTTCATTGCTCGTCAAGGCAGCACATTGTTCCTAAACAGTAAAACAGGTAGTTTCAGCTCTGTTGAATGCAAAAGCAGTGGCTGGATGAAAGCCATTGAAGGATATGTGTATGAAATTGATTTAAAGAAAAAGGCTGTTGCTATAGTATCGAAAATTGAGAGCAACAACTCACCTTTTATGTTTATTCCAGGGTGAGCAAGTATCTCAAGCGATTGATCTCACCTAAAATTTCATCACGAATATTGAGCAGATCTGATGTAGTTCCTTCTTCAATTTCATTGGTCAGCATGTTGATTGCACGAACAAGTGCTTCATCAAGATCAACAGATTCATCCATGTTTTTTAAATCCAAAGTTTGGTTAAATGCAACCCGACCCACCTGCCCCTGGTATACTTCAACAAATTTGTCCAACAATCCATCCATTGCATCATAAAACTTGCCAAATGCTTTGTGGCGTGAATATTTCTTGGTTTGCCAGTGAAAGATGCGAATTTGCATTTGCAAATACATTAGTTGGGCTATAATTCTAGACATACATCTATTTATGAACGAAATACGCAAATTTGCAACTGGGGCTGTAAGAAATGATGATGCTGGTAAACCTCAAATGGCATTAATTCCGCATGATGAATTGCTACGAGTATTAGATAGATACAGAGATGGTGCAGCTAAGTTTGGAGCACATAATTGGAAATGCGGCATGCAATTATCAGAATTATACAACAGTGCTCAGCGCCATTTGATGGCTTGGTTTATGAAAGATGCATCAGAAGATCATGCTGCTGCTGCAGTTTGGAATATTTTATGCGCAATGTGGATGGAGAAAAACAAACAAGAAATGGATGATCGGTGATATGAAAACTACTTTATATGTGAGCTGCACACAAAAGGCAGATGAAGAAGATACAATGCTATTTAAAAGTGCTGTTAATTGGCAGTGTGAAGATGATGTGCTGCACATTATTACCAACAATAAAATTGGCTTGAGCAAGGTTTATAACCAGTTTTTGAACGAAAAAATAGCCAAGGAACACGATCGCATTGTGTTTGTGCATGATGATGTATACATTGATGATGCAATGATCAATGTTAAGCTCAATGAAGCAATGTACGGCGAATCAAAATATGACATTGTTGGATTGGCTGGTACGCGCAATCCGCGCATTCAGCACCCAGCATTGTGGCACATCATGGGTGAAAGACAGGATCATAGAGGATATGCTGGTCACATTTTTGACAAACACAAAGTTATGACTGGTTTTGGACCAACGCCAGATCGAGTAGCCATTGTTGATGGCTTGTTTGTTGCAGTAAATGTTGCGCGGGCACTTGAAACGAATTGGAGATGGAATGAAAATTTTGACTTTCATCATTACGACATTGCAAGCTGCATAGATGCAAATGTTAAAGGGATGCGCATCGGTGTGTGGCCCATAAATGTATTTCACGAATCACCTGGATTGAGATCGCTAGATGATGCACAGTGGAGCAAGAGCAATCAGGAGTTTCTGCAAATTTATTCCTAATGAAATTAGACTTAGACTGGATGGAAAAAATTGTGACTTACAAGTCACTTGTTGATGAAGAGTATCTGCTCACAATCATTGATCACATCAAGCCGCAGCTTTTTAATGATGCTAACTTGAGTCTCATTTTTGATATTGTATGTGATTTTTACAACAGACGCAAATCACTGCCAACGCATACTGAGATCAAAGCTTATCTTGATACATCTGATAAAAAAGAAGCATTCAAGCAAGCTCTCAAAACCATTGAAAGTGTTGATAAAAAAATCAACAAAGATGAATTGTATGATAATACAGAACGCTTCATAAAAGAACGTGGTGTTTATCAAACAATGATGACTGTTGCAAAAGAAGTAGGCAATGGCAACATTGATACAAGCAAAATTTTAGATTCATTTGAAAAGACGTGCAACGTCACCTTAATTCATGACATTGGATTGGATTTGTTAAATGATTTTCACAAAGTTGAATCAGATTTAAAACGCACAGATCCTGTTATATCATCTGGCTACAAATGGCTCGATGAAAAATTGGGTGGTGGCTTTATGCAAGATGGACGAGCAATGTATATTTTTGCTGGTGAAACAAACATCGGAAAAAGCATTATTTTGGGCAATTTAGCAGTAAACATTGCGCGGCAAAGCAAAACTGTGCTGGTGATAACTCTTGAGATGTCAGAACTTGTTTATGCAAAACGTCTCACAGCTTGCATTGCTAAAACAGCAACCAAATCACTTGGCGATAATATTGATGTGGTTAGTGCAAAAATGAATAATTTCAAAGATGCAACCAATGGTCGAATCATCATCAAAGAGTTTCCGCCGAGTTGCATGACTCCAAGAGATATACAGAGTTACATTAAAAAGCTCACCAAATCCAACATTAAAATTGATGCAATTGTTTTGGATTATATCAATTTGCTAACATCAAGCAAAGGCAAGGATTCATACGAACGAGTCAAGTACATCAGCGAAGAAACTCGTGCACTCACATATGCATTCAAATGTCCATTAATAACTGTTACACAGCTCAATCGTTCTGGCTATTCAGTCAATGAACCAGGCTTGACATCTTTGAGTGAGAGTTATGCACTTGGAGCCACTGCCGATTTCATTGGCAGTCTCTGGCAGGGAGATGGTGATAATGCATTGGGCATCATGAGGACAACAATGCTCAAAAACCGCTTTGGCGCCAATACTGGAACAAATGCATTCAAAATTGATTATTCAACTCTTACAATTTCTGAAGATGCATCACTCAACAACATGACAGATGCTACAGAAGATGTTGCAAGATCATTGTTAATGTTGAGCGGCAGTTGACTTTGAATGCATCAAAATAAATAAAAAAATGCTGAAAGTAGCGATCTGGACAGATGTAGATTTAGATGGTGCCGCATCTTATTTGGTTTTAAAATGGCTCCTGGAAAAAGGTAGCTACAAAACCTCTCTATTTACATGCAATTCTTCAAAGCTTCGTTCTGAATTTGTTAAATGGTTGGAGCACAACAAAGTTAGTGATTTTGACAAAATATTTATTCTTGATCTGGATGCATCAATCATTAGTGATCTCATTGACTCTAAAAATGTGACCATTGTGGATCATCATGCTTCACACATTGCAAAAAATATAAAATACACTTGCGCAAATGCTCATGTCAAAGAATGTGATTCTACAGCACAATTGTTGTATGAGACATTCAAAAGCAAATATGAGCCTTTCATCACCAGTGATCAGAAAAAGTTAATTTTGCATGTTAGTGATTATGATAGCTACAAGCTTGCATTAAAAGCATCCAAGAAACTCAATTGCTTGTATTGGACTTTCAATGGCAATAGGGTAGAAACCTTTGCAAATGCTTTTAAGGGTGGTTTTAGTGGTTTTACACAAATGCAGGAGAACGCAATTGCTCTTTATAACAAAAAAGCCAAAGAAGTGATTGACAATCTGCATACATTTTGTGGAGATATAAATGGTCACAAGGTAATAAGCACATTCTGCAAGACAGCTCACAATGATGTAGCAGATCATTTGATCAGCAGCTGTGATGCGCAAATTGTTATATTAGTCAATCAAGATGCTAAAACAGTTTCATTTAGAAAGTCACCAACATGCGCTGTAGATTTATCTTCAATTGCAGCAAAGTTGTGCGATGGCGGTGGTCATGAATCTGCTGCTGGCGGCAAAATTACTGAAAATTTTCTGCTGTTTACAAAAACACTCAAACCGTGCACATTATGACTGTTTCATCTGAATATGAACAAGAATTTCGAATGCTGACATTTTGCAGCTTTCTTACCATCATAAGTGGTAAAAAGCTAAATCTTCCAAATATATTCTTGTTGCTCTTGAAAAATAAAAATTATAGAGATCTTATCAAAGCTATGCTAGACATAGACAATGATTTTTATCTTTTTAAAATGTTCATTGATTACGATCCAACGCTCTACAAAAGCAAGTATATAAGCAAATACCTCAACAAGAATAAAAATGCACTTAAGTGATTTTGAAAAAAACATATACAATGAATATTTGAGAGCACAGCGCAAAGGAAAGCCGTTTACACCAAGAAAGCAATTTGATGATTTGAAAGAGCAGCATGTTGTAGCGCTCAAACAGCTTGCATCCTTTTTTACATCTTTAAGCAATGTAAAGCCAAGAGATTTCTTCAATGCAGGATTTGTAGATTCTGATTTTCAAACATTGGAGTTTTTTAAAACAATGAAAGCCATCAAGCTGTATAATTTGTATATAGCTGATCAACTCAACAAAGTTGATGAAGATTGGACCATTGATTTTGTTAAATCATCAATGATGTTCATCTACTCATTTTGCAAAAACAACAACATTGCATTGAAAGATTATTTAAATGTCAATGCTCCAGCAGGTTTTCCTTGGTTCATTGTGCACTTGAAAGATTTAAAAATATGCATATTTGCCTTACTTGCATTTCAAGGGTTTGAGACTAAATTATTACAGTGTAGTACAGATGCTCAGCAAATTCTTGGAGATGATTTTCTGCGCGAAGTGCCAAAGCATCGAACGAACTTTTTTGCATCCAAAAGGTGTAAAAACATAGCCCGACAAGGGTTAGAACTAATAAACAAACAAAACAAAACAAACAACTAAAACAAAATATGAAATACAACCTAAGCATGTTCGACAGCATCAAAGATGCTCTTAACAAACAGCAAACACAATCAAGCGGTTCTCGTGACATTATGTCCTTTGAAAAGGGCAATACATATGTCATCCGACTACTGCCCAACATGAAGGATCCAGAAAAGACCTGGTTCAAATATCAGACATTTGCATGGAACAGTTTCGCAACTGGTCAATACACTTCTGCTATTTCACCCATTAGCTGGGGTGAGCGTGATCCCATTGCTGAAGAACGCATCAAGATTTACCGCACAGGTACAGATGCAGACAAGGAAAAGATCAAAAGTGTGCGTCGTAGTGAGCGCTGGCTCATGAAGGTGTATGTCATTGCTGATCCTACCAATCCAGAAAACAATGGCAAAGTCAAACTCATTCGCTTTGGCAAGCAGCTGTTCAACATCATCAACAACGCTATTAGCGGAGAAGATTCTGATGAATTTGGTGCACGTGTGTTTGATCTTGGCCCAAGCGGTGTCAACTTCAAAATCAAAGTTACAGAGCAAGGTGGCTATACCAACTACACAGAAAGTCGTTTCACATCACCAACTGATTTGAAGCTTACTGAGCAGCAAATTGAAGAAGTATACAATCAAGGTGGCAATCTTGAAACTGTATACACCTGCCGCGCTTATGATGATCTCAAAAAGCTTTTTGATGAGCATTATTACTGCAAAGGCAGTGAATCCGTTGCAACACACAGCATTGCAACACACAGCAATGTTGCTCATGCAACTACTTCCAATGATTCAGAAGGAACACCTTTTGATGTTTCTAGTGAATTAGATGTTGATGAAGATGAAAAGATGCGTAAATTGATTAGCTCACTATGATGGATGACAAAAATGCTCTTATAAATTTCATTGGCAATGTATACGGCCAAATGAAAGAAATCGATAACCATATTGCTGCTACTGGCAGCAATGCAAAATTCGGTAATAGGAGCATTGAACTCCAAAACGTTCTAAAAGAGGTTGTGGAAGCGCCAACAGTGCATCCACAACCTCAATTTTTGCCTCAACAGCAAATTACTGTGCAGGAAATACCGCAGCCATTGGCGCCAATAGTATTGGCCCCAGTGCAAAAGACTGCTGCAACTGAGCAGCAGATGGAACTAATGTTCAAAAATGATGAAAAGTCAATTTTAAATGACATCTACAATGTTCTGTATGACATTAAGAAGCTGCTGATTGAATCGCAAAACAATTTCAAAGAAAAAAACAAAAAGGTTAAAAAATATGTGAATTGCTGCTTGTGTGGATCTCAACCGAAAATATCCAAAACAGCAGAAAATATCATTGAATTGAAATGCACTGGGTGCAAAAATTCTGAACAAGATGCAACGGAGCAACTTGTAAAATTAAAGTGGAATACGGTCAACAAGCAGTTATAATTTGTAATGCAACAAATAACTCTTAACAGAGACTGTATAGCTTTCTTAAAAAGTTTGCTCAAAATTAATGATACTGCAATAATTGTAGTTGATGAAAATCAGATGACGAGTCTGGTTGGTACACCAGACAATGTAACAGTGACATATGGCATACTGCCTTGTGTAACTAATTTCAAAGGTTTTTTAAACATCTCAAGCATTTCAAAGCTCTTGAAAGCATTAGAGCAAATAAATGAAGAAAGCTACAATGTCAATGTGACCAACAATTACATTGAATATAAATCACCATCTCTGCGATTCAAATATCACTTGCTGGAAAATGGCATCATAAGCCAACCTGCCATCAACATTAAAAAGGTGTTAGAATTTGCATTCAATGTCAACTTCAAAGTTTCCGCTGAGAAGTTTACAAGCATCGTCAAGTTTAGTAGTTTTAGCAGCGATAGCAATAAGATTTACCTATCAAGTGATGGTTTCAAAGTACTTGCAGAATTAACTGACAAAGCAAGGGACAATGTAGATAGCTTTGAATTTGAATTTGGGGAGTGTGCAACTCCATTTGATGCTGTTTCATTGAATGTGGATTTCTTTAGAAGTTTGAGCTTTAGCAACAATAGCAGCATCAACATTGGAATCAACACTCAAATGGGTGTTGTATCAATTGATATTAGCAACCCTGCTTATAAATTAAAGTATATTACAACTTCCTACACATCATGAACAGAAGCAAGAAAAATAAAATAAGCACACCAAGTTACTTTCTCAAGCGTCTCAAAGACAACAAGTTCATTACTTACAGGATTTTTAGTGACTATGCATTGAGTGATCCCAGACGATGGACTATTCTTGTAGAGCCAGGCAAAGCAAGTGTGTACATCACATGCTACGAAAATAAAGATTTTGCAAATGATGTTATGTTTGAATTTAATGATGGAGGAAATGCGTTTCCTAAAAATTATTCAATAAAAACAGATTCAATTGAAGTAATTATTACACATTTGTTGGAACGCGGCATACAGCCTAGTGCACTCACACATCATGGAAACTAACACATGCAGCCCATCAGGCAGTAATGCTCCCAAGAGAAAAAAAGATAAAACTTTGACTTCGCAGCAAATGCTTGAAGCAACAGTGATCAACAACTTGATCAAAGATGCTCTGGAAGCTGTTGTACTTGAAAGCAAAGAAAAAATGTACAAGGAAGATTGTGCAAAAGCTGTAATTTCAGTATTAGCAGAATTTTTAAGAACTTATATTTTGATTGGATATGACTTTGAAGGCACTCCAATCAAAATAATTAATGCCCACAATGGATTAGAAGCAGATGCATTGGTTTCTGCAATGCAAAAATGTATGATAAATCTTCATGTAAACAGTGTAGAATAAATGCTAAATGCAGTTAAAAATTGGATAAAATCTTTTAAAAAACATAAGCACCATCGATGCATTTATGCAGTAACACAAGGTGCTTATGTTGGTGAGATGTTTGTGTTCATCAAACAGCAAGGAGACCTGTACATGTTTCTATCTATTCCCAACAATGTGAATAGAATTATTCCAAAAGAAAAATTTGATTTTGGAATACAAAATGGTATACTACAATTTGTAGAGAAGACTCCTGCAGACGTATACATTGTAACTATAAAACAATTCGAAAAAAATGAATCTAATAATTGACGCAAGCAACATCTATCACCGTTCATTTTGGATGGCCAGCAAAATGACAGCAGGTGATGATAATGAAATTGGAAATTTTCATGCTTATATCTTTCTCAAATCACTCAAGAGTTACAATGATAAATTTAAACCACACAAAATATATTGTGTTTGGGATAAAAAGCAGCAGCCACATGTTCCATGTTTTCGCAAAGTAATTGCTGCAGATACATACAAAACAAATAGGGATAAAGACAAGAGCAAAGAAGTGTATGCAGAGTATGAAGTAGTAGAGTCTTTCATAAATGCTCTTGGGTGCTACAATGTATTTCCATTTTCATTGGAAGGTGATGATGTAATTGCTTTTTTGTGTAAAAATCTTGTGGGCAAAAAGCTCATAATTAGTTCTGACAAGGATTTGCTGCAGCTCATCAACAGTGATGTGAGTTTCTATGATGTTAATAAAAAAGCCATCATTGATGCAATGAATTTTGAGCAATTTGCAGATGTTTCTTTGAGCAATTATGTTCAATACAAATGTCTCATTGGAGATCCCGCTGATAACATTCCAAGAATTTGCTCACCTGCCAAAGCTAAAAAGGTGATAAGCAATGCATTGCAACTCAATGAGCAGCAACAACAACAATATAGCCTCAACTACACGCTCACTGATTTAAAAGACTCTTACAGCCATCAACAAGGCGAACTGGATCAAATGCATGAATATTTCAAACAATTGAATGCATCAAGCAATTTTAATGAATTTTTAAAATTGTGCGGCAAATACAACATGACATCCATTGCTGATAAAAAGGATGAATGGCAGCAAGGGTTTTTTAGTCGCAACAAAATGATTGATATAGTTAATTTGCTCCGGGGAGACTAAATACTGTATATGAATTTAGTACGTCCTGTTAGAATGGCATCTCCATCTGGAGCCATGGCTAATCCCCGCATTGTTGAAAAACGCATTGGTGATAAAATCTATGTTGAGGCGCATTGGTATGATCCAAACAATGGCACATTTTTTCACAGAGGAACTGTTGAAGTAAAAGAAGTTGAAAAACAGTAAAATTCATTGTATATTGTGGCATGCAATTGCCAGAACCATACATTGTAAATAAATTTTACCAATTTGCTGGTTCACCAAAATACAATAGGTTTACAAAAAATTATCAAGCGTCGTGTCCAATTTGCCGTGAAGGCAAAAGCTGGTTAAAAAAACGACGCTTGTACTATATACCGCAACACAACAGCATTTTTTGTCATAATTGCGGTTGGAAAGGCACCCCATACAAATGGATCAAAGAAGTGTCCGGACTTTCTTTCAATGAAATCATGCTTGACAGCCTCAATTATGATACCATTGATGTAAACAAGTGTATCCCGGTGTCTCAACCCATTGAAGTGCCAACATTGCCAGGCGATTGCATTAATCTGTACAGTGAAGCACAAACAGCATTCTATAAAGACAATGAAGTTGTTCAAAAAGCATTGCATTACATCAAGCAAAGAAAGATGGATGTTGGCATCAACAAACCTGATACTTTATACATGTGCTTTGATCACAATCAGGTGCATGACAAACGCATCATAATTCCGTTTTTTGATGATAAAAATAAAATCACATTTTATCAATCGCGCAGCTTTTTGAGCAGTGATGCCAAGGCAAAGTATCTTTCAAAGAGCTGCAGTGAGCGCACATTGTTCAATGCAAACAAAATTAACCAAGATTGTGAGCATATTTTTGTGTTTGAAGGTCCCATCAATGCCTTTTTTACAAAGAATTCAATTGCAGTTGGTGGCATTCAAGAGAATAGTTTGCAGCTGTTCTCCAACAAGCAACATGAGCAAATGGAACTGCTTTGCAAATTCTTCAAAATTGTGTGGGTGTTGGACTCACAATGGTTGGATGAAGCAAGCTACAAAAAGACACAAAAGTTGATGCAGATGAATCAGACTGTATTCATTTGGCCTGAACTCATTGGAGCCAAATTTAAAGACTTCAATGATGTTGTGATGCATCTGGATATAAATGAGATTGATGCAAAATTCATCATCAACAACTCATACAATGGTTTGCAGGCCCAGATTAAATTTAACCAAATTAGGCCGCAGTTTAGATAATACTTACGAGCTTGCCCGTGTTTTCAAATATGAATATTTTATGTTCATAACCAGCACCTTTTGCAGCTTCTTGTTTTTTTAAATTTTTTTCCCGGCTCATATTAAAAGTATATTCACTTTTTACTTCTATAAGCAAATTTTGCTGCTCAACGTATATATCTGGAAAATATACACGATTAGTACCATCGAGAGAATAATGTATAACAGGTACTTTCCCTATTCTGCCTGCTATAATATTACTAGGGTCCATATTCATTTCATATACCAAGTGATCTAAAGCATATGGCTCATAACCCTGTACATTATCGAAAACAACACCTTGTATAGTATGTGTTTTATATCTATGGGCAGACTCTAACATTTTTGCATGTATATCTGCATCTTGCAAAGGATTACGAACACCAAAACGATCCATGCATGTTTGCTCTTTGCGCTTTTTTGTTTTTTCATGTTGAGCAGATTCTGATGATGTTCTAAGAGATATGCCATGCTTTTTGAGATGTGATCTAATAGCTTTTGGAGTGACATTATATTTTTTTGCTATAATTTCTGGTGAGTCATAATCCAAATACATCTTTATGATATCCTCTTGAGTTTTAAGATCACATATTTTATATTTGCGCTGCTTAAAATTGTCAGTATAATGTTTTGAGTTTCTAATCTCTTTGCGCGTTTTTAGCTCAATGCCATTCCGTGTGAGTATTCGTTTTAAAGCTTGTCGATGTGTATTATATAACTTTTCAAGCTGGAGCATAGGTAGTCCATCTTGATATGCTTTAATGATTTCTTCTTCTTTATTAAGACCAGCTAGAGTAGGACACTTTGTTCTGTATATGATCGTCATATACATATTTATACCCAACCTTTAAATATATATGTTGGATTGGCACTTATACAAGGCTGTGTAGGCTAGCAGCTATTGGCAGTATGCCACCAATAAACCAAGCTACGAAACGGTATGCAGGATTATCAGCGGTTGCAGCATAACCTTTGAATGTTTCTGCAAGAGCAGAAATTTCTTTGGCTACACGAGCAATCTTCTTTGCTTCAGAAGTGCGCATCTTATCAAAGATGGTATCTGGCACAGCTTTCTTGAGCTGTATTTGAATGGAGTTTGCATCTGTGCCATTGAGATAATCCACCATTTTATCAAGCTCTGTAATCCAACCATTGAGAGACTCAATCATTTTGAGCTCACGCGCTGCTGCATGTTTTAAAATCTGAGCATCTGCTGGATCTATACCAGAGGATCCTAATGCATCAGCTTCACCTTCCATACCAGCTTGTGGTGATGGTGGTGCTACGTTTCCTGCAGCTTCTGGCGCAGTTGGAGCATCTTGTTCAAGAATTACATTGAAAGCTTTGGCAAAAGTATTGTTAACCATGCTTTTATTTATGCTCCAACATTAAATAATTACAATGGAAAATGGTATTATGAGCAATTCTAGTCGCAGCTTCTCAGGAGGTGGCGCAAACACATCTGGTGCTAACAAGGGTCGCTCTGGAGCTACTGGTGAGGGGTCTACACAGCCACTCATGAAAATTGCACCCACTTCTGGTCCAACAGTTGAAAACAAGCCTGTTGCTGAACCGCTCACGCCATTTGAAATGACTCAGATGGTGCAAAAAATTGGCAGTGTTGTTTACAGCTTGCAAAACATCATAAGTGAAATTTACAAGAGTCTGGATAATCCAAGCATCAAAGCCCACCAAAAAGAAAACTTGATTGAAATAATCAATGATTTGCGACCACTGGCTCAAAAAGTATTCAAGAGCGGAATGAAATTAAGCGGAGCTTTCTTGCCTTCCAAGACAAAGAAGCTAAGATAATGCATGCAAAATAAGCCCTGGATACCCATTATAATAGCATTGGCAATAAGCATCATTTGTGGATTTATTTTGATGCAATGGATGAATTTTTTTGCTGGTTTTGCATTAGCACTTGTTGTTCAGTTCATCATTGGTGCAGCAATGAATCAATGGTTGCAAGTCAAAACATCCTTGGAAATGGAAAAGCAGCTCACCAAGCGCATTGAAGATGCTGCAAAACAAACACTCAAATTAAAGTGTCCTTGCACCAACATGGTGGAGCAAATTATACCCATTCGATTGGATCAACCCAATTTTTACAAATGCATCAATTGTGAAAAAAACATCAATGTTGGATTGACAGCAAAAACAGCACTCATGACTGACATCATTGATGTTGATGCAACACACAATCAAATGGTTCAAGCCATGTCAAGCCTGCCAAACACAACTGCTGATGAATAATGATTTTGTACAACAAATGCCGCAGATTCCATCTTCTGTAACTGCAGCTTTGCAGAAGCCAATTGTTTCAGATGCTGATATCAAAAGAGCATTTGATGCATGCATTGATAAAATTGCCTTCAAAGGAGAAGGCAAATATCATGATGTGATGAACATGTATAAAATATCACAATTGTATGGAAAGAATTGTGAAACAGAAACGCTTGTGCATTGCTTGTTGGAATATTTTAAAAAGTGCAGCAAAGCAAAAGACGGCACAATTGTTGATAAGCTATCAAAAAACATTGTAAACACACAAGAATGCATAAAGATGTTGTCTCCAGATGACAAAAATATTTTTATAGCTTTGGTTCTTGGATATGCTTATTCTGTTTTTTCTGAAAATAACGGTTGAAGTTTTTCAAAAAGTCACGTATAGTGAACTATGGAAAATAATAAAACAACAAAAGATATGTCTCTGGATGAAATCGTACGCTGGAGCTGCTTGGTAGAAGCAATTTCAGTTGCTGATGCACAAATGATTCAACACGGCATTGATCCAGAAAAATTCGATTGGGTGAAGCCCATTGCCATTGAAAGGTACATTGAAGAACGTTTTCATTCAATGAAACATGACATTGTTTATGAAATGAAAAATGGCGTTGAACAAGAGACAGAAGAAGATCTATTTTTCAAAAGCAATTAATTTGCTGCTGAACTAATGTTTACTGTGCCAACAAATGGTTTAACATTATATTCTTGCAAGTTGCGTGTGATAGTGCCAATGCGCATCAAATGATCAGAGTGTACAACAACACCAGATGCAGCATCATCACACACCATCCAAACAATTTGCTGTTTAGAAGAATTTTCCCACTTTACAATTTTGCCTTGTTCTAGTTTCATATTTTAATTTTCGGAAATATATTTAAACTCCCATCTGCTAAAGAAGCATTAAAAATATTTACATTTAACTGTCTTGCAGTATTAGCAGCCTGAAAAAATTTTTCTTTTATGTAATTTTCACCCAATCTCATTGGATCAGGTGTACCATGCCCGTAAAAAAAATCATGTTCAAATTCATAAAAAAAATTATCAGACCACTCTTTTATACTTTTTGATGTATCTTTTAGATATTGGTTTTGAGGGTTGGGTTGTCCGTTATTAAGCCATTTTTGCGTTTTATTCCGATTATAATCATGATCAAATCCTAATAAGAATATATTTGCAGGTGATATTTCATGCATTATCCAATGCAACCCTATAAAAAAAATAGTATAGCCAACATAATGACATGGTGATGATTCTTTTAACTTTAATTTATTATAAACTAAATTTTTAATAGATGCTTCATATTCCTCATTCGAAATTTCATATTTAAAATTTTTTTTATTAGGATAATTTTCGTGCGGAAAATCACCTGAATGTAACCAATAATCAAAAACTTTATTATCTGTAAATAACCGCCATGCGTTATTTACACACACAGTTATGTATTTAGTATGATCTAGTTGATGCACGTATTTTGCAGAATTACCACTACCTATATACAAAACATTCATAGTTGTTTAGCTTTTTCAAATAAATTACTTATGACTTTATGCGGTACTGCATCCTTAAAGGCATCAAAAATTGATTGAAAAAAAGGATCTCCAGGATCTTTTAATATTTCTAACCACCCGACAAAGTAGTTCCAAATTCTATCCTCAAGTACATTAGGATATGGAACTCCATTAGGTCTACCAAACCTGTGGTTCCATTTTACTGTAGGAAGACAAATGCACTTGCCACCTGCTTCACGAAACTTCTCATGTACATATCCTTCCTCTCCTCCAAAGCCTATAAAATTTTGATTTATACCCGGCCACTCGGATGTCTTGCAAGAAAACATGCCCATTCCCATAAGAGAAATTTCAAATGGATCCTGCTTTTCATATAAATCTTTATTCGTTCCCCATGTTCCGTACATAGTTCCACGCCACACCGGATCGAAATGTGTGGATATACTATTTAAATCATCATACCATAATGGTCCCTGTATTAGATTTTTCGTATTAGGATTTTTTGAATAATACTCCATTAAATTTTTAACACCATTAGGTTGTAATAACACGTGTGAATCAAGACATAATGTATATTCACCCCGTGCGTATTTAAAAATTTCATATTTTGTAAACGTACTTATTTTTTCTGTATATGGAATATACATACCTTTAGCCCAGTTTTGAACGAAATTTTTAACCTCTCTACCATGCTGTGAATTTGGATTATTATCTAAAACTATTATTTCATAGTCATTATTTAAAAAATCAAGTTGATACATCTTTAACGACTGTATAGAAAAATATACACCATCATAATCATCATAAGTTGACATTCCAATGGTTAGCTTCTTCATTTAAAATATTTACCTAAAGCATTTCTACTTTCAACAATATATTACGGTAGTGTTGTTGTACTTGTTGTTGTGCTGGTAGTTGTGCTGGTAGTTGTGCTGGTAGTTGTGCTGGTTGTTGTGCTGGTTGTTGTGCTGGTAGTTGTGCTGGTAGTTGTGCTGGTAGTTGTGCTGGTAGTTGTGCTGGTAGTTGTGCTGGTAGTTGTGCTGGTAGTTGTTGTTGTAGTTGTTGTTGTAGTTGTTGTTGTAGTTGTTGTTGTAGTTGTTGTGGTAGTTGTTGTGGTAGGTGGTGGCGTTGTTGGAGGTGGTGTTGTTGGAGGTGGTGTTGTGGTAGTTGTTGTTGTAGGAGCTGCTATACAACTTGATTCAATATACCATGCTGTTCCCACAAGCGGTCCTTCAACTGTTAATGTAGCATACTGAGGTTCTGCTGATGTTTTAGCAACAGATAAAATGCCACTGCTTGTTGTTGAAGAAACAGGCGGATAACCCAAGGCAGTCAACTGACTATTGTATGTAGCATCTCCAACAAAACCTGTAGTTGCACTTATGCCATTCCAGTTGAGTGTAAATCTATCTGGGATGCTAAATGAATTGTATTCGATGTTGATGTCACCAACATCAGAACCATAATCTATGTTGTATGTAAATACACCTTGATCTCCACTATAATCAATTTCTGAATTGCATGCACACAATGGAATAGCATCACTAAGAACAATGGCACTAAGATTAAAAGTAATGGGACTTTTTGCATCATTACTATACAGATCAAATCGACTGTTGTTGTTTCCTGTTAATGTTGGAGTAAAATTAATGGCAAAAGTAGTTGAACCATTTGGTGCAACTGCAGCTGAAGTAATTGGAATGCCAACTTTGTATTGCGAAAATGATGCAGTGAGCAGCTGCACCAAGCTAAAAGAATTTAAATTTGCATCACCATTGTTTTTAATGGTGAAAATCTGTTGAGCAGATTGTCCCAAATTAAATGTACCAAAGTTGATGCTGTCAAAATTATTAATGAGGTTAGCTGGAGATGTATTTGTGCCCCTATAAAGCAACAATTGTGGCTGTGGTGTTGGTATGCACAATACCTGAACTTCCCATGCAGTTCCCTCCAACGGACCATCAACGCGCAATTCCACAATTCGTGGATTGCTCAAAGTTTTGTTAATTTTAAGCAACCCTCTGCCTGTTGAAGCAACAGGTCCATAGCCAAGTGCAGATAATTCAGCATTAAAGCTTGAATCACCAACAAAGCATGATGTAGCTACTTGATTGTTCCATGTAAGTGTAAATCTATCTGGGATGGTATAAGCATCATATGCAATGGTAAATTCGCCTGTTGCTTCACCAGCATCAATGTAATAATAAAAGGTGCCGCGTTCACCAACATAAGAAATATTTTCACCGCATTTGACTGTAGCAGTAGGTTGAGCATCACATGGATCAGGCAATGGTGTTGGTGGTTCAATGGGTGCATAAGCTCCACCCAGTGTTTCAATGTTGGGGTGTATTGTTATTGAATTTGGTGTTGCAACATTGATATTTGATACAACAGGCAATTTGCATTGCAGTGGTGGTTCTACAATTTGCTGAGTTGGTTGCTGCAATGATCCCTCAAAATGTGCATTTGCAATGCCAAACTTAGCTGCAGCAACATTTCCACAGAGAGGTGCAGCAAATGAAAAGCCTGCTCTGCAAAAAGCAGATGCAGGCAAGTTCAACGAAACAGGAACATTGCACCAAACATCATATGCATCACCATTCCATTGTGCTATTTCTATAGCATTGCTTGCTTCTGTAAGTCTGAATCGCAACTGCTGCAATGCTGCAGATGATTGAACAACTGTAAATGTGGAATCAAAAGCAGTGGCTGCAAATGTAGTTAAAAAGGTAAAATTAGTTCCGGTTCTGATGGTTATAGCATTGCGAATAGCTTGAGAAGCATCAATGCCAGTTGACATGCCATTTCCAGAAACAGCAAACAAGCCAAGGCTATCCAATCCTATGCCAACAATTGCACCACTAATGCCGGATACATTGGTGAATCCAGTATAATTTTGAGATGGCGCAAACCCCAAAGACTTGCCAATGCCACCTGGCGTCAAATCAGGAGCACCATACAAAAAAGCACAAAAACCACCTTGTGCATTTGCATCACCACAGAGAGTGTATTGCAAAGACCATGTGATGTCCTGATATGCATTGTATGCTTGCGCAAATGCAATGCTTGCTGCAGCTGCTGATGTTGATATGACTGTGCTAGACATTAATTGAAGTTAATTTTTAGTGGAGTTCCGTAATAATTCAAATTTGGGTAGTTGGCAAACCCACACTGTGAGTAAAAGTTTCCACCCCAAGCATATAAATTATCATTTGCATCTACTGCAAGTACAGTGTAGGATTCAATTACATTATATTCAGCATAGATGTTGAAATCTTTGTAAGTTACTCCACGCGGCTGTTTTACTCTGGTAAAGAAGCTAGAATTTGATCCTGTGTTGGCATTGCCCAATTGACCATAGCCATTGTATCCAGTGCTCCAAATTTGCCCAGCAGAATTCATAACAAAAACTGAACTATACGGATAATATCCATGAGCTTTTATTTTAACTATGCCTGCATTTGCAAATCCACCACCGGAAGATATGTTAGAAGCAGGAGCTGTTATATACTCAGATGTGGTACCCGTTCCGCACTGCCCACTGTTATTATATCCCCATGTTCTTATGGTCTGATCTTGCATCAAAGCAATTATTGTGCAGGATCCACCATAATTATCACTTATGGAGAGAGCAGATACACCAGTAAGCTGTGTAAAGCTTGTGCTGCTGGAGCTAACTGGCACAAAAGTGGTAATGTATGTTTCACCGGTTGCTCTGCCAATTTGGTATCCATAGTTATATCCACAACCCCACAACCTGCCACCAGAGAGCAAGTATGTGGTGTGGTAGGGAGAACCAACTGCAGCATAAATTTCATCTGCAGTTCTATTTAAGCTTCTCCACCCTGTATCTATATTTGCTGTTGAGTTGTTGCCGAAATTATAACTACCACCATAACCACAAGCATGCACACCACCAGATGTATCAATGGCAAAAGAATAACCATAGGTATTGCCACAGAATGAATATATCTTGCTTACTAATTTGTCAGAAAGAGAACCTGTGTGAGTTGAAGTTGGTGATGTTACTTGATTTGTCGAAGAATTAATGCCTGTTTGTCCATATCCATTATAACCCCATGCAAATGCGCTGCCAGATTCTGTCAATGCAAAAGCATGTCGTACAGAATATGTTTCACTATACCACCAAGCACCACCAATGCTTATTTTTGTAACCTTGCCTGCACCCGCAGGGAATGTAAGTTTGGTATATCTAGAATTTGCAGCATTTATACCACCTGTGGCGGAATTGTTTGTGCCATTTATACCATAATTATTATCACCAGCTGCATACACATTGCCACTGTTGGTGACTACAAATGTAGTGGCTTCTGCACCATATATCTCTTCTGCACACTCATATGCATCACCATATTCTATGGGTGAATCAATGAGGATGGGAGTGCAGTTACCTTGTATGTTGCTAATACCGGCAGTACCACTTCTATCCAAGCCGCTGAATCTCAATGCCTTGGTACGCTTGTCTATGAATGCTGTAAAGCCCAGAGCATTTATACCATTGCTGCAATTAGGTTCAGACATTTTTGCTAGCTTGTAAACAGTATTTTGAACCACCAAAGAGGAGAAAATAGAATCAACATAAGTCTTGCTAACATAGTCAGGAACACCCAAGCGAATTTCAACAGCAGAACTTTGTGGAATTTCAAAAGATGAAACCGATGTTGATGCAGTAACGTTTAAGCCAGTGAGGCTGTTTTCAAGAGAAATTGTAACAGGCTCAATGTATTGATCCTCGAGGTATTTGATGAGATAAACGTAATTAGACGCAGTCAAAGATGGAATTTTGAATGTTCCAGCAGATGCAGTTCCATAAAACGTTCCAATTGCTTCACAGAGAGCTTGATACTGAGTTCCTGAAAGCGTTCTACCATCACATAAAAAATATCCATAAGGCACATCATAACTAGAAACAGCTCGTTGGAAGTTGCCACCAGATCCAAACTGTAATATTGTGCCAACTGGTATTTGGTTGCCAGTCAGAACCAAATACTCCGTAACAGAATTGCCAGGCTTCCATTCAAGAACACCATTACCATTTGTGACTAATGAGTATCCATTGGGACCATCAAAGGGTGGCATTGAATATTGAGTTGCTCCACCAGCTGTACCGAATTGTAAGGTGGTAGGTATTTGCAATGCTGCAGCAGAGCGCAAACTGATGCTATCAAAAGCTTGATCTGCAGTGGTTTGAATTGTTCTGATGGGCACACCACTGTATTCCAAACCAGTTCCAGGCAAATTTGGGTCAAGCTGTGCTGCGCTAACAGTCTTAACAGCAAGAGTATTTGGAACACCATTGTATGTTATCAACTGCATTGTTGCATCATCAACACGCACATCATTAGCAACAATTCCCCAATCGCCGATGATGGTTGGATCATCACCTGTTAATACATACAAAGCACCTTCTGTAGAATCATAAGCAAAATCACCCGTGGTTGCTGCATTATAAGCAATTGGTGGAGTAGCACCATAATAAACCTGTGTTGTAACAGGCACACCACCCACAGTTGCACCATCGCCAACGAAAAGTTTTTTTGTATCAACTGCATACCCCAATTCACCTTCTGATAAAACTATGTTTTTGCGCTCTTCATTGGAGCCACGACGAACAAGAAGTTTTAAAAGGGTTGATTGTGTAATTTCAATTTTATTAGCACCGCTACTCATGCCTGTATTTAATGCATGCAGCTAAATTTACACTGTTACAGTAGCAACTGTTAAATTTTGCAATGCTGTAGGCACTTTAAACACAGGAACGGCTAAAATTCCCAACTCGCTGCCAAAATGCATCATGACAAAGCCTGCAGATGATAATTGATATGTTTGAGACCCAGGTATAACACCACCTGTAGTAGTTGCAGTAACCACCTGATACAATGTCTCTCTATGAGGTGGTGGATCAATTATTATCTGCGGTACAAAATTATATCCCGAACCTGCATTAGTTATAGTAATTGCAGAAAGCATCCCATTATAAACTACAGCACTTGCTGATGCAGGAAAGAAGCCTGGTGCAGCTGATGGTGGCTGAACAGAGATGGATGGAGTAGATGTATAGCCTGTGCCTGTACCAATAATTATCATGGTGCTTACTGTGCTCAAAGCACTGTTGATAGTTGCTAATGCAGAAGCCGTTGCATAGCTAGTTGTAAAGCCGCCAAAATTAACGTCATTTGAGCTGAGCGGAATGCGCGCAGCTTTATAAAGTGTGTTGAGTACAATTTGGTTGCTGTTGTTATATGCTAATGAGTTGAGATCAAGGCTGGTTGAAATTGCAACACCAGCACCACCCTGCAGTCCCTGACCTACAACAGAAGCATCAATGCGAGTTGCACCAAAGGTTCCGGTTGAGATCTTGCTAGCATCAAGCGTTCCTACTGTCAATTGATTGGAAGATATTACAATTGTGGAATTATCCACTTGAACATCTAGTTTATTTCCTGTACTCTGCAATGCACTGCCAGCAAGAGTGGCAGTATTAATTTGAGTGTTGTTGATTTGCCCAATGATGCTGCTGGCGTAAACAGTGCTGATGGCAAGCTGATTAGATGTATTAACAATGATGGTGGTTTTATCAACATTTGCACTCAGTCCCTGAGTGTTGTTCATTACTATACCGCCTAGATTGTAAGTAATATTGCCAAGTTGAGCAATGCCCACACCATCAGGTTTGATGCGCAAGACATTTGATGGATCAAAATTGATGGTAGAATTGTCAACAATGGGGCTAATCAATTTCCATGCAGAAAGTTGCCCAGCATTTGAGCCAGTCAATTGATACATCAAATTATTTTCAACAACTACATCACCGGTATAGGCATTTAAACCTGTTTTATTGCTTGCAATGGGTGTAAAGATTTTTGTTCCAATTATAGTTCCTCCCAAAGTGCTGCCATCCCCAACAAATGTTCTTTTGGTATCAGTCACATAACCAAGTTCACCTTGATCCAAAACAACCAATTTGCGTTGAGTTTCAGTACCACGGCGTAGTTTTAATTTAACTATTTTAATATCAGGCATAAAAATTATTGTGGGGTAAAGTATCTAATATAATTTTGCCACACAACATATCCACCATTGCATCGATTTGCTCTTCCAGCAACAGTGTAAAATGTTACATCAGCTGATTGTATTATTGTAAATTCACTACCATATGAGTTTAAAAAGTTTGTAACCCATGTTCCTGGTGAACTCTGTTGTACATTGACAATTTGATTATTAACAATTGCACCTTGTGAATATAGTCCATTGAAAGCAGCCAAAGCAGCATTTTTATTGGGCCTATCCCATGCATTGGTTACATATGGGCTCCATCCAGAATTGGTCCAATGAAAATTTGCATATTTTAATTCATTGTTAGTGTAAATGAATACATGATATATAGCTGTTTCAGCACCAGAGTTGCCGCATGACCCCTGGTTCATTTGCGAGGTTGTTGCACCGTTTACAACAACTCTGCTCTCAATGCCTTGACAGCCAGAGACACAACTAAATGACTCATATGCACCAATGATGACCATGTTCCATTTGTTGGTTGACATAACAGCGGGTGTTATGCTTGCTGTTATAGTGGAGCCAGCAGGTGCTGCTGCTTCAGACCAATGAGCATTTGTGTTTATAAAACTATCAAAAGATACTGGAGTTGGAGAATTATCCTCAACTGTGCTACCTAAACAATAAACACTGATGTAACCATCATCATATTCTATTACTTGATCGCCACTGGTTATATAAAAGCTTCTTATTTTGACATAGCCTTTTTGTGCAAGCACAGAATTTGCTTGCAAATTTTCCAAATCAGTACGTGCAACGTTGGGATATTTTGCACCACACACCGTAACATAATCTTTGTTCTTAAATTCTGTAGCAAAATTTACTTTGTATATGCCTACAGATTCACGAACAACAGAGCTTACATTGTAGCTGGATTTAATTGTTACATCTACAATGCCTGAACCTGAACCTGTAGTTGCTCCTGTTGGATTAGCAAATGTAAACGTATTATTGAGAATATCAGAAGACTGAACAACAAAAGATCCATTGAGGCTAGTGTTTGTTGCATTTTTTACAGTTATTATATTGCCTGTTACCAAAGAATGCCCAATGGATGTGCATGTTACTGTCAAGTTGTTAATGAGATATGTAAAAGATACATCTTTGCCATCAAAAGTAACCCAAGCATTTGATGTTGCAGGACCACCTACAACGTTGGTCACTAAGCCCTTGCTGTTAACAGCTAAATATTGAATATTGCCATATTCTCCTGCAGGGCTTGGTGTGAGATCAAGAAGAGCATTTGATGTCATTTGACCAAACACTGCTGTTTTGTTTCCATCAGAAACCAGCGGAAAGTTGGCACCAGATGCAGAATCTACTGTGGTATATCTTATTTCACCTGCTGTCAGCTGTTGTGAGCATGAAAACCCCCCTGCAACAGCAGCTCCTTGACCTGAAACACCCAATTTCAGAGAAGAAATTTGTCCGCTGCCATCATAAATTATTGCTGTAGAAACGGCTGGCAATGCTTCTCCATTGGCATGCAAAACGCCTTGATATGTTGAAGCTACTGTTTGGTCTGTTAGTGTTTGTGATGCCATTGTAGTTATTTATAACATGAGTTAGTTTAAAATAATTGTTTGTGTGCCAGAAAGCGTTGAAACGAAGTTATTGATGCGTGTGCGTACAATTTGCAATGCGTTATTTTGCAAATTGCACAACTCTTTGAAGCATCTATTGATTGGTCCAATGCTATTCATGATTTCATTTTCATGCACATATAGATTTTTTAAATTAACAAAATTTATCAAAGCAAATTCCTCATTACTTAAAGCGATGGTATTCTTGAATACAAGATTATTTAAGAAATCATATTCTGCTGCATATCTGCTTGTGATGAATCTTATGATGTTTAAAATGTTATAAGCAATTTTATACAACTCTTTGTTTATGACCATGGCATTTACAAATTCATTATCATCCACTGTGGCTTGAGAGATGTTGTAAGCATTAATTACAGTAGCACCCAATGCAGTATTGAAAATATTTGTTTCTGTATAATGCAATATTCTGTTAAAGGATTTGTCGTTGGCGCCTACAAACAAAAATATTTCTTCTCTTTCATCAATGTCAGAAATAAAGAAAGAAGACATGCCGTTAATGCTGAGAGCTGTTCTTATTGATATTTCACCTTCATTCCAATTCCATTGTGCCAAATTATACAATGAATTCTCTAGATTCCAAATGTGTGTTGCTGTTATTCCACTTTTGTATAGCAGCCATTTGCCTATGGTTTTATTTGGCTTATTAACAAATTTCTTAAACACATTTTGATTGGTGAACAAGTAAAAAATATTAGAATCATTCTTTGAAAAAACAAAACCAGCATAGTCTTCATTTTGCTCCAATGCATCTGGCAAGTCATAAGTCTCTTCTGCATTTAAATCAGCATCACATATTTGTATAGTATGTTCCTGCGTAACAGCATTTTTTGTTACATAGTAAATGCGTTGCAAAATAGGATTATATCCAAAGCACTTTACAATAGTATTAGAACCTGCTGCAAAAGTTTTTGTTGCAACATATGAAAAGCTAGTATCAAATATTTTTATGCATCGGTTGTTGCTATCATTTACATACAAGCGATTCAAAGGTTCAACAGCAAATACAATGTTTGGTGAATCAAATTTGGTCTTTGATAATGCACTGCCAAATCCACCAATGCTGTCTATTAAAATGCGACGATTGTAGATGGTTGCATCTCCTGAAAAATAACCAGAAACATCATATTTATAAATTGTATTTTGCGCAGCATCACATAAAAACGCATATTTGCCTGCCACACTAAAGCTTGCAAGCTGTGTAAATTTCAAATCATTATTTTCTGCAACATACTCATTGGTTGTTGCAACATCAAATGCTGTCAACTCTTTGTTTGATGAAAGAGCAACAAAGTGCGTAGGTGTTATACCAAAAAATACATAATCGTTGTTGTATGTTTTTACTGTAGTAAATTGTATTGCATCATCTACAACTGCATATCCTGCTGATGCAAATGGAGCAAAAGAAGCACCAGATTGTGCACTTTCTTGAGACCATGACAAAGTATTAGTTGCTTTGGAAACTCCTGCAGCTCTGTCATACCCATTGGGTATATTGTTGCTAGCTAAAAATAAATTGTTATACAGGTAAATTGCATTGGTGTAGAGTTTTTCAAGCCTATCATTGAACACACGAGCATTGCAGGTTTCATTGGGTGCTACAAGTATATCATTCAATGAATATGGCAGAGAGACAGCATCATCAATTATTCTATCATACAAAAATTCAGATAGCAAAGCATCTGCTGAAATATTATTTTTAGCCTCAAGCGGCAGACTAATATCTAAAATATTAGCACCTTGATAAGCACTACCATCAATTACATGATAATAACCAACATAGCTATTTGCTGAAAGTACAAAATCTGCACCATTAGTAAAACCTACCTTTGTTTTTGAATAATTTATCACTCAACTATTTAATCAAATTCTGCAAATTCAATATCAATTACATTTGTATTGATGGGCAGCACATCAGTAATTTCCTGCAAAATTTGAGTTTTTAATGCTTGTTTAGTAGCATCAGATGTTATGCTGCTGTTTTTGACAGTTATTTTTATGTTGCTGCTCTTGAAGCCAGGTGTTCCCCATGCAAACATCTGCTTAATTTTATCTAAATTATTGCGTTGTCCACAAGGCAAGTGAAAATTTAAATCTTGTACTTTGGTTTTTTGCATGCAAAGCAATTTAATATCATTATCTTGCAATGCTGCACTATAAATTCGCGGATAACTTATTGTGACATTGCTTGCAAAATAGACTCTTTGCTGCTGCAAGAAGTTTGCAAGAGTATTGCCGTTGCTAAAATGTGTTGCACCAAAGCAAATGCTGCTTTGCAGCAAGGGCAAATGCATAAATTTAGCAGCTTGAATATAAACATTTTGTTTTAAGATGCCATCCACAAAGAAAGATGCATTTCCCTGCTTTGCATCAATTCTAAGTGCAAAATGATGCATTCCAGAGTTAAAATCAGAAGCATTGAAAGTATATTTTACTGATGTAAAATCGTGGCTATTGTAATAATTTGGCAATTTTAATACAAAATCAAAAGCATCTCTTCTATCAGCATAAATCTGTTGCAAATATTGTGCATTGGTGAGGTTGAAAACACCAGCTGCAGACTTTGTTATGTTTGTTTGTACAAATGTTTGAATTGCACCAGTAGTTGCTATTTTTGCAAATGATAATTTTTGTTTTGAATCATTGGCCACAACAATGAGACTTTTATTTTTAACATCATCTTTATACTCATAGCACAAATCAATTGCAATGTTTGTGGCACTTGCACTGGATAGCAAGCTTTGCATAGAAATTGTGTATTGCAGCACGCGATCAGCATCAAATTTAGATATTTTGTAATTGTTGTGCAGCACATATAGATTTCTTTCATCATCTAAAGCAAAGTCAGCAATGAAGCCAACATCAGTGGATGAAGACAGCGTTTTAAATGCTACATATTGATCATTTGTTGCATAATTTTTATACACCAACTGATTTTGATTGTATAAAAACATAACTGCATTATCATCATATGCAAGAGTCTTAGTTCCAGCAAAGCCGCGCAAAGCACCATCAACGTATAGTATGCTTTGTGAGTTAAAATCAACAGTATATGTGGATGTCTGCTCTGTAATGGTATTAAATGCACTTACATCATAGCCATTGCCATGCAATTTATAAATTACATCATTTGCGTATGTAGTTGCAATGATGCTTTCATTAAAATTCTTTTTATCATACAAAGTACCATCTGCTTGAAGCTTATAAACTGTTCCATTGTTTGAAATGCCTTGAAAAGCATCCAATGCATCAGATCTTGTTAAAAAAGAAGCACCAGAAACAGCTGTTTTTGTTATTTCAACAAAATCGCTGTTGAGAATATGAATTGCTGATGAGCTCTGCACCATGATGAGGGGTGTCACAAGTGGATCTTTGATGATGCCAAATCCAGCATTTGTAACATTGCCAACTATTTCATGAGCATTAATTTTAGACCAATCAAGACTGTCAAGCCAGAATGAAATGGTCATTTGACTTGCATCATTTATAGTTTCATACTGTTTAAAGACCGCAAATGAATTGCCATCACATTTGTAATCATTAGATGCTGCAATATTTTGATTGTTGCTTGTCTTCCACTGCAATGAACTAAGAAGCAAGTGATTGCTGTAGTTGTTGATTTGTTCATCAACTCTTTTGCTGCCCATTCTATAATAAAAATACTCTTTGTTGGGCTCAAATACAAAATCACTTTTTTTATCAAAAAAGTCATAGTTTACATCATTTGATTCAAGCAATTGCTCAACATAACTCTCATATGTACCATATACAGCATTGACTGCTTTTGCTGCATCCATGGGAGACATTTTATTGTTGTTGTAGTACCTATCAACCCAATTGCTGCCAGAAAGCCACGTGCATAGATATTGACCATCCATTCCTTGCGCAGTATTTTTCTGCATAAACAGTTGATCAGATGTATACGGATTATTACCGCCCAGAGATCCATCTCTCACCAGTGTTGAGTCATTGATGTTGAGCTGATGATATGGGTACAAATCACTTGAGGTTTTGAATATTGTATATGCATCTGGTTTTGCCACATAATCATTAGCATATACTACATAATTGATGGCAATTGAATCATTGCCTTTTTCTTGCTCATTGCCGGTGATGATGGTTGTATAATCCCGCAATTGTGGTCCAGGCAATCCATTTAGTAGGTTTGTGTAACTGCACTCATCAACATGAGACATCAATGAATGTTGATTTTTTAATATCAGCGGTTTTGTAGGAATGTCTCTTGTTGATGCAGCATTATATTGTGATGCAAAGAGAATATTGTTGGTTAAGTCTTGTGTTGTATCCAATACATCCAAGTCATCAATGTTTTCAACATTATATGTTGCTTGTGATGTGTTGAGTTTCTTTGCAATCAAGTCAATGTTGTCTCTAATTTTAAAATTAAAAGTATTGAATGCATAATAATTGGCAGAATTTACTGCACTCAAAAGCTGTAATTTAGTTGAATCAGCAGCAGATAATCCCAAGCCATTTGTTACATTGTTCGGCAAAGGCTTGAGCAAAAACAATGTATTTGAAGGCTCATCTAGCACATAAAAGAATGTTGTTTCATCAACAAAGTTAAAATTTAAATTTGCAAAATCTTTGTACAATGCATTGCTTGCAAACAATAAATCATGATTTGCATTTGATGCTAAATAATAATTTCTGTTATCGTATTTGTAATTGATGCGAGCAAATTGATCATCAATGAGCTCAACATTGAAAAAGCGCTGTGATTCTTCAACTATGTCTGCCAGCGGCAGCATTTGATGAGAGGTATATTCATTAAACTTGTCAGAAGTTGTTTCTCTTTCATTGTTGAAATACAAATAGCGTGTCTTTTCATTCAATTCATTGGTGATGGAAACAGCCAAATATGTTGATAAAATGCGCTTTACTGGCGTTTCAATGGATTGCAATTCAAATGAATCTGATGCAAGCACATCATTGCTTAAAACTAGAGAGCTATAATTGTTGATGCGAGCATCTCTTGCGTTTTTTAATGCGTCATGTTGAAAGATGTTGATGCCTTGCTGATTTGTATTTTTGCTGCCTTTGAGGGAAAAATTTACATCAGTTTGGTATGTGCAGCTCAAGCTGCGAGTATGTGTTGCAAAATTATAAACCTGCATGCTTATATTTAAGCATCATTCAATGCAACTGCATCATCAACTGCAACAAGAGTTGCAGGTTAATTACCAAAAATATTTATATATGCAAGAACTGGGTCATAAACATTGCCCCCCACACCAGTGTCTTTAAACTTAATACGCGCACCAGTTACAGCCTGTGATACAACAAATCTATTTACCGCACCTATGCCTTCATAATTATCATTGATAAAAATACCATAAACAGAATTAGCCATGTTTGTAGTAAAGTTAATTTGATAATCACCTGCACTTATTCTAGCAACAGTAGATACATTATATGATGCTGACACTACTGCTGTTCCTGTCTGCCCGCTAAAGGTTACCCATGCTTTAGCAAAACCATCATCCAAGCTATTGATATAATTCAAGAGCGATTGTGCACTCAATCCAAGGTAATTTACTGCTGCATCAGTTGCATATTTTATGCAAGGCAAGAATGCAACGTTGCGCGGTCTAAATTCACTAGCTGTATTATTTGGCAGTGCTGCTTGTGAGTCAAACCTCACACCATAATTTGGATATTGAGCTGGGAATGTGCCATTGCCTAGTGCATTTTGTGGCAACTGTGAAAATACTCCACTGCCATTACCATATCCACCAACTGCAAACATTGGCGCTTCACCAACCAACCGCCTCATAGCATCAGTTTGTGCATTGCCAAATGCACGACCAGAATCAACGCCTCTACCATTGTCCCAGCCACGAAGAAATTCACCACGCAAATCAGGCAATAAGAATTGGTTGCCAGAGCCACCAAAGGAATAACCAATTACATTGAATAAATCAACATAAATTGTTTTATTCAACACTGCACCATTGCATTCAAACCAGCCTACTGGTGCTGCACTTGCAGCAAAATAAACAATGCTGCCAACTGGGGAGCCATCACCAGGACGGTTGAGAGTATCTACATAAAATTTAGTTGCAGCATGAAACGCACTAATTGGATGAGCACAGAGAGTCAAGAAACCTGTCATGCCAGTGTTTTGCTCACCAGTGCCTATGCCGCTAATGGGCAGGAAATTATTCTGTACATATGCTCTAGAAGTTGCTTGAAGAGCATTTGTTGGTGCATTTGTATTAAGAATTAAATTACCCGTCATTGTGCCACCAGCTTTTGACAAGAATGTATCAACATATGCTTTTGGAGCAGCTTGAAGTGACAAAGATGGTGTACTTGTATTTAAAATTAATGCACCTGTCATTGTATCACCAGCACGCAATACAAATGCATCAGTTGCCAAAGTATTCTTTAAAATTTGATAGGTAAGCTTTTTTGAATACCCATCGCTTCCCAACTGATCAATGACAAAAACATCTGCATTGTATACAGTTGTTGCTGGTGGGAGATCATCAATGGATAATTTAATATCAGGCATATGTGTTATTTATGCAGACAGTAAAGGAACAATAACACCACCTTGCTGTGCTTGAAGTATATAGCAGTTTTTTATGGTGCGTGGGCCTAAGAATACGCCTGTTGTAGGAGTAGTTAGTGTAACATCAGCTGATTCCAGCTGTGTTCTACTGATGTACATGTGAAACACATTGCCAGAATCATCTGAAGCAACAGCTACCAAATCATTTGAAGAAATAGGCAGCATTTGCGTTGCATTTAAATGTATCTGTTTAACGTCATCATAATATGAATTTTTTACATGAATTAGTTTAACATTGTGTATGCCGCGTCGCTGAGAGGTGTATGTGAGAACAAATGAAGCAGTCAAATAATCCACAAAAGTGGTTTGATTTTTTTCATAAGTGTGCTCAAAATTTTGTGCGATGCAGCGAATTTTTCCAGATTCAGCAATCTCAATGGTATCCAAAGAAGATAAATCAATGTGCAAGTTTAAAACATCTTTATACTCTGCACCATCCCCAAAATAACCATGAATGTTTGCAACTGGATTTGTTTCTTCATTGATGCCATACAAATTAAAACCTACAGTTGAAGTGCCCTTGATTAAAAAGGGGCCATAAAAATTAACATAATCTGCAGATAATGCGTTGCCTGTTAAATAAACTGTTGTTGTGCTCATTAGTTGAAATATAGTATGTTGTTTTGTGATGCAAAAGATGCATTGGCAGCTGAAGCTACATCAACGTTGGTAAGCTCATTTATATTGTAGTAGAAATTTAGTGTATTGGCTTGTGTAGATGTTTTGTAGACTGCTATTTGATCTGCGTCAAAAATAATTGCATCATCTTTATAGTTGAACCATGCACTAAACAAATAGCTCAAGCCATTCAAATCAACAACAGTCCATGTCAAATTAAACTTGTCATTGAATGCAGCATATGTTAATGTTGCATCCATTGATTTTATAATGTTGATTGATGAAAGAGCATTTGCAAACAAACCACTCAATGTTTGGTTTGTGACAAACAATCCTGGATATTTTCTTTGCAGTTTATTATCATCCACAGAGTATTTGTAAATTTGTGGGTAGATGATTTTTTCATTGCCACCAGATGCAACATTCAATAGTGTAGTTTTGCATACCCACGTTTCATTTGTTTTTTCAAGATAAAATGTATTTGACAGTGATGAATATTCATCCATGCCAATGGCAATGTAATTGTTTGCTGTGCCTGGTTTTTCAAAAGTACCATCATTGGCAACTTTAATTTTATCAAAAATTAAATAATTATCGGTTCTTACTACAATGGAATCATAATAAATGTTTATGTGTTGAACCTTGTTGTTGTATAATTCCTGTTTTACTGCATCATTGTATTTTGAAAATGTCGCTGACAATGCAGATGACAATGGATACATTTGATTTGTTGCAATATTTTTTACCAGCAAAACACCGGCCATGCTGCTAATGTCATTAAGTGTTTCATCACCAAGCTGCTGCCCTGCTTGCAACTGTGAAATGCATTCTGGATTGACATCATTAAAATACGAAATAGTATATCCAGCATAATTGTAATCTGGATTTAATTCACATGCATTATTGGGGAATAATCTGCAATCAAAAGATTCATAAAGCGGGCTCAATAATGCTGGTGCACTGATGGTTGCAGTAAATGTTGCAGAAGTTAGACCAGGTGTCATTGAATTGGTTGCACTAATGCCAGCATCACACAATGTAGAATAATAAACACGCGAGTTGGTGCTCCATGCAATTGAATCGGATGAAACATCTGGATATGTTTCATCATCTGATGGTGCAAAGAAGCCACCATCTCTTACTGCACAAGTGATGTTGTCTGTTGTGTTGCAATCAATGAATGGTGAAAATTCTCTAAAATATAATGTATATTTGTTGCCTGACAAATAGAACATACCTGCACTTGGCGCAGTATATCCTGTTGAAAAGCTGCCTCCTGCTGGTGGGAATCCATTAACTGTTTGTGCTGTCAATCCAGTGCGTATGGATCCATCAAAGTTTGTGCCAGTGAGTGCATAATTGAATGCATATCCCACTTCATCATCATAAAATGCATAGCCATCAATTGTTATGCATTGACCCAAAGCATTTGCTTCATCTGTCTGTTGCTCATTGTATCTATCTACTTTCTTTATAACACCATATTCATTGCCATATACATCCTGTGCATATGAAGCAAACGAACCCTGGTTGAAAACTCTCAACATGTTTGCATCAAATGATGAAACATTTATGTTGCTGGAATTGATGTAAACTGGTTCAGAAAAGTATGCATAAAAGTTCTGCAAATATTCACTACTTTTAATTTTGCCTTGAGCAACTCCTTGATCCAAACCTTTGACATTTGTAGAATTATCAATTACATACAACAGTGGATAATCCAAATTGCTGTAAAGAAAATTATCCACATTGCCATACACTTGTGGATCTGGAAAAATATAAATTTTATTTGACTCAAGTTTAGTTGCATCTACATAGAATCGCTTGCTTGGAGCTGCAAACTGCACAACACCCATTTTGTCAGGCTTGAAAAACAAGCCTAGTTGCTGCAATGATATCAAATCATCTTCAGCAACAGAAGCAGTGGTTGCAAAGCGCTTGTTTATTAAATTTCCACTTGCATTGGCAGCTTTGAATAACTCACCTGAAACAAAATTTGTGAGTGAATTGGTTGACAGATAATAAAAATCTGTTCCAATGTACTTTTCTATGAGCTTTCGCTTGAGATTATATAAACCAGATAATGCATCCACAGAAGTATTGAGCAATTGTGCTAATATCTGTTCGCATGCTGTCTGCTTCAATGCTTGTTGAATAAGAAGTTGTGGATTTATCAGCAACCCCTGTCCAATTTCTTTCAAATAAATGGGTGTACTAAGCACTTCATTTGCTATTGTATCTCGCAAATTTAAAAATAAACTTGCAGATATAGCATTGGTGTTGCTTGTTAGATATTTGGCGCGCAGCTCATTTGTGATTTGCAGATCACTTGCTGTTGCATCTGGATCTAAATCGAAATAAGAACTGTATACATCAACATATTCTGTAATGTTGATCTGCAGATCTCTTGCTACAGCAGTTACTGTGGCTGCTGCAATTGCATCATCTGTTGAGAGATAATCAATGATGCTCTTGAAAATAGCTTTTTCAATGGAAAGAGGTGATCCTTTGATCTTTACTTCTTCAATTCTGAATTTGAATGCCTCACGCTTGTTAGCATAAAACAAGCAAATTTCTTTGAGTTTCTGAGCGTAAAAAGGAATTGCTATGGATAAATCTGATGCATCATCATAATCCAAGTTGGCCAAAAATCGCTTTTCTTCTGATGTGGTGTAGTTGTACGCAATGTCTTTGAGCAAATCAATGTAGCGTTGACGAATTTCATCACGCTGCACTGTTTGTTCCACATTCTTAGTTGAATACCAAACATGCAAATAGTCATTGTACCCTTGCGTAAACAGCTCTGGTGTGTTGAGCTGTTGAGTATTTTTTAAATACTCAAAAAATGAAAATGGCTGGAAATTATCTTGTGAATCAGTCAGATCCACATTTGAATTTGTTATTGAAAAACGTACATTGGTGGTACCAACACTAAAAACATTGCTTGCCATTGTTGTTATTTAGGTGCTTCTCTTTTGTTTGTGCGCATGCTCCAGTGTTATAGCGTGATCATATTGCTCAACATTTTCATCTTTTGCTTTTTTTCTTTTGCGCCGGTGCTTGTTGCCATTCTTTTCCAGAAAGAACTCCACAATTTCATTAAATTTCATAACTGTATTTAACATCTATACTCATGTTTCTTTACACGCAGCAAAGCTCTGTATATTTTTAATACATGTCGATACTGTTTTTCAAATTTTTTGCACATGAGTTCTGCTGCACATTTTTGATCCTCATCGCCCTTGACTATTTCTTCATCAGACCACTTGTAAAAAGTGTACTGTATCCAATGCATGATTTCATGCAAAAGTGTTTTAAACAATTGTATTTCAAATTGTTTTTCTGGCAAAATGCTCATGTTTTGATTGCATATAAATATGCTGCCACCAAGTTCATACAATCCAAACGCCTCTTCATCCTTGTTATCAATGCGCAATCCAATGTTGTAATGTCTAGTTGATTCTACATTGTCAAAAAAATGATGATTATAGAAGCTTGTAAATGCTGTACTAAAAGCATTGCAGTCAAAATTCCATGCTGCAAATGCTTTTTTGGCCTGTCCAATGGGATAAAAGTTAAATATTCTCATAGCTTTTGCACAACACGCATAAATATTTAACAATGAATATCCTTACCTCAATGCCATTTGTTACATTTGAGACTTTTTTTGAAAACACTGCTGCAGATCCAAATGCAATTAAGCTTGCCAATGGACCAGGGTACAATAAATCTTCAAATATTAGAGACAATCGCGTTGCAGGTGGTGCAAATGCAACCGGTTTGCGCACTGGAACAAAAAATAATCCAGGTGCTACCAATACAGTCGCTCAAAGCAACATCAATACACAATCAATGACCAAGAATAAAATTGATAAGGTGACTCAAAACCCATCAATGCAAGAAGTTCTTGGTGATGCAGATTTGCAAGAGATACAAAACACACATGGCATTGACTTGAACAACATGCAAGACAATCAACCGCTGCAAATCAACTCAAAAGTAAATGCAGCAGTGGTAAGAAACATGGATGCAACAGGCAAGCCTGTGTACAAGATCATGCATTACAAGCCAATTCAATGAGCTCCTATTACCAAGTCAGAACATATCCCACACCAAACACCTGCGGCAATGCTTTTTATACAGGTGCCAACAATGGCAATTTGGAATGTCAAGTAAATGTCAATGAAAGTGCCCTCAACAGTGGTGAGCAACAATTGATCTCTAGTGGTGTACAGGAAATTATTAATAGATATGGCAGCACAGTTGCATATTATGTAAATACTTACAATGTTTCCAATGCAGACAACATTTATGGCGAAGATCCAACCAGTGTATTCTTTGGCCCAACCAACATCTTGATGTACATTCAATTGACTGAAGACAATACTGTGCTCAGACGTTTTGGTTTTGATGGAGATGATAACATCACTGCATTTATTCACATTAGTTCTTTTTACGCAACATTCTCACCATTGTCTGTATACCCGGCGCTCAGTCAAGCTGTTGAACCCAAAGCTGGTGATGTGTTTCAACTCACTCAATATGGATCAACACGCCCTGGAGATCGCAATGGCAAGTTCTTTGAAATAACAGAACGTTTGGATCAAAGCGTGAGTGAAGGCATCAACATGTTGGGTGGGCACTATTTGTGGAAAATTCGTGCACGTCGTCTTGATTACAGCTTTGAGCCGGGTCTTTCTGGTGAAAAAGGATCTGCTCAGGTGTTTGACAATGCATTCAATGGCATATTGTCAGGTGGAATGCAGCAACAATCTCAACCAAAATCATATCCAGGTGATGCAAGCACAGACAGCATCAATAAAGTTTATGATCAAAGAGCTGTCAATACAAATGTTTATGGAGAATATGGTTACGATCAGTCTTGATTTTTAAAGATCATCATTTACATTTACAAATGATCAAATTTGACGAGGTCAATCACAAATACTATAATGCATTTGATGTGGAGTACATCAGTGTAACGACTTTTTTAAACACATTTAAAAAGCCATTTGATACTGATGCACATGCAGCAAGAGTTGCTGAAAAGAACGATACCACCCCAGAGGCCATCAAAAACTTGTGGAAGACCATAACAGTTGAAGCACAAGAAAAAGGCAAAAATTATCACAAAGCCATGGAAGACTACATCAAATACGGTGAAGTGGCTGAGGAATATAATGACCTCATCAAAAGTCTCAATAAAGCAGGTGAAGGCTTTAAAAGCAAGCAAAAGAAAGCAGAGTGTTTGCTTTGGAATGATGGTGCTCGCATTGCAGGCACAGCAGATTTAATTCTTGAAAATGATGCTGAATTTTTTGTGATGGATTTTAAAACCAACAAAAAGTTCAAGTTTAGTAATGATTTTGGAGAAAAATTACTTGAACCTCTCAACTTCTTAGATTATTGTGAATACAACATCTACACATTGCAATTATCCACTTATGCATACATGATGCAGCAAGCAACAGGCAAACATTGCAAAGGCATGAAGATCCTTTATTTGACAACAAATTCTTACAACAATACTAAATATTGGCGGGAAATTCCCATCATTTACTGCAAAGATACCATTGAAAAACTCTTTCAACTAAGAAAAACACAAATACAAAATGCAAATACATAGTAGCGCCGCAAGTCGTTTCTCCAAAGATCAGATCAACGAATTTTGGAGAGTAATAGATAGCATCAATTGGCCTGAGCGTCAGGATGCCCCAGTAGTTAAAGGTGACCTCATGATGCAGATGTCACCAAGATCTGCTGATATCAACAAGCGCATAGCAACATTTTATGCTCTTAATCTTGTAAATGAGTTTAAGAACTGGCAGCATATTCAGGATGACACTAAAACATATAATTTGTATGATGTAGAGTGTGCTGCTAGCAATGTAATTGGCGGTGGTAAAATCAACTATGAAGAGCATTTTAAATCTCCTCAGTATTTGATCAGCGAAATCAACGCTGTTGATGTGGCTAATAATTTTCTGCGCAGTCTTCCATCAGAGGATGATTATTATAGCAGCTCAACGCTATCAATTTAAAAAATAAAAAAAACACAAAAAAAAGCGGAGAAAAATCTCCGCTTTTTTTTATTTATTGTTTAATTGATCAATCAAAAAGGCTCTTGCCTTGCTGCAAATTACCGACTTTCATTTTGCCGCCTTTGCCGTCATTGACTGTGTGCTTGAGCTCCTTGGGCTCTGACTGAAGAGTAATTTTGGCTCCAGTTGTAGCAGGCTTGCCACCAGATTTGCCAGTTACTGTACCACCAGCCTTCATGCTGCCTTTGCTCATGAGCTTATGGCCTCTGTTGCCAAGTGGCTTTGGTTCTGGCTCAACAGTTACACTTTCAGGGAATGTATCTTCATCATCACCTTCATCGCCCATGTCTGCGCCAAGATCTTCTGCACCAAGTTCTTCATCTGACATTTCATCTTCCATGCCACTCTCAAGTTGACCCATGATGGCATCATGAAGTTGTTGAGCAAGTTCGCGTGACAATGTGATGGTAATTTCGTCTCCACCCATGTCATCATCAGGTGAGTCTGTATCAACATCAAGAGCATCAAGATCTTCATGTTCGGCGCCGAGATCAGCGGGATTGTCCATAACTTCTTCGTAAAGAGTATCAAAAGCAGATTTGTTAGTCATACTTCTATTTAGTGCTGTGATATTAGCTTTTTCAACTCCTAAAGAAAATTTTTCAGGAGAATAAAGATTTTTTTTGCTGGTTGGCTCAATTGCTTTGTTCAGGCCTTGCACATGTTCAGGACCTCCGCGCTTGTCAAATGCCATTGCTTCTGTTGAGGCAAGTGGTTTTTTTGATTTCATGAGTGGCAAATTTTGTGCACCTTTGCCGCGCTTGTTACCCATCATAGGCTTTTTAGCTTTTTTGTGTTGCATGCGATTATTTATGTACATCATGTAAATAAACATGCATGCCATCAAAAAGTAGAGAGTTTTATCTCAACAACCCAAATCTGCCCACCAGCACAGCAGAATATGAATATACACCGCAAATGGTGCGTGATTTAAAAAAGTGCGCACAGAATTTATTGTTTTTTGCTGAAAATTATTTTTACATCATTGATCCAGACAAAGGGCGGGTCATAATTGAGTTGTACAAATACCAAAAAGATGCACTAAGAATGCTGCGAGACAATCGCTACAATATTCTGCTGACATCTAGACAGTTGGGCAAGGCACTTGCATTAGATACACCAATTCCTACACCAACAGGATGGACAACTATGGGAGAACTGAAAGTCGGTGATAAAGTTTATGGTTTAGACGGAAAAACATGTAATGTCACCATGGCACATGATATATTATACAATAGAAAATGCTTCAAATTAACATTTGATAATGGTGAAATTATTATTGCTGATGCAGATCACCTTTGGTTTACACAAGCAAAAAATGAAAGAGGTAAGATTGCTGGATCTATTAAAACAACGCAAGAAATATTCAATACACAAACAAAGTGGAATGAGCCTAACCATAGAATTCCAACGTGCATAGCTGGAATTGATTGTGAAGAAAAAATGCTGCCTATTGATCCATATGTTTTGGGGCTTTGGTTAGGCGATGGTGCTAGCTCAGGAGGATACATCACTGTAGGCAAGAGAGATTTAGAAGATATAGTTAAAATACTTAATGCCGATCAAGCACAGTTTGATAAACTTACTGTTAATGAGTACAATACTGATGTTTTTTCATTGAGAATTTCTTCAAATGATTCACCACACACAAAAAGTCTAACATCAATTCTTAAAAAGGAAAACTTAACAGATAATAAACACATACCTGCAGTTTATATGAGAAGTTCTAGATCTCAAAGATTGAGACTACTCATGGGATTAGTAGATAGTGATGGATATATAATGCCTGATGGCACTTGCCAGTTTTACAATACTAATCTAAAGCTGGTTGATCAAGTTAAGGAGTTAGTTGAAAGTCTTGGTTATAAAGTAACAACGAAACAATACACCCCTACATTAGATGGTGTGAAATGCTCTGAGTGTAAGAGTATTACGTTTAAGCCAATTGAATATGTCTGTAATTTACCGTTTAAGAAACAGCGCATAAAATGTAAACCACAAGTTGTTCAATCAAAATATAGATCGCAATGGCATTATATTAAAAGTGTGGAAGTTATAGAATCAGTGCCTGTTCGCTGCATAACTGTGGACAGTCCGGATAGTCTATACCTTTGCGGCAAGCAATACATACCCACTCACAACACAACACTACTTTGCATATATGCATTGTGGGTAGCAAGCTTCAATCAAGATCAAAATATTCTCATTGTTGCAAACAAAGAAAGCACAGCCATTGAAATATTCAGAAGAGTACGACTTGCATACGAGCAGTTGCCCAACTGGCTCAAACCTGGTGTGCAAGAATATGGAAAAACCAGCATGACATTAGACAATGGATCTCGTGTTGGTATTTCCACCACCACCGGATCTGCTGCACGTGGTCAATCCCTCAACGTTTTGCTGCTGGATGAGTTGGCTTTCATTGATCCTCCATCCATCATGGAAGATTTTTGGCGTTCTGTGTGGCCCACAATTTCTCGCTCCAAAACATCCAAAGTATTGATTGCATCTACTCCCAATGGAACAGACAATTTGTTCTATCAACTGTATGATGGAGCAATAAAAAGCCAAAATGACTTCAGCACCATGACCATTAAATGGGATGCTGTGCCAGGCCGAGATGAAAAGTGGAAACAAAGTCAAATCAAACAAATTGGCAGCATTGAAGCGTTTGAGCAGGAATATAATTGCACTTTTCATCACAAAGGTGAATCATCCATTGACATTGAAACTTTTGAAAAACTCAAAAAATATTGCAGCGATCCAGAAATTATGCTGGATGGTGAATCATACAAGATTTGGAGAAGTCCAGAAGAAGATCGCATATACATAGCCGGTGTTGATGTGGCAGAGGGTGTAGGACAAAACTATTCAGTGATACAAATTTTGGATGTAACTGATTTGACCAACATTGAACAGGTGGCCATCTACAGAGACAATGCAATTGCACCAGCTCAGTTTACAGTCAAGTTAAATGAAGTATTAACGCAATGGGGTAAACCACTTGTGTTGGTTGAGCGCAACAGTTGTGGACAAATTGTGGTGGAAAACTTGAGAGCCAATCACAATTACGAAAACATTGTGAGTTATGGTGCTGAATTAGCTGGCCGCAAAAAAGAATTCTTGGGTGTAATTGCGCATACCAACACCAAACAACGTGGTGTGCTCAACATGAGATATTGGGTGAATGTTCTCAAATGTGTTAAATTCAATGACATGAGCACACTCATAGAACTCAAAGATTTTGTACGCAAACCCAATGGCACATGGAGTGCTCGTGGCAATGGTACAGATGACTGTGTCATGGCATTGGTGTGGGCATTGGTAATTTTAGACAATGACAAGCAATTTGGCATATGCAATCAATACTTTGAAGTGGAAGAAACGGATGATAATGGCAAGCCCAGCAAGCTCAAACCCATGGATTTTGGCCTCACATACTTTACAAAAAAAGACCGCCTCATAAATTCACCAGGGGCATGGCTTGAAATGATGACAGCAGAGCGTTACAAAGATTCAGCAACGCTGCCCATTGCGTTTGGCGCCACAACAAGCAAAGATGATGATTTAGCTGATATGGAACTGCAAGGTTGGGAAATCTTATAAATAGCAACATGAGCATTGATAACAAACAAGCCCCCTTTAACAAATCACGCATTGACAAATTCACCATGGTGTTGAATTTGCCACCTGCTCTAAAAAGCATCAATGATAAGTTTAATCGCAACAATCGCACCATCAACCTGGAATCCATGCAGTTTTCTGTTTTTGGTGTTGTTGTGCCTGAAATTACAGTGCCGGCCATTGAAACGCGCTATGCAGGCAGCACAATTTATGTATCTTCACACAACAGATCTTCTTTTCCAGCATCAACATTAAATTTCACCATTGATAATCAATTTTCAAATTATTGGGTGATTTATCAATGGCTTAATGCCATGAGAGATGAAAAAGAAGGTGCCACCGGCGAAATTATCAATGCAAGAAATCTGGCCAAAGATGGCGCTGTGCTTGATGAATATGCAACAATTTTTACATTGTATGCAAAAGATGAATTCAACAACAACATTGTAAAATTTAATTACCACAATGCATTTCCAACAAAATTAGGCAGCATAAATTGGAATTATCAAGACAGCAAAGAAATAACTAGCTCTTTTGAATTCGTTTTTTCCAATATAACATGCACGCTAGTATAAAAATGGTGCTGGATTTTCTATAAATACAAGCATGGCATCAAGAATTATCAACTCCCCTGGGGTACAAATCAATGAAATCGATGAATCAGCAATTCAGGCAAATGTTTTTGGAACTGATGTATTCATCACTGGCTTTGCTAGCAAAGGTCCAACTGATGAAGTAATCTCCATCTCTTCACTTTCTGAATTTGAACAAATTTACGGCACACCAACCAATGCTGCAGAGCGTTATTTTTACTATTCTGTAAAACCACTCATTGGAACAGGTGCAAGCATTTTAGTAAACCGCTTGCCATATGGTGCTGGCAATGGTGATGGATTTGGTTCTCAATACAGCGCAGTTGTTTATCCCGTGGTTGCTGTATCTGGCAATCCTGTAACCATTGCTGCTGCAGGATCTTCATCCTCTGCAATCTCTGGCACAGGCGGCATTGTAAATACACTTGCTGCATCTGGTGTTGACGCATATGTTCTTGGCAAGCCAAAGCATTTTACACTCACCAAAGCACAATATCTTTCATGCATCAATGGCGAGGCATTCAACTGGTCAACAACATCAATGACTGGTAGTGCTGCTGCTAGCATTACAAGCATTAGCGATTTCGGCAAAGCCGGCATCGTTATTTTTAATGATGCTCAAACCACCATCAATGATAGATATGAAGGCTATTATGTTGGCGTCATTGACAACTCCAATGCAAATCCAGCCACTGATTTTGATGGCATCATCACTGCTGCTACAGTCAACACAGCAGGAACAGCTGGAAGTGCAGATGTACTCACCACAATCCCTCTTGCAAGACTCAACTTTGCACTGTCTGGAACTGCAGCATCCAATGGAACACTTTCTCAAGTGCTTGAAAATGCTGCATCATTCAACATTGGTACAAATCAGTTCAATGATTATCTTACACTTGGTGTATTCAAGCTTCGTCAAAGCATTTACTCACCAGAAACAACAATGCTTGATTATGTTCTTGAAGAAAAATATGCAAGCAGCGTAGATTTCTACCGTCAGCGCACTCCAGAGAATGGTGGTCCAATTGTTTCTGCATTCATTGGTACAGAAGTGGAAAATTCATCACGCAACATCAAAGTGATGGTGAATGATTACATCTCCAACCGCACCTCATCAACATGGCTTGATGCAAATGGCATTCCTTCCAAGAGCATCAGATTGCTTACAGATGAGCTTTCCAAACAATTGAGCACACTTGCTACGTTTCAGCAAATCTCTGGAACAATTGGGCTCAACAATGGTGCATATGCTGCTGCACAAACAGCTCTTGCTGCAAACTTCAGCGGTACAGCTGACGTACTCATGGCTGCTGGTGCATACATTGATCCTACACCAACTACCAAAACCATTGGCAGCATTCCTGGCAAAATAACACGTGCACTTGAATTGGTTGAAAATGATGAGTTGTATGATCTTGATGTTACTGTTGAAGCAGGATTGGGTACAATTCATGCTACATTGTGCGCAGCAGGAGTTGCATATTATGATGATACACTCATGAACAGCAATTTGAGTACTGCTCTTGGATATCTCCAAACTACTCTCAATTATACTGCACCAAGTGATTCTAAATATGACTTGAGAGGCAACTACAACACAGTGTTTAGCTTGTTTGCTGAATTTGCAAAAGATAGAATGGACCACATCTTCATTGCTGATCCAATTCGTCATATTCTTGTAACAGGCAACAACACCAAAACACTCAGCGATTCAACCAAGAGCTGGTCTGAGCACGTGTTCTCACCACTGCGCCATCAATTTGAGCTTGCTAACACAAGCTATGCTGCAGCATATGCAAACTGGGCTCGTGTTAATGATGCTTATTCACAAACCAATGTGTGGGTGCCATTCTCTGGCATTGTAGCAGCAGATTATGCACGTTCTGATAGAAACTTTGCTTATTGGTCTGCACCTGCTGGTTTCACTCGTGGTTTGGTGCAAGGCGTTGACGACATTGCAATTGCGCCTAATCAAAAGCAGCGTGATGACTTGTATAAGTTTAATCTAAATCCAATTGCGCAATTTGTAAGAGAAGGCATTGTAATTTATGGTCAAAAAACCATGCAGCGCACTCCAAGTGCTTTTGATCGAGTGAATGTTCGTAGATTGTTCATCTTGCTTGAGAAGCAAACCAAAGCAATTGCACGCTATTATGTGTTTGAGCCAAATTCATTGTACACACGCACCCGTGTTGTGGATGATTTAACACCAATATTTGAAGCTGCAAAAGCCAATACAGTCAATCAAGGCATTTATGATTACTTGTTGATTTGCGATGACCGTAATAATCCGCCCTCTGTCATTGATGCAAATGAATTGGTTATTGATATATATATCAAGCCAGTGCGCACCGCAGAGTTCATCTTGGTAAACTTCCATGCTACGCGCACTAGTGCTAATTTCCAAGAAATATTGCGATAAGCTACTTAAAAGGGGGAGTAGCGTTGCGCTACTCCTCCTTTTTTTTTGCTTTCGTTATGATTTCTTTATAATATGTGATAAATAGTAATATGCAAATATGTGACGAAATTAAGACACAGCTCTACAACAAAAGTGGTAAATTAAATGCTGCTGTAATAAGGCAGGGGTGGTTCAAAAAATCACAACTATATAATGATATAATCAAAGCAACAAATTTTTTAGATGATAGAGCCTGCATTGCTGCGCGCATATATTGCATCACCAACAACATCACACAACAACCCATTTGTCCAATAACAAATCTGCCGCTGTCATGGCTAAATAATAAGCACAGATTTGCAATTGCATCAGGCAAGCAAAATGGGGCAAGACTAAAAACAGTTGACGCACATAAATTATCAGCAAAACTAAAAGCTTCCAAAAATAGTATCAAACAAAACTTCATTAACATCTACAAAAACAAAGAATATATATTGAAGCAGTGTGGTGAGTGTTTTGAATTTATACAGGATAGATTAATAAAGACAAATTATGGAAGACTGCATGCGTTTATTAACACTGCTATATTAAAAGAAAATGTTGATGTCTGCTGCAGCATACTACAACACACACAGCACCACCTTTTATACGAAGACATTGATAGCATTAATTGGAGTGAACGCTTCTACTTGCTATATCACAACACTCAACCAGCTGTTTGTTGTTATGATGCAAGCATAAAAGCAAAGTACTGTAATTTTTTGAGGGGATATAATGCTTCAAGCTCACAACAGCACAAAAACAAAGCAAAATTAAAAATTATAAAAAATGCTGTTGAGCAACAAAATTTTTCTGTTTTAAATGATGTAAATAGCCATCAGCAACAGGAGTATCACCTCAAATGTAATGCCTGTGGATCAATACTGCTTCGTCGCTTAACAAATGCTCGTTGGAAAGATGTTTTTTGTGCTAAATGCAACAATGTAGCTACAGGTACATCAAGGCTGGAAATAGAAGTAGCGAACTTTTTGCAGCAAGATTGTAGTTTAGAAGTTGTCAATTCTTACAAAGGTTTAACAAGTAGCAAGAAATTAGAAATTGATGTGTTTATACCACAAAAAAATGTGGGCATTGAATTTCATGGGTTGTTGTGGCATAGCTTTGGTTCCAATTTTCCCAACAACATTGACGAGGAGCAACACAATAAATGTAAGCATTTGAATAAGCGCAAGCTATGCATGCAAAATAATATACACTTAGTTCAAATTTTTGAAAATGAATGGGTAAACAAGCAAGAAATTGTTAAGTCAATGTTGCGAAGTAGATTAAATGCATTGCAGAGTAGAATATATGCACGCAACTGCAAAGTAATAATAGCAACAAAAATGCAAAAAAAAGATTTTTTAAATGCAAATCACATTCAAGGCAATGATAATTCGCAGATTGCCCTAGCTTTAATGCATAACGGAGAAATGGTTGCAATGATGACGTTTGGTAACCGCAAAATAACAAGAAATAAAACATTTGAGCTCATAAGATTTTGCTGCAAACTCAACACAATTGTAATTGGTGGAGCATCTAAACTGTTCAAACATTTTTTAAGAAATTACAATGTTGAAAAAGTAACAACATATGCTGATTTAAGATACTGCAAAGATGGTTCGTTTTACACCACATTAGGATTTAAACATATTAAGACGACAAATGCTGCTTATTGGTACACTGATACAAAAACAGTGATGCACAGATCTAATTTCCAAAAACATAAACTTGTAAAACAGGGCTATGATGCTAAATTAACTGAATTGCAGATTATGATGCAGCGGGGTTGGAGAAGAATCTGGGACTGCGGACACATGGTATTTGAGTATATAAATACACACAATGAAAGCCAAGCAACAATACAAGCAAAATTTCTACAAACCTGTTAATGCACAAAAGTACATTGGCAATGGCATGCCTTTTTATAGATCAGGCATGGAGTTGCGATTCATGAGGTGGTGTGATAAAAATCCCAATGTACTCAAATGGAGTAGTGAGTCTGTTGTTGTTCCATACATGAGCCCCATTGATCGCAAAATGCACAGGTATTTCATTGACAATGTTGTTGTAATTAAAGAAGGTGATGCAATAAAAAAATATTTGGTTGAAATAAAGCCAGAATGTCAAACAAAACCACCTTCAAAGCATGGCAACAAAAAGGAATCAACCATTTTGTATGAGAATGCAACGTGGCTCATCAACAATAGCAAGTGGGAAGCTGCAAAAAAGTATGCACAAAGCATTGGTTATGAGTTTCTCATCATCACTGAAAAGCATTTGCCATAAATAACAAGATGAAGTCCCCATTCAATGAAGCATGCTCACAACAACTTGTAAGTGAATCAATAAAAAACATCATTAATTCGCCAAAAGCTTTGATTGCTACTGCATTAATGCTTGGCATCGTTGATGTAGGTTACATTGTACCCAAATTGAATGAAATTAAACAAAAAGTTGAGCAGATCCTACAGCAAAAAACGCCTGAACAGGTGGAGCAAATTGAGAACAGTGCTGTGCAGCAACAAAATGCTCCAAAGGTGCAAAACATTGCATCTAAAATTAATGCTGCTTGGAAAAACTATAGGCCGAAGCCACCCACAGCAAAAGAAAAACAATCCTATGCTGATGCAGCTGCAAAAAAACAACAGGTTCCTAATGCAGCCAACAAACAATTGAGTCAGGAGTTTTACAACAAAGCAAGACAAATGCTCAAACAAGATGAAGGAAAAAAATCACGACTATACAAAGATACCAAAGGCAAATGGACCATTGGATATGGGCATTTGATTAAATCAAAAAGCGAATTAAAAAAGTATAAAGGCAAAACATTGTCAGACAAAGAAATAAATGACTTGCTTGATGTAGATATCAACAGCAAAGTGCAAATAGCTCAGCGTTTATTTCCTAAGTTTAAAGAATACAGTGATGATTTTAAAATTACTATTCTCAATGGTATTTTTAGAGGTGATTTGTCTGGCTCACCAAAAACAATTGAATTGATTAACAAAGGTCTTTACAAGCAAGCAGCAAAGGAATATCTTGACAATGATGATTACATTGCAGCCAGCAAACCCAAAGCACAAGACAAGGGCGTTGCCATGAGAATGTATCGCAATGCCCAAAATATTGCTAAGCAAGCAACAAAATAAATCAACTATTTGCATCGGTGATGAATAAATAAATGCATGGCACAGACTAATCAAACCATTGGTAATTTTTATGATCGCGCACTTGCAAGAGAATTTTCACGCGACTTCCTCTTTCGTGTGATCAACATTACATTTGCTGGTGGCGCTATTTTTGATGAAAGTGAATTAATTTACGCAAGAACAGCAACACTACCTGCACGTGGCATTACCAATGTGCAGACTAAATTCATGGGTTTGCCGTTCAACATTGCAGGTGTAGCAACATACCCTGGTGCTGAAGGTTATACGCTCAATTTTTATTGTGATGCAGATTCCCAACTTAGAAATAAGTTTTTAGCTGAATCTCGTCGCGTTTTTGATGATGCAACAAGCACAGGTGATTACAACATTGCTTCTCGTGCCAACACCATTACATTGGTGCAGCTCAACAAAGCTCTTGAGCCAATATCAACATTTAAATTAGTTGGTACAGGTATTCGCCAAGTGGGTCAAATTCAATACAACATGGCAGAAGGTACAGGTCAGCCAGTATTCTTTGATGCGACTATATCTTATCACTTCTTTGAAGAGAACGCACCAGCATAATAAATAATTAGGTGGCACAATCACCTAGAGAATCTTATCTTACTTTACTCGAGCGTTACGAGTATAATTTAGCACTCAATTCACAGTGGGTATTAATTATACATGGCTTTCCTCAAACTGTAAAGCAGCAAATAGCTCAGCTTGAAGCTATAAGAACAAATGATTGGTTGGTTTCTGATGCTTATGATGATTTAACCAAGCAACAGTTGCAGAGCACGTCTGAGGTTGGATGTTTTTTTGTAGATTCAGTAACACTTCCAGATGATAGATACAATATATCTCCAGCTGGAAACTATAATTTTGGTGGCTTTACAAAGCCTGGTGTTGCTGGAGCACGTGATGCATTTGCAGGCAAGAGCATTGCCACAACTTTTCGTGAAACAAATTCTGATTTTGTTGATTTTGTAATTCGTCCTTGGGTAATTGTTAGCAGCTACAATGGATATTTTGCTTATCAAAATGCAAATGAGCGTGTACGAGTTCCTAGAATACAATTGATATCTTTTGGTCGACAAAAGCACACCCCTGTTGCACCTTATGACAACAATGCTTTTAGGCCCATTAGAAAGGTGTATAATTTTTACAACTGCGCACCATTTGGTGTGGATGGCAAAAAATATTCGTATAATGAAGATCAAGGAACACCTGAAATGCGATCTGTCACGTGGTGTTTTGATAATTATAGTGTAAATGTTAATAATACATGACATTTACATCAAAAATAACATTGCCAAGTTGCAAAACAATCATTTCTGTAAAGAGCATCACCAATGAATTGCATGAAAACTTGCAAAAATTCTTGTTGGAAGATAACAATGAGGAGATAGAAAAGTATTTTGATTACATTATACAAAAATGCTGCATCTTTAATGAAAATTTAGCAAGCAACCACTTGACAATTATAGATAAGTTCGCAATACTGTGCAAAATAAAGAGCATAAGTTACAGCAGCACACTAAAACTAGTAAATGCAGAAAATTCTGCTATAAACATTGATTTGGAAAGCATAATTGATCAACTCAATCAAGTTGATGTGGAAAAACAAACAATAACAATTGACAACATTTGTTTTGAGTTCAATGCACCAACAAAGCTGCATTTAAATGCAGATAATGCACTCATTAATTCACTGTATGGCATAAATGGGCTGTTACTCAATGATCTCAATGCTCAACAAAAGGATAAATTGTTAAACATTGTGAATGCCAATATTTTGCGTAAACTTGCTGATTATATTGGTAGAGAGCAGCAAAAATATGCTAAAATAAATTTCATACCACAAGTAACTTCATTAGGATTTGATGCCATCAGCATAAACCCCTTTAACTCAAGCATATTTGAAATATTAAAAATTATTTTTAGAGAAGATTTGTTCAATTACTTTAGACAAAAATACTTTTGCTTAACAAAGCTGCATCTATCATGCAGTGATTATAATAATTTAACTCCAGCAGATGCTAAACTCTTCATGTCATTTTATAATGAGGAGCAAGCACAACAAAACGAAGCATTGAAAAACAGCAACAATGCACTAAGTATGCTTAATACACATGAATAAGTTTGATGCAATTTTTAAAGATCTTGAAGCAATCAACAATGAATCCATTGTTGATATCTACGTTCCAATGGCCAAGAAAACAAAAAAATTCAGACCCATTAGTGTGCTCCAGCAGAAAAAAATCATTGGCAACATCAACAACAACCCTTTGGATAATATTCGCATTATAAATGCACTCAACAGCATCATTACAGACAACTGCTGTGATGATAGCAGCAATGATGTATCAACATTTGATCGGGAGTTTATATTGTTGAATCTTAAAGCAGAGGAAGAAGAAACAAAAGAGCAAATTCAAGAAATAAATGCCTTCGCTAAAACAATTGATGTTGAAAAGTTGCAACAAGCTACAGCAACATTTGGTGAAGCTATAATGGTAGAGATGCAGCTGCCTGATCTGCAACGCGATTCTGATATAAACAATTGGTTCATCAACAGCAACAAAAATGCATCACGCAGTGCTTCAGAGCTTGCATCTGATTACTTTGTATTGGAAATTGTTAAACACATTAAAAAATTAACTATCCGAAATGAAAGTGTGTGTTTTGATGATGTTGCTGACATTGGCTCTTATGTAAAGATTGCAGAACAAATGCCTGCATCAGTCAATAATGCTGTTGCAAAGTTTATTACAAAAGCAAAAGATGTAATTGAACAAGCATTTAACGGCAAAAATCTTGATATACAGACTCCACTATTCTAACAGTTTATAAACCATAAATACATGAGTGGAACAAGTATTTTTGGATAATTTTATCAAGCAACTAAAAGAAGTTGTAGATGAGCTGCGTAACATTAGCAATGTCAAGCAGTCAAAAAATGCTGTTAACGAAGCTGCACCAAGCATCATAAGCCGGGATGATCAGCAAGACAATGACAACAAATCCAAAGGACAAGGTGAAATTGTTTCACTAGACAACAAGAGCATTGACAACTTAATCAAGAAATTCAATGATGCTTTTAAATCTGATAAAGAAAAAGAACGCAAAGAGCAAAAAGATGCAAGCACAAAAATGTTTGATAAGCTTGATGTATTGACAAAATCTTCAGACGAGACTGCAGAAGCACAAAAACAACAAGCAGAACAAGAAGATATCAACAGGCTAACTCAGAGGGATGATGCTAAGAAGGTTTATATTGCAGGCATTGACAAAGATGTTATCAAAGACTTGGTTGATGTCTTTTCCAACAAAAAAGCAGATAACAAGCAATCATTTGATTGGGCATCTCTGCTAAGTGGACTTGGTCTGTTGCTTGGTGGAGGTTTGCTGGCTTTTGGCAGTGACATAGGAAGTGGACTGTCTCAAATAGGAAAATTAGCTGTTAAGCTTGGTGAAAAAATGGTTAAAAAGACATTGGGCAAAATAACATCATTAATATCGTTTGTTTTTGACAAAGGTTTTAAAGCTCTTAAATCAATGGGTGATACAGTTCTTAAATTGCCAGAAACGCTTTTTGATCTTCTCCCTGATTCAATTAAAAAAGGATTGGTGGAGGCAAAGGATAAAATTTTCAAAAGTCTATCTGGTGTTTTTGATATGGGCAAAGATCTAATTAAAAGCATACCTGGAACAGATGCTATAAAGACTTTTTTGAAGAGTCTAGGAGGCATGTTTGGTGATATACTCAAAAAAGGTCTAAAGCTTTTTAAACTTGTACCTGGATTGGGTGACATAATAAATTTATATTTTGCATATGAAAAATTTAAGGAGGGCGATTACCTTGGCACTTTGTTGGAATTAGCTGGTGCAATACCAGGGTTTGGCATAATTGCTGACTTCTATAGTCTGTACAGAGATTTTACATACACAGAAAAAGACAAAGCTGCTCAAAATAAAAGTTTAGGGCTTGCTAATTTCTTTGATAATATTGGCGAAAAATTTTCAAGCATTTGGGAGAAAATTAAAAAAATGCCTTTGTTCAAAGGTGTGCATGACATCATTGATGGCATTGGAATGATCAAGAATGGAAACTATGTTGATGGTCTCAAATTAATTGGCAAAGGCATATTATCACCTGCAGGGGCTGTATTTGATGCTGCTGCATCTGTGTATGAATGGGTAACATCATTAATAACCTCTGGAGAACAAGAAGCTGCAACACCAATTACAACAGAGAAATTTGAAATTGAGAAGTTTGACTTTATCGGCACCATCAAAAACGCACTTGCAACTAAAATTGAAGCAATGAAATCTTTTGTTAAGAAAATTGTATCCAAACCAGTTGAATGGGCCAAATCAATGTGGAACTCAGTTGAAGGTTACTTTTCAACAACTGAAGAAACTCAAGCATCAAATGCTGCTGATGCTGAAACAGCGCCTAATTTAAAGGTTAATGACAAAACAAATGTTGCAGCTGCTACACAATTGAATAATGAAGGCTTAAAAGGTCTGTTTGAAGCTTTAAAAAAGACACAAGATTCTAAAGCAGATGCACAAATTAGAGCCATAACCATTACAAACGACATATTGCTGAGAATAGAAAAAACAGTAAATTCAATTGGATTTAGTTCTTCTGCTGCACAAAAACAAACTAAAGACATGCAAGCAACAGATTATAATGTATTTCCTTTGCAATACACTGCTACGCAGGTAAGACAGCAAATGTTAGCAGCTGGTTATGCATGAGATGATTTTGCATTACATACATAAATATATGCATGGCGCAATCATTATTCAACCTTACTGATCAGGAAAAATTTGGAAACACTCCATATCCGTATGTAAAGGCTATGCCCGCAGGTGGTTCTTCTGCTTTGCGCACTCAAACATTATCAAATGGCAATACAGTTGCTGCAAGACCATTGGCTAGAAATAGTGGTGCAAGTAGTTATATAAATGTTTGCGATGATTTTGACTGGACTACTACACCAGTAGCATATGCTGGATTCAACAAAAAATTAGTTCCCCGCGGAGATATTTCAGAATATAGAGTTGAGGATACATCTGTTATTGCAGCACTGCTCTATGCATCTGAAGCTGCAGTGGCTGCAGGTGAATCTTCTGTTAATCTTCTAACCACCATAGCTAAAAAAGCAGGACTTGGAGCTATATCAGATGGCTTAGCTGGAGCTACTCAATTAGCAAAAGATACTCAAAATGCAATCAATAGTGGTGCACGAGAAGCAGCAGATATTAATGCTAAATATGACTTCCCTGGTTCGTTATGGATGCAGCCTTACAAAAATTTATATTCACTTGCACCTACTAAGTTTAAATATTTGCTTCCGTATTTAGATGATCAAGCTTTCAGCAGCATTACAAATGCTTGGCCTGATCTTTCATATCCTCTATCAAATAGCATAAATCAAATGCAAGATACAGTTGCAGGTTTTGCTAAAATTTCCGCACCAGGTCAATACATTGAAAAACCTAGAATGTTTGATCCAGCACATTCCAACAGCCCATCTGTAACATTTAATTTTCCATTGTTTAATACACAAACATTTGAGCAAGCATGTGCAAATTATCAATTTCTTTGGTTGTTAATTTTTCAAAACACCCCGCAACGAGTAACCAAGTCATTGCTTGAGATGCCAAAAATGTACACTGTTAATGTGCCAGGTGTTTGCTATATACAATATGGATATCTTGAATCATTGAATATTAAATTCATAGGCAATAGAAGGCATGTAAATATAAACATGCCACAAACTTCCATTAAGGGGCTCAATGCCTCTATACCAGCAATCATGCCAGATGCTTATGATGTATCAATTACATTTGGATCACTCAATGTTAATAACAGCAATATGCTGCTAGAGATGTGGAAACAATCAAATACAGGTGGTATATCCTTTTAATATGCAAGTTCCACAAAAACCAGTAAATATAAATGATATACCGCCAATTGCAGGTGAGTATTACGAAAATATCTTGAATGTATACCAAACGCAGGATGCAAGCAACTATTACTATTACAACATTAGCAACAAAGTCGTTGTTGATTTAACCAACATAGATGAACAATATGTTGAGTATGTTTTTATTGACAGCAACATGCCACTGACAGCAATCAGTTACAGGTTATACAATACTATGCACTTGTGGTGGTTGATTGCCATCATGAACAATCTCGATCCAATAAATATTCCAGCAGCAGGCTCAGTGTTTGTAGTGCCTCGTCGTGAATATCTGCAAACAATTCTACAAGCAATCAAACAAGTATGAACATTGAAAAATTTGACAACAGATTCTTTTCTTACAATGTTTTCATTGGAGATGCAACAACAAAGAACAAGAGATTGCTTACTGCCGATACCATCAGCAATCTCACCATAACTGACAATGTATTCATTCCGTTTATATCTGGCTCCATCATCATCAACAACACAAGAGACATATTGCAAGCTGATGTTGATAAACAAAGAGCATTAAATTTTGCTGGCAACAATAGAGATTATTTGGCTGTAGATATCATGCCCAATGTATCTGGCAATTTAAAAAATGATTATAATAATGATGAATTGAGAAAAGCTTTTGGGCTGACTTATGTTTTTTGCATCAATGAGCTGCAAGATAGTGATGATAATGCTTCTAATATCAACATAATGAACTTTAGGGACATCAAGCATCAAATGGCAATTGAAAATTCAGATCTCTTTTCATCTGCACAAGTTGCACAAAAGAAAAATCCTGATGTAGCTTTGCGTGATATGAACAACTCAGAGCGTTCTATCTTAACGGGTGAATTGCTCAAGGATATTATTTTGCGAACTTATGGTATAGATGAAGGCGAACAAGAAAAAATAATTGATGTAGCTAATTTTGATTTGGGTGCTACAAAAATCATGTGGTACAGCAGAAGCACATCCAATGCATTTCAAAGCATGATGTATGTAAACTCTTTGCATCAATCAGAAAAAGATAGAGACCCGTGCCTGTTCTATTATGATTATTCCATCAATAAGTTTAAGAACATTTCGTTTGCAAAATTGTTTGAATTGCAAAAGACAAATCCTGAGGAATATGTTCTTGAAACATTCATTGTAGGCAGCGGTGCTGGTGCAAAAGAAAATACATCAGACAATACTCTTGGCACAAGGCTGCGAACAATGAGTAATATTCTTGAACATAAACTTTCACCACTCAATGGCAATGAATTTACTCGCAGCATTACCAACAATGTGCTTGCCACATTTTTCCCTGGTGATAGAAATTTTTATTTCAATTGTGAAGATGGTAGCATTAAGAATGTGTTGAAAGATTACAGTAAACTGTATGTGGATCCATTCAAGAATAAATCACCCAACATTAAACCATCAGTTGAGTTGGCTGACATTGAGAATTATAGTTTTTTAAAGCCTAAAATTATAACTAATGCATTGCCGCTTGATTATAACTACAATGTTCGCAACAATATGCTCATGGATTTAATAATTAGCGGTGGTGACAACATTGTGTTTAGAACTGTAGGCAGTACACACAGACGCAGCGGGCATTTTATAGACATTGCCACTGAATCTGATGTAGCTGGTTCAGGTGTGGATAATAATTTGATAGGCAGATGGTTCATCATCAGCGTATCTCATGTGTTCATGGGCAACAGTTACTACAACATCATTGAAGCAGTTAAAACATATAAATTTGAACAAACAAAATGATTTTAATTAAAACAACAGCCCCTCAACTTGTTGATGCAACAGCATTGTATAGTCCAACATTTGTACAAAGGAACGCAAACTTGTGTGCATTTACAAATGCTTTGAGTGCAGATTATAAACTATCATTTGATAACAAGAATTTTGAACAATCTGCTGCACCCATCAATGCATTGAGAACATACATGCAAGATATAATTTTGCTTGGCAATCAATTGGATGCACAAACACTGCAAATGCACGTGGATAGAGTGTTGAGTTTGCCTCCACAGATGGTTGATCCACTCATTAGAGAAATAGATGATGCATTTGTTGCAGCTAATCAACGCAGATCACCAAATGATGATAGCTTTCCAAGCAAACTTGCAAACCTTTTGAATCAATGTGGTGGTCCATGCAATTATTTCAAGCCCATTGGTGATGTTGTTGCACTGCTTGCCAATGCTATGCAACAAAACACCAGCAATGTTGCGCCTGCATGGGATGGAGCATCAAGTTTATTGCATGCACCTCTCAACATTGCTGGAGCTACATTCAATAAAATATCAGTTGTTGCACAGCAATTGCTTGCCAGTGTTGCTACTGCTACAAAAAACATTGTTGCAAAAGCCACTGAGCCGCTTTTTAATAGCAATCGGGTGCAGACAGAAACATCCTTGCTGCAACAAGGCAAGAGCATGAGCTTTATTCCTCATGGTGGCTATTTTGCTACAGATCCTTTTCCTTACTTTCAAACGCAAAACAATGCAAGCAATTTGCTTGCTCGTGCCAAAAGCTCTTTGAATGATTGCTTTAGATTGCATGAATTCAAATACAGATACAATCCATTGGATGCAAACATGAACATGGCTGTTGCTACCAATGCCACCATCAATGTAACATCAGAAGGATCCAATTATGAGCTCAACGTCTTTGGCAAGTTGAAAACGCCACCAGTCAAGCCGTTTTATCTCTCCATCAAAGACTTTCTTGATTACACTGAAAGCAGATATGATTGGGATGATGATCAGAACTGGAATAGATATCCAAAAACTGGCAAAAAAGAAACTGAAGCTCAATCACAAAACAATGATGCCAACAATGAGCAAACTCAGCCAGCCAAAGGCAAAGCTAATGTTGATGGATCAAAAGTTACTGATTATGGGCAAGCCAATGATCCATACAAAGATAGCAACACTATGAAAGGCATTGGTGCAGGTGGCATTGGAGAAGCTGGCAAAGGACCTGCTGGATTGAAGGGCGGTAATTATTTGCTAAAAGATTACTCAATGGCTGCATCACCAGATGTTGAAGCGCAAATGAGAGCAAGTGGTGTAAAATTAGGTGATTGGGTGAATGTTCAAACAGCTGATGGCAGAACATTTCCAAAGCGCTTTGATGATAGAACTGCAAATTATCTCACTGGCAGAGTTGATTTTTACTCTCCTGTGGGAAGAGCAGCTGGATTAGATAGTGCTGTAACAACCATTACCAAAGCCAGTGGACCACCTGCAGGCTATGTTCAACCGCCACGATATGTTAGTGGTGTAGCAGTTGATTAATTATCAACTTTTTGAGTCTCAACTTCAATTGCTTCTGGTGCATCCATGAGCATTTGCATCAATTCACCGCGAGTCATCATGAGCTTTGTAGCATTGTCACGCTTGTTGTTGTCAATGCGAGCTTTAATTTCCATCTCTTTTACTTTGATGGAGGTTGCTGCGCGCTTGTTAGCAGCCAATACTTTGTTGAGTGATTCAATGGCAGATGATGAAGCATTGATTAAATTTGACATTGCTTCTGCTGATTCTTCTGATGGTGTTGCAGTTAAAAAATCTCTGTATTCATCCAACACTTGCAAGCTTTTGTTGATGAGTTCACTAGATTTGTCAATGATGAATTGCTCCAGCTCTTCTGGTGCTGGTGGCTGATGCTGAATTACCTGTTTGGGAGCATCAAAGTTTTTGAGCTGGTTCAAAATATTGTTGACTGCTTCTTGCGTATCATCTTGTTGCATTATTTTTTATTTAGGGGAATAGTTGAGAAAACAAGTGCATGCATTATCTTATGCATATGAACGAAACTAATTCTAACATTGCTCTCTGCACTGCACATAATAATACTGCTAATGATCTCTCTACAATTCTTGACAATTATTATAGCTTGCAATTCATCAAGACTCATGAAGATGCTCAACTGCCAGTGAAAAACAATGCATCTGATACTGGTTATGATGTATTTTGTGTAGAGGATAAACTCATTCCAGCTCGTGGGTCTGCAGTTGTTGATGTTGGCTTGAAGTTTGCTTACATTCCAAAGCTTTACTGGATCAAAGTTGAGGGTCGCAGTGGTTTGGGCTTCAAACACGGCATTTTGCCACACCCAGGCATCATTGACAATGGATATCGTGGTGATGCTGGCATCAAGCTTTACAATCTCACAGACAAAGATTATCAAGTCAAGAAAGGTGATCGCATTGCACAATTTGTGCTGTATCACATCATCAGTGCCAACAAAGTTACATTTGCAGAGCAAGCTGCAGAATCTGATCGCGGTGAAAATGGTTTTGGTTCTTCTGGCAAGTAATTTATATTATGCTCAATTTACAAGGTCTTTGGATCGAGAAATACAGGCCCAAAACATTGGATGAAATGTGTCTTGATGAGAACATCAAAAGTCTCATCAAGACATACACCAGCAAGGGTGAAATTCCTAATTTGCTGCTGGCTGGTCGTCCAGGCATTGGCAAAACAACTCTTGCTCGAGTCATCATCAATGATTTGCTCAAGTGCCAGTTTCTTTACATCAATGCCTCAGATGAAAATGGCATTGATACTGTGCGAAGCAAAATTACCAACTTTGCACAAACAAAAAGCTTGGATGGTGGCATCAAGATCATTGTACTCGATGAAGCTGATGGCTTTTCAGAAGCAGGTCAGCGTGCTTTGCGCAACATCATGGAAGAGTATGCCAGATATACTCGTTTCATCATCACAGCCAATCAATTGCATCGCATTATTCCTGCACTGCAGAGCCGTTGTCAAAGCATTCAAATAGAAAGTTCTATGCTTGATGTTGTAAAGCGTTGCACCCAAGTTCTCAAGCAAGAAAACATAACCATTGCAGAAGATGACAAGCAGGGCTTGTTGCAAGCAATCAAAAGCACTTATCCGGATGTGAGACGCATCATTGGTCACTTGCAGCGCATGTGTGCAACAGGCAAGTTCATCTATTTTGCCAATTGCATTGATGAAACAAGCAATGAATTGCTTCAAATGATTATAAGCAAGCAGGATTGCAAACTAATTCGTCAGTTTCTCATCAACAATGAAGAGGATTTTTGCAATGATTATGCTGCACTCATGAAAAGCCTGCTCAATGCATTGTATTCATCTTCAGTTGAAGAACAGAAAAAACAAATGATGATTTGCATCATTGCTGAACACATGTATAGATCAAGCTTTGTAATGGATCAAGAAATCAATGCATTTCACTGCTGCTTGAATCTCTTGAATGTTACTTGAGATATTTCAAGTAGGCACCAACTGAGCTTTTTGCTGAGCTTGCAGGAATCTTGACATGCTCATCATCAAGCTCAGTCTCAACATCCTTGTCTTTGCCATCTTGATCTGCTGTGCGTGTTTGGCGATATGCTTCAGTGTCACCATCAATTTTAACCAATTCTGGTTTGAGTGTAATTTGATTGGGACGAACAATTGCTTGTGGAAGTGGTGCATAATTCACACCATAATCTAATCTTGTAAGCACATCACATGGAACAGTAACAACATTGTAGAAGCGACCACCACCATAATCCAAACCAACATCAATCACAACATTGCCATTGGTGTTGAATTCATTGCCAGGTGCACTGGATGGATATTCATTTTTGATGGAAATGACACGCAAGTTCATGTTTTTGGACAGCTCTACAACTTCTGCAACTGCATCTTTGATTTGTGCAGCTAAATCTTTGTAGCATGGCTTAGACTTATAATCATCAGCAAATTTGATGTAGTCTCCCACAAGAAACCCACCTCTTTGGTAGCGTGTAAGAGTGTTTTCTAGTAAGCTAAGGTATTTACTTTTCATTGCAATTATTTATGCTAACAGGTGATTAAATAATGATGTGGGCAATGTAAACATAGTATTTCCAAAAACAAACAAATCAGATAGTGGATACACCTATTCTGATTTGCATTTAGATTTGAAATTGCAGCAACTCATAACCAATGAAGCTGCAAAACAAGCTCAGCAGCAAGACATAGCTGCAGATTATGATTTAGGTGCTATTCGCAACAGCATCGTCAATTTATTCTTGACAAGCCCTGGAGATAAAATCTTAAATCCAGAATTTGGCATGGATTTGCGGGATTATTTGTTCATGCCAACATCTGATTCTGTTGCGTCCTTGATTAGAACAACCATAGAGCGCAATATTTCTGTGTTTGAACCCAGAGTCAGCATCATTTCTATACAAGTAATACCTGATTATGATAATCAGCAGTATACGATAAATATGACTGTTGGTGTGCCTTTTCTGCAAAATGATGCTAAATTAAATCTTAGCATTAATCTCAACAGCCAAGGCTATGCCACCTTTACATAATTATGTCTGCACAAAATTTTACAGAGTTCAACTTACCAAAAGATGCATATGCTGCATTTGATGCAACTAGTCTCAAGAGTCTCATAATTCAAAGACTCAAAACATCCAATGTGTTTACTGATCAAGCATTTGAAGGCAGCAATCTTTCTGCAATCATTGACATCATTGCGTATTCCTACCACGTTTCATTGTTTTATTTGAACAATCAGGCTGCAGAATCTTATTTTTCACAATCTGCTTTGCTTGAAAACATGAATAAACTTGTGAATCTCATTGGATACAATCCTCTTGGTTCACAAACTTCAATTGCATCCTTTGATGCTGCTGCTGGTGCTGGTTTGGCAGCTGGCAACTACATAATTCCAAGATTTTCTTTTGTTACAGCCAATGGAGTATTTTATTCTGTATCAAATGACATTTACTTTGAAAAAACAACCAATGGTGCAGAAGATTTGCAATCAATTGGCAGTCAAAATTTGTTGTATCAAGGACAATTTCGTGAATACCCAACACAAACAGCAGCAGGTGCTCCATTTGAAATCATTACAATGGCCATTGAAAGCATTGTAACAAATGCTGATTCGTTTGTAGATTACAGCAATATTTTTGTGTTTGTCAAAGATGCAACAACACAATTGTGGAGTGAGTGGAATTTGGTTGAATCTCTTTTCAATGAGCAAACCAATTCCAAGTCTTTTGAAAAGCGTTTGAATGATGCAGGAAGATATGAGCTCAAGTTTGGTGATGATATCAATGGCAAAAAGCTCAATGCTAATGATCTTGTTGCAGTGTATTATTTGCAAAGCAATGGCTCACAAGGTGTCATTGCTGCACAAGCCATCAATGATGCAGCCTTGGTAAGATTTACTACACCTCGATTTAGAGAAATTTCTTCCAATATTTATGAAGCAACTGATCCCATTGCTACGCAAGATCAGCTCAATGCTGTTTTCATCACCAACACCAACAAATCAACTGACCCCAAATCACTGGAAACAGTGCAAGAAATAAGAGAAAATGCTCCACGCATTTTTTCTGCTCAAAATCGTGCAGTTACAACAGTTGACTTTGATGCCTTTGCAAAACGCAACTTTGCAAATTTAATTCGTGATGTCAAGACCATCAGCAATGCAGACTACGTCAATGCATACATGAAATACTTTTATGACATTGGATTGAAGCAACCCAATGATGATACCAGAGTGCTGTTGAATCAAGTTTCTTTTGCAGATGCATGTGATTTTAACAATGTGTATATGTTTGTTGTGCCTCGCAATTTTGTGGTGCAAAACAGCATACCTCAAACACTTTCAACAAATCTCAAGCAGTTGATTGTCAATCAAATGCAGAGCTTGCAAATGCAAAGCACAGAATTAGTGCCAAGTGATCCAGTTTACATTGCTGTAGATGTTGCCGTTGCAGCTTTTGATGAGCCTGCTAGTGTTGACTTGAGAGAAAAAAGTATGCTTGTGATACAACGCGCACAAAACAGCAAAATCACAGCAAGTCAAATCAAAGCCAATGCGCTTGATGCAATGCTCAATTTCTTTGACATTAACAAAATGAAATTGGGAATGACATTAGACTTTTTTGCACTCACCAAAGATTTATTAGCCATTGCTGGTGTGGAAAAAATCTTTACAAAGCGCATTGACAAGAATATTGAAACACCTGGTGTGAGCTTTGTGCTGTGGAATCCATTGTACAGTGTTGAGGATGTATCCATCACATCACAAAACATAGCTTTACCTTCTTTCAAGTATCCTTTCTTAATTGATAGCAACAAACTATCCAGCAAAATAATGGTTATATGAGTCAAGTTAAATACAGCTATGCATACTTTGATGTTGTAAATTTTACCAATGAATTTGCAACATCTGGCTATGCTTTGAGCATAGCTCCATTTACTTTTAAGCCACAATATGATGAATCATTGTTTTCCAACAAAAGAGTTTTGTGGGATTTTGGTGATGGAACTACATCCAAGAGCATAACTGCAACACATGTTTATGATCTGCCCGGTGAATACACAGTTTCACTGTATTTGTATGATGGTCAGGGTGAATCATATTATGACATCTTCACACAAAAAGTTACTGTTTATAATTTTCTGCAAGACAGCATTGTGTTGTCTGCTGCAGATTTAAATTTTGAAACATCCAGCATCAACAACAAGTTTGTAATTTATAGATTCAATTCTTGGCAGACATACAATGCATTGAGTGCCAATGGATACACCATTGCATTGGCAGTCAGCGGCAACAATGCACCATTCATAGTTCAGCAAGAATATAATGCTGACAAGTATGCTCATTTAAAAAAGTACAGTCAATTTTATCAATATGCTTACAATGAAGATATTCAAGCATTTGATTATGCAGCAAGTGATACAATCAAAACAACCAATGAAGAATTGTATGTAAAAATTGCAAACAACCGCATTGTTTTTTGCAATGCATTGGATCAAAATGCTACATTTGTAGGAACATCTGGAGTTGCAACTGCATCTTACAAAGATGATGAACCAACCACCACGCATCCAACACTGATATTAGCACACTTCACAAATGTAACGTTTCCAGATTACAACAATGCTGCTGCCACTGCATTGCCAGTATTGCAGACAAACGCGCAATCTTTTTATTGCACACTCACATCAATGCCACCTGCATTTTTAAGCATCACAAGCACTGGCCTCAGTGCAATGCAAATAAATGCAATGCAGTTTGCAAATACTCGCATTCCTTTTGTTGTTCAAATCACTGATGCAAATGATGCTGCATGCAAATATTGTTCAAACTTGAAAAGAGTGGATAGCAATGGTTCTTTATCAGCAAATACCATTCAAATCGATGTTGTTGATGCAACAACCAATGCACCTTTAACAGCAGCATTCAATGATGAGTTTGGCTTTTTTGCCAATTACGATACAGGCATTTACAAAGGATATTGCTCCTTTAATACACCTCTGAGCAGCATCAAAATAACATCTACTGCTCAAGTGAGCTCTATTTTTGGCATTCAAACACTTTCTGGTGAATCAGCTGCATTTGCTGTGATGGACAATGATTATTATCTGGCAAAAATCAATGAAAACTTTGATCAAGCGGCAACATACAAGAGTTATAGATTTCAAGAGACGCTGCTTGATAAAACTGCGTTCTTTGATGGCTTTTTGGGCACCATTGTGGGTGATGCAGATGCAACTCCCAATGTGCTTGGCAAAAGAGTTCATGAAAAAATGTCCAACTTTGTTTCAAACACCCAAGACATCAATGCATGCAACATTCCTGCTTTATATTCTTTGAAGCAGATGCTCAATATAAACATCAAACAATTTGATAGCTACAACTTTTCTGTGCCAGCAAATCTTGCACGCATCATGGATGCATTGAGCATCAAGCAAAGCAAACTTTGGGGACATGCCAATGAATTTGCTGATAATTTTGATAAAAAAGGTTTTGATTATAGTACAACATGGGGAATAAATTTAGGTGATAAACTTGATGCACTCACAGCCATTTTAACAGCAGGATCTGCATCACAGAGCATTGTTGCATATGAAAAATTCAGTAACACATACAGATTAATCAACACTGATGCTTTGAGCTCCAGCAATTTGCAATTCATAGATGCAAACAAGCAAACTTATGCCTTGAGTGCTTACAACAATTATTGGGGATGGGGATTAATTTTGCCTGCTGACTTTGCTGCAGCAGATTTTGACAAATATTATTTGTTCTACAAATACAACAATGTTGCACAAGGAACAATATTAGACAACATCATCAATTGGGATGATGCTAATACTACAATCAATAGAGCAAGCAGCAGCTACAATGATTGGTCAAAAGATAATGGAACAATGCAATTATTGTTGGCCAATGCACTTTTTGCTGGGTTAAATCTTTTCTCCACCATATCTGGTGTTTCTGCACAACTAATTCCAACAACATTGTATGAATTATTTTTAGATGATTCATCAACAGTTTTAACCTTGGATGATAATGCATCAATCCTGCAATTAGCATAAATATACACATGTCACAAGGTATAAATTTTACAAGCTTACAAATAGCTTCATCTGCTGCAACATCAGATGAATTTTTGATTAGACTTGACAATGCACTTTCTGGTGCCAATGGATTTGCACAAATTACTGTAACAAACGTAGAAAAAAGTCTCGGCGTTTATTCAACAGTTCGATCAAATTCTGCTTCATGGGCAACAGACAGCACTACAGATGCAGGCGTGAGAGCATTGACTGCTAACTGGCAAAATACATACACAACATTTTCCAGTCAAAGTGCATCAAATGCATCAGTGTATTCAACAGTTCAATCCAACTCAAGCACCTGGGCAACCGGCGCAGGCTCAGCACCGACATCACTTACTTATGCTTTATCAATAACACCTAGTTTAAGTGATGGCATCAGCAGAAAAGTTACAATGACTGGTAATCTCACACTCAACGCAATAACAAATGCAACTGATGGTAGTTTGTGGAAATGTCGCTTTACTGCTTCTGGAGCAGATAGAACAATCACTTTAGGAGCAAATATACAAACTCCGAAAGGTACCACATTTAGTGGAATAGTATCATCAGGATTCACTCGCCTGTTTGAAATGAATTATAATGGAACGAAATGGTGGCTCGTTCGTAACCAAGAATTTGCAGCATGACTCTTTACTACATAGATCAAGGATCAGGACTTTGGAATGATTCTGCCAACTGGTTTCAGGACCAAGCTGGTACTATCTCTAATGGCTCAATTCCAACTGGAAGCGATGATTGCGAAATCAATGCTGGTAATACGGTTGATGAAATTCCTTTAAGCGGATATAACACTGTTATCAACTACGGTACGGTCACCACCAACAACGGCACCATCACCACCAACAACGGCGATGTCACCACCAACTACGACACCATCACCACCAACAACGGCGGCACAGTCACCACCAACTACGGCACCATCACCACCAACAACGGCGGCACCGTCACGGACAACTACGACACCATCACCACCAACAACGGCGATGTCACCACCAACTACGACACCATCACCACCAACAACGGCACCGTCATCACCAACAACGGCGGCACCGTCACGGACAACTACGGCACCATCAACACCAGCGCCTACGATAGTTTGGTCACTACCAACGCCGCTGGTAGTGTGATCTACACTAATCAGAGCACGGTCACAACCAACAACGGCACAGTCGACACCAACAACGGCACAGTCACCACCAACAACAGCACAGTCACCACTAATCAGGGCACGGTCACCACCAACAACGGCACAGTCGACACCAACAACAACGGCGGCACAGTCACCACCAACGCCAGCGGCGGCATCGTCTCCACCAACTACGGCACAGTCACTACAAATACTAGTGGTGCAGCAGTCTCATCTAATTTCGATACAGTTACGACCAACAACGGCACAGTTGGGCTCATCGGCAACATTGGTGGCGGCACAGGAACGATTACAGCTACATCAGTTTTCAATGTTGCTAACATGACTGCTGGAACTAACGTCACTCTACCATCTGGTGGGGCAATTACGGTTTGGTGATTTGCATAATTTGTTAAAGCATTGAGAACATACATCGCTTGCTTTAATAAATAAACATATGAAATACTCCATTGAATCCGATTTAATTTGGGAAAACTACATGAGCCCTCGTGAAGGTGGGTTGCCAATGCAAGCTGACATGTCAACTGGTGGTGGTCCATTCAACACACCAGGCATGCTGAGCAATGCACCATCAGAAGATTGTGAGCAAATGGATAAATTGCAGCACGGTGAGCATCAAGAGATAAAAATGGCCATGGCTGATTTGCTTGCCATCAAAAAGCAAGTGGAAACCATGATGCAGCATTTGCAATCCATGGAAACCATTCCAGGGTGGGTGCAGAGCAAAATCACCATTGCCAATCAGTACATCACTGATGCATCACAGTTCATGGATTATGAATCAGAAGATTGTGAATGCGATGCATCACAAGCATCAGTGATAAAAATGATTGCAGTTGGTTAATTTCTGCTGCTGTAGCAGTGCAGACCATAATCCACCATGATTTCTAAAAATCGCTGCACTGTGATGGTGCGAGGCTGCTTATTGCTGTCCCAAATTGCGATCTCTGTGGATGGCAGCATTCTATTTTGTTGCAATGCTAATGTCAAGAGCGTAATCAATTTATTAAACTCTGCTTCATCATCTCTGGTTGTAGCAAGTTTATAATTCTCTGGTTGCACATCAAAGGCATCAGTTGATGCGTTCGAATTGCTGGCAAAGTAAGCAATTGCAGCATCCAAAGAATCAGCATAAATCCAACCGTCCACTGGATACTCATATGAATCTTTATCAGCCACTACCAGCATATAGCCAGGGCCATCCACTATATTTGGGGCAAATAAAATTTGCGTTTCGTCTTTTTTGTAAAATCCTGCGTTGTTCATAAAATTAACCTGTTACTGCGAATCCTTTGAGAATAGCTCTGTATGTGCCTAGCAAGCGAAACGCTAGTGTTTGCGCTGAACCACCAGCCATGGGTCTTGACATGGTGACACTTGTATTTGGCACAATGCTAACAATGGTTGAATTGTATTTCACTGTTCCAGAACCATTGGTTGTTAATGGTAATGCTGAGCCTCCTAATGTGCTAGCTACTTGAAAATTATCAGCAGCAGCATTAACCACAAAATAAATTGTATTAATTACAATGCCTGTTGTTGTGGTGATGACTGAGAAAGCAACTTCATCTCCATCGCTCAATCCATGTGCTGTAAGATTTACTAAATCACCTGCATCTATAAATGTTACTGCTCGTCCTGTTGTGAGACTAGTATTGGTTCCTGTGACTTGCATGCCAGCAGATAAACCAGTGGTATTTGCCATTGTGATGGTTGTAGAGCCAGCAGCAGGTGTTCCTGTTAATGATACTGGAGTAGGTGCGCCCCAGTTGTTTGTTATAGTTATAGTTCTCGTTGCGCCTGCAAAAGCTGTTCCTAAATTTGCAAAGATTGTTTCAAGAGCATCTTTTGAAAATTTACAATTGCTAAAATCCATAGTGTATCTCAAACCTGTGGCATTGAAAGAAGCCATGCTATAGCACTGGTTGATTGTCTGAGTTGAAGAATTTACTGCACTAAAATTCATAGCAGGAAATGTATTTAAACTGTAACACTGGCTAACCATGCTTGTAATTTCAGTTGCAGCAACTGTATTGAATGTAGGAATACTCATTAAACTGGTACACACAAGAAACATATTACCAAAGTTGGTTCCTTTAATAGTATTAAACAATGGTACACTTGTTAAACTATAACAAGAGGTAAACATGTTGTTAAATAAAGTGACGTTTGCTGTGTTAAATAAAGGCACTGATGTTAGACTGTGACAAGCGTTAAACATACTACTCATCGCTGTTACTGCACCAGTGTTAAATAAAGGTACAGTTACTAAATTGACGCAACCACTAAACATCTGTGTCATGTTTGTCACAGCTATGGTATTAAATAAAGGAACTGTTTTTAAACTATAGCAGTTTACAAACATATTAGACATGTCCTGAACTTTAATAGTATTAATCAATCCAACATTAATCAATGAATGACATGAGTTAAATGTGCTGACCATGTTTATAACATTAGCTGCATTGAACGCTGGAACATTTTGTAGAGAGAAACAGCTAGTAAATGTAGATGCCATGGTTGTTACTGCGGCTGTATTGAATAGTGGCACTGTCTCTAAACTGTAGCAAGAAGAAAACATGCTACTCATATTTATTAATGCGATTGTATTAAATAGTGGCACTGATACTAAACCATGGCAGTTAGCAAACATCTGTGTCATGTCTGTTACTCTAACTGTATTAAATAGTGGAACTGTTTTAAGTCCATAGCAAAGCTGAAACATTTGATTCATCGCAGTACAACTACGAGTATCATACAGCGGTACACTCACCAATGAATAACATTGATAAAACATAGTTGTCATATTTGTCACGGATGCTGTATTGAATAATGGAGCTGCTGTTAATCTGCGGCAATCATAAAACATTTGAAATGTGGTCAGCACCCCCGCTAAATTTGCATTGGAACTAAATCTAACATCTAATAAACTCCAACAGAAAACAAACATACTAGCCATGCTTGTTATTGCGGCTGTTGTACCAACATCAACAAGCACTAAAGAATACATACTATAAAACAAATTTGCAAAACTGGTTAGTGCTCCTGTATTAATTAAATTAACGTATCTGCAATATCTAGAAAATACAACAGTAGTAGGAGATGATGACCCAATTGTTAATGATGTTAGATTTGGAGCAGAAAGATATATTTCATTTATAGGCTGGCTATAATAGTTAGCCGCTAGCGCAGAAGAGTGTCTGGTCTGAAGATTTACAGATGTTATATTTGCTCCACCTTGTGGTGTTATAATCACCCATGCTTGTTTAAATCCACTAGATGTTAGAGTGGAATTGGTTGGATCATATGTTGAATAGTTGTAAGAGTATTGCGCAGCGGTACCAGATGAGACGTTTTGTGGTGCTGTTCCATCTCCCCAATCAACTGTATAGTTGCCTGCAATTGTAAAAGCTAAAAAATTAGATGAATCATTTGATATAAAAACCAACAAAGCAATCTTCTGTTCTGAGCTAGAGATAACAGGGGATGCAAGCAAATCAGTGGGACGATCTGTGGTGCCTGCAGCAGCAATGGGTTTGTTTAGATTATTAAATCTATTGTACCCCATGAAAGAGGAAGAGATGATTTTATCCGCAGACGTTGCTGCTTTCTGACCGTATCTGATGCTCATAATTATGCAGTGATTCTGTTGACATATCCAGCAATATCAACTGCGCTTGGTGTTTGTGTAAAGGCGTAAATTGTATTTGCATCACTAAGAATTAATCCAGGCACAATCAATATCAGGCCAGCATATGCCTGCACATTCACCTGGGCTAATACATCACCAATTGCAGTAGTACCCCAATAAAAAGTAGTCATGCTGTCTGCTGCTGTTATATTTGAAGCGTACAGCCAAATTTCATCTGTTGATGGAGTTGCAACTGCAGTGTGAATTAATACACCTGGTGCAGAAGAAAGAGAGAGTATAATGCTCTTTCCATTTGAACTTTGTGAAAAAGGAATTTTAGAATAAGTTGCCATAAAAGTATTTAGTTATAAAAACACGGATAGTCCAATGATGGTGTTGGCATCTTCAACAGTAAATGATCCACCGCCTGTACCCCATGTGGCGCTATTAGCCAGTACTGTTGTGTATGTGCTTTGCCAATCAGCTGTTAAAGCTCTAACACCTGTATCAATGGTACTGCCTCCACCTGTTCCCCATGTGGCGCTATTTGCATTTACTGTGGTGTAAGCACTGTTCCATTGATTGCTGTTGCCACCACTTGCATATGCAACTCCAGTTGTTGACAAATGATCAACAAATGTTTTGTTACTCAGGCTTTGCGTTGTAGATGTTGTTACATGAATTGGCATATTATACTAAAGTGGTTATGAGTTCACCAGCATCACTGACTGTTACTCTGTATTTAAAGCTGCTGGGTGATCTCAAAATGATTCCTTTGGTAGAATCTGTGATTTCAATGTCACTGTTGGTTGAAACAGTGCCGGTGAGAGTGCCACCTGAAAGTGGCAAATAATTTGATGTAATGGATCCTGGTACTTGAACATTGGTGACTTGTTTTACAGTAAAAATTACACCGGGAGCAGCAGGTGTTGTTGGTGTTGTATTGGGTGGCAGAGAGACTATAGAGACGCCTGTATCTGCTGCTGCCCATTTTATGCCAATTGCATCACCTGCATTTACTGTGGTGATGAAAGGTGTGACCATCACAATTTTACCTGTTATATTGCCTGTTTTTGCATGAACGGTAAAAACAGAATTTGAATTGGGAATATTTGCACCATTTTTAGTAAACCAAACTTGAACATCTTCCTGAGCATTATGACTATTTTCAATTTGTAAGCTGTAAATAATTTCATACGTTCCAGCATATTGAAAAATTATGTTGTTGCTGCTGAGAGAAATGCCATTTGATTCAAATGTACCACTCATGGATACTGTATAAGCACTTGTGGGGCTTGTGGCATTTTGATTTCGTTCATCATAAAATGAACCATAGTAGCCAGTAGCACCTGTTGCTGATAAAGGTGTTCCTGCAGTCCATTTATTTAAAATTGCATTGTATGTTAATACCTGACCATTAACAGGAGCAGGAATACTAACATCATTGAGTGCAGACAAATAACTTACACCTGTGCTTGCACCCCATGATGCAGAGTTAGCATTGACTGTTGTGTAAGTTGATATATTGTTAGCGCTTTGTGTGCTAAAACTTGTGTAGGTGTTTTGCCAATTTGAAGTTAATGCTCGTACACCAGTATCAATCGTACTACCACCTCCCCATGATGCAGAATTGGCATTGACTGTTGTGTATGTTGAATCATAATTGGCAGAATAAGTCTGCGCCCATGTGGTAAACAATGGCTCACCTGCAATAAAAGCAGTAGTTTGTATTGTATTATCAGGAAATGTAATTGAGCCATCTGGGCTAAATATCCAACCATACAATGTTGTGGTAATTAAAATTCTTGTACCACCACCTATAATGGCTACCCCATCTGTATAATTTTTACCCTGATTTGATACAGTAACTACCCCAACGCTGCTTATATCAATGGTACCATCAACACCATTTTGACTAACAGGTATACCTGTCAAACCATAAAAACTTGATATATCATCAAAAGGTGATGCAGTGATAATTTTACCACCAGTTAAATTTGGCACAGTCAAAGTGCCTGGAATATTAACAATGCCATCACTACTCAACATTACTTGATAAGAGCCATTAACCAATCTATCAGCATAGCCACCATCAAGTGATGATAATGATATGGTATTACCTCCTGAAATGGACAGCTGTGCATTGCTTTCATCAAACACAAGTGTTTGAATCCAGCCTGCGCTATTTGTTTGAACAGTTGAATATGTGCTCTGCCAATTTGCTGTTAAAGCTCTAACTTCAGCATCAGTGGTATTATCTATGCCCCATGCTGCGCTATTAGTGTTAACGGTTGAATAAGTGCCTTGCCAATTTGCTGTAAGTGCTTTAACATCTGCTCCTTGATAGTTCCAAGTTGTAGCACTATTTGCATTAACAGTTGAATATACTGAACTCCATTTATTGCTGTTGCCGCTGTCAGCATAAATTATCTGCGAGCTACTCAATGTACCATTCACTGTTACATCACCTGTTACGTTGAAGCCAGACAATTCATATTGTGTAATATCAATTATGGTCATGTATGCAGATGTGGCATACAATGTTGTTGTTGACAAAGTATTAGTGATTGTAACGCTGCCAGCAATTGTGCCGCCAGACAGAGGCAAGTAGTTGCCAGCAGCAATTGCACCACCGCCACTCAAAGCTGAAAGAGAAACAGTATTGCCATTTGGAGCAATGGTGAGCTGTGCAGTGCTTTCATTAAAAGACAGTGTCTGAGAGCCACCGCTGCTTTGAGAAAAAATATCAGCCAAGTCCACGCCAGCAGACAAGATCTGACCATTGGACACATTCAATGTTCCATTCATGGTGCCTCCATCTGCAAACTGCATGGCTACAGAACCACCGCCACCATATGATTGAATATAGATTTGCATTTTTGCATGCAATTCCTTTTGAATGTTCATCAATTGAGCATTCAAATCTTTGCTCACATCTGACTTATAAGATGCAAGAGCATCACGCACAGCATTGCGTGCTGAAGAGCGTGCTTCAGAAATTACATCAGTTTGTTCTTCAGCAATGTTGTCTTTGAGCACCTGTGCAACACTTTGCTCAATGCTTTGCATGCGCTGTTCATGCAATTGCTGCGCTGTTGCATCGAGCTGCTGCAGTGCATTTTGAATTTTTTCTGCAATGGTTGCATCTGCATTTTTTATGCAATCCACAACATCAGTTGATGCTGCTGCAACCACTTTGTTGATCTCATTGGACATTTGACCAACTTTTTCATCATAAGCATCAGTTGTTTCATTTATATTTTGCTGCAACCAATCGTGCTGTTTAATCAACAGTTCAGCAACTTTTGCATCAAATTTTTGCATTTGAGATTGCTCAATTTGCCCGTGCAATTGGCTAATCTGCATTTGAACAAATGCATCAATGTCAGCATCTTTTTTAGCATTGCTTTCATCCACCATTTTTAGGTGATTTGCAATTTCTACGCTGAGTTTCTCTTTGATTGCAGCCATGCTGTTGATGGTTGCAATGGAAATATCCTGCTGCAAATGCTGCAATGATTTCTCTTTGTTTTCATCAAGCAATTGAACGCATTTTTCAGTCCACTGATGTTCAACATCAGCAATGGCTTCTTCTGCATAAGCAGTCAAATGGTGCTCTGTGGACAAAGCCCAATCTCTGAGCTGCTGCCTAAACATCTCAATGCTTTGCTGCACCAGCTCAATGCCATCTTGCTGAAGCTTGTTTTGCAAATTGAGCGCTTCAGTTAATATTGATTGCTTGGTTTGCTGCAATTCAAAACTTACTTGATCAGACAATTCTTCTTGAATTGTGTGCAAATGTTGAGCAATTTTGTTTTGTTGCTGCAATTTGGCTTGTTGCTTGAGATCCACAACATCAATGGTGGTGGATTCATCAACAACAACATTATCCACAACTGCTGCCATTTGCTCAGCAATGCAATCAACAACCGTTGCATCTTCTTCAGCAATTTCTTGCAATTGATGCTGCTCAATTAAAATTCCATCAACAAGCGAGTTTTCGTTGATGAATATGCCTTGCTGCTCGCTTTTGATGAGAATAAATTCTACATCTTTGTAAAGTTGATCTTTGACAACCACATCCACCTTGATGATTGGATTGTTGTTGATGTATGTATGCGCTTGCTTGATTATGGCAAAATCCTTGCCATAATCAATGTTAAAAACATCAAGAAATGCTTCAGTTATGTTGCTGCAAGCAATTACGCTCGGCCCTACATCAACTATGCTTGCATTATGTTTTGCGACTTCAATGACCATTTTGTGGTTATTTAGTCGTGCAGCGCGGCCTTCAATTATTAATCTTTATATTTGTACCAAATTATGATTAGCAGCATAATAAAGTTCAAAATATAATTGGCAAGCAGTGGAATTTGCAATGCTGGTTGATTGTAAACATAAATGAAGCAAAAGATTTCACCCCAAAACCACATGTTCAAAAAGCCCCAACTCAATCCACGAGCGTGTTTTTGCTGCAAAACCATGAGCATTTGTGGCAATGCACAAAATGCAAACAACATGCTTCCAAGCCATCCAATTGCTTCCATCATATGGGCATCAAATCAAAAGAATCATCTGCATTCCAAATGATGCAGTATCGTTTGCCAAATTCACTCAATTGCTCTGCACTGGGCTTTTTGGTAGTCATTCCCATGAGTTTTTCGCATTGTTTTTTGACAATGATGAATTTATGTGCATGAGCTGCATTTTCAGCCCAAAAAGCCACATCATCATATGTTATTGTGCATCTTTTCATATTTGAGTTGTATCACAGGCTTGCTGCTGCGTTGTTCAATGGTTCTCACAAGATTTGCACAATCCAGCAAATCATCATGATTGCCAGCATCAAACCAAAATCCATTGAGCTTTTTCACTTTCACCTGTGAGTCAAATGTATCCATGTCTCTTATCAAATCAACTATTTCCAATTCATTTCTTTTGGAAGGTTTTAAAAGCTTGGCTCTTTGACATGCAGCATTGCTCAAAGCATACATTCCTATGACTGCATCTTTGCTTATAAACTGCTGCGGCTTTTCAATCAACTCATCAATGCAACCATTGGGCTTGCATGTGACAACACCATACCGTTCTGGATGTTGCACTGGAAAAGTATAGATGCTGTTGCAGTCCATTTCAATTGCATCATGATTAATGATGATGTTGTCTCCAAGAATCAATACTGCATCACAACCATCAAGCCATTGTTCAGCAATGATGAATGCTTCTGGCAACCCTTTGGGCTCATGTTGAACAGCAAATGTTATGTTCAAGTCATTGTCATCAATGATTTTGCGCAATGCTTTTTCAAACAAATGCTGCTGATCTGGCATGGTGATGATCATGATGTCTTTGATGTTCATCTGCATCAATGTGTTGATGGGATAACAAATCATTGGATATTTGTAAACTGGCAACAATTGCTTGCTCACTGCAAGTGTCAGGGGGTGCAAACGTGTGCCATTTCCACCAGCTAAAATAATGCCACGATGCGATTTTTTATTTTGATGCATCATAATTAAAATTCTGTTGCTGAGCAAATTTTGCTTTTGCAAAACCATTTTATGCTTTGCTGCAAACCATCTTCAAAGTTTATTTTGGGCTGCCATGCAAGCTGTGTTCTTGCTTTGGTGCTGTCAATGCTGTAGCGTTTGTCATGTCCTGGCCTATCTGGCACAAACTTGATCAATGCGCGGTGATTGGCATTCATTAAATGGCAAATTTTCTTGATGAGTTCAATGTTGGAAATTTCATAGCCAGTGCCAAGATTATAATGCTCACCAATTTTACCATTCTTGATGGCTGCTAAAATTCCAGTGCAATGATCTGCAGCATGAATCCATTCACGGTAATTTTCACCATCACCATAAACTGGAATTTGATTGTGAAGATAAATGTTGCCAATGACTTTGGGCAGCAATTTTTCATTATGCTGACCTGGTCCGTAATTGTTGCAGCAATGAGTGATGATGGCAGGAAAGCCATGAGTATTCACATATGCATCAACCAAATGATCTCCTGCAGCTTTGCTAGCTGAATAAGGATTGCGTGGTGCATATGGTGTTGTCTCTTTGAAGCTCTCTTGTTCTCCTGTTAGAGAACCAAACACCTCATCTGTTGATACTTGAATGAAGCGCTTGTGGGAGAACTCATTGCTCCATGTTCTAGAACATGCATCCAACAATGCAGCAACTCCTGTTACATTGGTTTCAATGAAGGGCATGCAATTGCTGATGCTGTTATCAACATGTGATTCAGCAGCAAAATTTACAACCACGTCAATGTTGTGTTGCTGTAGCAACATTTCTACCAATTGTGAATTGTTGATGCTGCCCTTGTAGTAATGAATATTATCTACACAGCAAAGAGTCTTGACTGATAAAGCTGCAGGTGCATTGATGGCTGCATACGTGAGAGCATCAAGCACCACAACTGTTTCAAAGTTTTGTTTGGCAAGCTGAACAAAATGTGATCCAATGAAACCACAACCACCTGTTATTAAGATATTTTTATGCATGTTGTTTTAAATTAAAAGCGTATTCATCAATGGCCAGTTGCATTGCATCTTCAATGGGTGTAAGATTGATGCCGGTGCGAATAGCAAGGGAGCTATCAAGTACACAATTGCTGCGTGGTGTTGCCACTGTTTTTTCAAAATCCTCAATGTTTTTAAAATATAGCTTGCTGGTTGTCAGATTGTGTTTGATTAGCATTTCAATCACCTGCTTGGTGGTCAAATAACCGGGCTGCGTCAAATTAAAAATGCCTGGTGTGTGTCGTAATTTGTGTGCAGCTGCAACAAATTCATTGAGTTGTGAAAAAGAGTTTGTTGCATTCAACAAAACAGGGTACCTGATGATTTTTGTTATGTAATTGCGATCATCATTTTCACCATCAAAAGGAATTCGCAATCTAACAATGGTGACATTGTAATCTTTTTCGATCAATTGTTCGCCCAAAGCTTTGGTGCCACTGTACCATGAATATTTTGATGAATCAAAACAAAAATTTGGTTTATCTTTTTCAGTGAATTCTCGAGTTGGTGCATGTGCTTGATCACAAGCATCATCTGTAAAAATGCATCCAGATGATACGTGCAACAAACTTATTGCATAATCATTGCAAAACTTGCGCAACTGTTGTGGCAGAAATGCATTGGCCATGAGTGCTGCATCTTTGTTCAATTCACATGCATCCACATTGGGCTTGCCCACATAAGCTGCACAATTATAAATTGCTGAAACTTTGTTGCGCAAACAAACTTTTCTAAGCTCATTTGTGTTGAGTGGAAATCTAATGCTGTAAGTTAAAAAATTAATGTCATTGCTCTTGAAGTATTTTTCAAAAGCTTTACCAACATAACCAGTCGCACCAAGGAGCAGAATCATGGATGCATTTAATTTGTTGCATTGCAATTGCAACACTAATGCATGCTGCTGCAAACAAAATTAAAAAGGCAATGTGTTCATGTTCATCTTGCATCAATTAATTTATTGTATGAATTGACTCGTTCAAATAAAACATTGAAATTTTTAATTTTTAATGTGCGATTTTCAGCTTGCACTTGATCATCAGCAAAATCATCATATGTGGAAATTCGCAATGTACCAGCAGGACTAACATGCATAACACGACCGCGGTCGCTGATGGCAACGATCTTATCATTGTTTAACTTCAATGTAATTATAAAAGCAAATTGATCAAATTTGCTTCTGTTTTGTTTGTATTCACTCAATATTTGATTAGCATTGCGTGCCAAGTAACTGAATGGTCTGAAATACAATCCTATGGGCTTTGCATCAAAGGTGCTCACAAGTTTATTAAGGCAATCTCTCACCACTACCAAATACTGCTGTGCAAATGATGCTTTGCTTGCATCTCTGTTATCACTTGCTGCAAGTGATAACAAATGCTCAATTGCAGACCATGATGGATTTTGCTTGTAAAAGAAATAATGCATGCCCACAGCTCCATGGTTTATATCCCATGTTTGATTGCCACTGCGCACTTGAATATCTTCTGCATCTTTGTATTCCAATGGTGTTTTTAAAAAGCTTGTCAAATCTTTGTTTCTCAACACCACACTAACATAAACATTGGAAATATTGACTGCATTTGGGTAAAGCAGTGCTGCAGTATTGGGAGGTCTGCGAGATGATTTTGGAAAACAAACAGCAATGCGCTGCACAAAATTTGGTGCTTGTGCATTAATTGCTTTTATTTTTGCAACATAAACATCTGCAAATGTTTTATAAATGGCTTGAAACAAAGCATCACTCAAAGGCACATTGTTTGCAATTTGTTTTTCCAATGATTTAGCAACAGCCAGTGCAATGGAACTTTGATCAACTGCAAAGTAACCGGCAGATCGTTTCATTGATTCCAATATTGCATTGGCGCGTGCGGCAATTGCATTGCTGCTGCGCTGATGTGCTTCATTATCCAAAACATCATCAAGCATTTGCATGTATATGCCAATGATGTTGACTTTTGCTTTGTCTGAAACATTTGATTTAACAAGTTCAGCTAATTTTTCTAAAACCTGCTCATCACCACCTTCATCTGCTTTCCATTGCATCATTTGCAAGCCACCAGTTTTGAGGTAATCAGCAAAGCTTGCTGATAAAGCATCTCGCAAATCTTTGTTGATGTAGTTTGTGGTTTCACTCAAAACATCAGCAAGGAATACACGCACGCGGCCATATGTAGATGCACCTTCAAAGCGAATGGTGCTATCCTGCACTTTTTTTGTCAATGCACTGCATACTTTGTTGAATTTTTCTGGAAACAAAGTTTTTATTGTGTTGGCATTGGCATATGAAAAACTTGATGCAAAGGCTTTTAAATTGTTGGCATCAAGCAAAGATGCATTTGCATCTTTTAAGAATGCATTCACAAATGCTTGCAATTTGTTTTTCCAATCATCAAACAAGCCTGTGGCCAGCTGACTATAATCTAAAATTGTACCAGTTGTAACTCCTTCAGCTTTGCCTTTGAATTGTTCAAACAATGGATAATTATCTGGCATTTTGCTGAAAATGCGCTGAAACATAATGTACTTTGGCAAAACATAAGCTTGATAACTCATCAAATCTTTGGTTGTTGCTGGTGTTATATTGAACACATCTCTCAGATAATCATTTGCGTCAGCATAGTTTTTATTAGCAAGAGCATTGACTGTTTCAATGTCTGGTGATCTTGCTAAAAAGATGGCATAATCATTGGCATATGAACTACTAAAAGTTTCAGAAATATCTAACTTTTTGAATGGAGTTGCTACAATGTTGCTAACAGGGCTGTTGAGCATAAAGTCCAACAGAGATTCATAATCAGTTGCATTGGCTTTGAATATTGGCGCACCTTGTCCAGCATTGTTGAGTCTGTTTTTAATTTCACCGCTAACAAAACCTGATTGCGGTTTTGGTACAACAGCATAATCAACAAAGCCATACACATCCAAGGAAATCCAAGATGGAAAATACGAACTTATGGTGGGCAGGCACCAATATCCTGTGCAGTGGCGCTGCACAGTGGCAAACTCTTGACTTGTTTTTACTTGAATAACTTTTTTTGCATCAGAAACATCTTGCAGCAAATAATATAAATTGGAATTATTTGTGTAAATGGGATCACCAATTTTCTCTTTGAAAAATTCCTTGGTCAATTCAAGTGATTGTGATATTTCTGTTGTTGTGTTGTATACTGGTATGTAAGGCTTTATAACATCAACCAGCATTGGTCTGATGTCTCTATAAAAGCGCATGACATCTCGCTTGATTTTGGTATTGCCCAAATTCACCTGCTCCATGTGAGCAGTGAGAAGACTTTTTACAAAAGGACCATCTTCTTTGGTAATGCTGGGTGTTCTTGTTCTTTGTTCTTTTTTTCCTTCTTTGACAGTTGCAATGTAATCATGTGGCGTGAGATTATAAACAATGTATCTCATGTATCGTTGATCTGGTGAAGGATCAAACAATCGCGCCAAAACCTCAAAAAAAGCAGATTGATTCTGGCCACCAAAGGCACCACTGCTTTCTTGTCTGTAAAATGTTTCAAACTCAGGACTGCTTATAACTTCCTGTTTGTTGTAATTTTCCAAATCTTTTGCGGCATTTTCCAGATCAGGTGTAATATTTCTATATGCACGCTGCAAGTCTTTGCTGAGCATTGGACTGCCGCCAGTTTGATCCTCATTGTATTGTTTGAGAATGCGGCGAGTTTTTTGCTGACTTGCTTGATCAAACTGAATTACATTGCGCTTGAGATTATCTATGATGTAATCAATGTAAATGCCCTTGTGTTCTGGGCTTGTTAATTCATAAGTTGGATCATAAAGTTCCGCAATTTTATCAACAAACTCTTCAGCATTCAGCTCTTCATCAAACGCATCACTGAATTGATTATAAATATCACGAATAAAGCTCTGATCTTTTGATAATCTGGTACGTTTTCTGATGTAATTCTCTAAAAGAAAGTTTAACATGCATGTATTTATGCACATCAACATCAATTTAAATGCAGCACTCTCAGCGATTTTGTACGCTTATTAGAAAATCGACTAGATCTGCAATATGGTTCTTTTCCAAAACAAGCTGATCACCATAAGGCTTGCCATGCGTTAAAATTCTCCAACAATACCGCAGCCTCTGTTTCCATGACATTCTTGTATCTGTGCTATAAGGAGCCCAAATAGACATATCAAGTACATTGAGATCTTCAACCCATTCAAGGTGAAGCATTTCATGATAGCATGAACATTTGATGGTTTTAGTATTATTCATATTTGCAAATATAGACGTCGTTTTTGCTCTTCTCAAATGTTTTGTGAATAATTTCTTGTACAATGCTCCAATCAGCACCACCTAATCCGCAGCCAATTTTGTATGGAATATAAATGTCTGTGAGAGTAACAGGTACATCTTCAAGACCAAATGGACCGAAATGCAATGTCTCTTTTTCATCACCTGCATATCTGTTATAGTCGTATGGGCCTTGACAGTTGAGCATGTATTTTTTGTCTTTGATTGGAATCATATAATTTCTTCACTCATTGTTTTTAATTAGTTCACGGTTCTCAAAAATATTTCCTACAACTTCAATAGGAAAACCGCTCTCCACAATTCCTAAGAATGTTCCGTTTAAGGACTTGGAGTTAAAACAAAATCCCGCTCGGTCAAAAGTAATATCACCGATTTCTTCGGTTTTAAAATATGCTTTCACCAAATCACCTTCGAAAATGGGAGTTCCATTTTTATCTTCTAGTCCAGTGTATTGCTGAATGACATAGCGTGGCTCTCTGACGACTTCTACCCCTTCAAAGTAATAACCATGAGCAGGAGAAGCTGTGAAGTTGTCACAGCCAAAGGCTCCAACATAATCAACAAGATTACCTGTGAACGGGCAAATTGTCCAATTGCTAAAGCAGTGAAGACTGCTGCTGTTTTCTATCCACTTTTTATATTGTTTATCCCAAATGCGGAATTTTAGTTCTCTATTCATTTTTAAAAATATCATCTAAATCAGCTAACTCAAGAAATTCTCTATCATGTTTATAATATTCTATAATTTCTTTCTTAGAGATGTTGTTATCTTTTAGTAATATTGCAAAAGATTTACAAGTCACACCATAAACAGCATGTTCTTCTAATTCACTTATTTTTGTATTAATATTCATTTGCTTTTTTAATTATTGAGCCAAATATAAACTATACCCGAAATGAATAAAATCAACATTATAATAGTTGGCCAACCATCCATTACTTTATTGTTTGGGTCGTTATATCTACTCATTGTTTCCCTCCTTTATTGGCCATTCAAACATTGAGAGGTGAAAGAAATGATCGCCTTCAATTTCATCTAACCATACAGCGCACCATGAACTATAAACTTCACAATTGCGGACTGTATAAATTTCACCAACCTTTAAGTTGTCTTTGGCGAATTGAATAACGTTGGTGAAGTATGGGTAGAACATTCCAAGGAATGTTTTGAATTTTACTTTATCACCAATTTTTGGCCATTCCCAGCTTCGGTATTTGTATTTTGTTTTAAATTCTTCTTCTGTCATAATTGCTTTTGGAGTTCGTTTTATCTTGCTGTTAGCAACAAGATATTCATAAATCTTATCTTCCTCACTCATTATCCGAACGGATTAAAGTTTGACATTACATATAGGAACAATGCCACTCCAAGTGCAGTTGCTGTAAAAAATCCTCCCCAATATGGACCACAAAAGAGCCAATCAGGGATTTCAATAGCTAATGCTAGTAGATTACTCATAATATTCATTTCTTTTTGGGTTTAGAGACAGTATATCCAAGCTTGCGAAGTTTTTCAACAAGAATATTTGCATCAAGACCTAGCTCTTCAACCAAAGTATCAATAGAAGTACTGTCATCTTCTCCGCTTGTATAATAGACATAATATTCAATATCCATGTCTAAAAAGTCTTGAATTTGTTCAGAAGATTCAACTTTTTCAATTTCTAATGCACCATCACCATCAAATTCATTAGAATGCACCTCATTTTGAATCCAATCTAACACATCGTCCTCTGTATATTTTTCTTTGTCAGTATAAACAAGATATTTTAAATTGAGGTCAACTCTAAAAAGATTTTTTGTTTTTTTACTCATATAATTAATAACTTTCATGTTCGTCAAGTTCATTCTCTAGTTTAGAGATTTTGCTCTCCAAGAATGTAATGTATCCTCTCAGATTGTCAATGGCGTTTTCATGTTGCCTTAGTCCTTCTTTGAAACGATCTATTTCACAGTCTTTTCTTTGAAGAGTCGTTTGGTGCACGGGTTTTATCCTTAGTTCTGCAAAAGCTTCTTTGGTGATTGTTTCAATGTTGGTGTCCCACTGTTCTTGCTTGTCAGCATAGATTTCAAGAGCGAGTTTAACAACTGATTCGACGTTTTTGATTTGTTCTTGTGTCATATTATTCTTTTGGGTTTTCATAGCCAGCACATGCGGCATCTGCAATATAATAAGCTTTATCAAAAGGAGAAATTGTTCTAATTTTATATAACGCTTCAACAAGAAACTTTGCTTGAGCTTCTGCTTTGATTGCTCTCTCTAGTAGTTTTTGTTCTGTTTCGTTCATTTGTCTCTCCATCTTTTGTTTGGAATGCCTCTTTTATCTGCTACATATTGAGCAACACCATTATAACCGTTTTCCCTATACATTTCAAATAGTTTCGCAATGTCTTTGTCTGGTAAACTCTCTGCATCAGCAGCAGGTGCAAAATAATCATTAATGTTGATGTAAAGATTTACAGTGCCATCTCCATAATCATTGCCAGAAAACAAGATGCCTTCATCCAGTAGAAATGCCAGCATGTCTTCTTCGTTTGGCACTTTTTCACCATTTATATCAAAGTAGTAATTGCGTTCGATTGTGACTGTTTCTGAATATTCCATAATTATAGACTTTTAATTCCTTCGTAAACAATCCAAATGACTGCCGCAACTATAACCAAACCTAGAACTTGCATATACCAAGGAGGCGGTGGCTGATTTTCATCAGTTTCATCTCTCCAACCAGGGCCAGAGTCAAATCTTTCAAACATATTTTACCAGAGGTTGAATGTTATTATACAGGTTTGTAGTCTTTGTAAATGTCTGTACTGCGAGTGTTTTCAGAAAGAGTTTTATACCAATTACCACGAATACAAAGACGTCCCTTTTCACCACTCACTTCACATGTTTTGCTGCAAAGATATTCTGCAAAGCGAACCATTCCAGCCACTTGCTCATCACCACCTGAATAGTAAAATCGAAGCTCTCCGAATTTTTCTTTGATTTGATCAATTTTTACATCTGGTGGATAATCTTTGAGATACTTGACATGCTTGTGCGTGCGGCTCCTAAACCTATTAAGAAATAAAAAGAATGATTTATTATACTTCCATTTATTGTATTTTGGAAATAGTTTAACAAACAAATGTCTGTGAACCCAATTAAGAATATCAGCCACCCCACTCCAGAGGTAATATTTTTTGCTGGTGATTTCGCATTTGCTTCGATATGTGCCTTTAGTGTAGTTAGTGATTGAGCCGCACAACTCATCTACAATGGACTCCCATCCGCGTGGTACCCATGCACCACAAGGACATTCCAAAGTACCGTCTTCTTTTTTATAGAAGAGGTCTGGGTATTTTTGCATTAATTGTTGTTCGAAATTAATTTGATTATCCATGTTAGCAGTATGTTTGATTGTTGGGATATTGTGTGGTGGTATTATCACAGCACCAAATTTCTGAAAATTTTGGTGGCGTATTACCTGGAGCTTTTGGAATGGTAGGCCAGTTAGCATGTGGATAAACAGGTGGTATACGCATTTCTCTCTGCTCTTCTGATACATCATCTTTCTCACGGTTTGGTGTAACCTTGACGAAAAAAGTATTAAGATGATCTTTGATCACCTGCAGTTGATTTTCGTCCAGCGTTTTAACGCTGCTTATTTCTAAAAAGCCATGCAGCCAAATTACGAATTCTTTTTCTGTCATAATGTTAATTGAAGTTTGGTTCACGCAGAAGCTTTTCGATCTTTTTAATGTTGTCAATGATGGCATCATCACTCATTGCAACGCGACCATAATAAATGCCTAAGCAAGGAGAATAAAATTGTTCATAGTATTCTTTTTTCTTGCGCATAATCTCGAGATCAGTTTGCAATTGTGCAATTTCATTTTTAAGCATTTCTTCGTTCATAAATTTTATTTATAATTGGGTGGTCCAATGATATAAGCGTCTTCATCAAACCAAACTTCAGTTGGTTGTACATGAATTACTTGTTCCATGCCATCTGGGTGAAACCAATAACCACTACCGCATGAAGCATCAGTGAAGCTTATGCCGGTGTGGCCAAAGCAAATGGTATCTGAAATTCTGCTGATAAAAACAGCATGTTTATGGAAGTATGAGGGTGTTGTGTTCATATAATTCATCAATGTCTAAGCATCTAAAGATTGTATCTTCATACGTAGTTACATCACCACAATGAAAATGTCCGTACATCCAATGCTTGGGTTTAGTGTGTTCGTACAGATAGTCTAATGCTTGACTTTCTTCAATCAAATCATTCTTGAGATCTGCATCTTGATCAATCCAATCTTTGATGTTGGAAAATCCTTTGAAAGAACCACATACACCTGGTCGAGTGTGAGTTACAACAACATCATACTGGCGATCCTTGTATGGAAATTCATCGTCTAGCTTGAGGACAAAACTTTCATCATGCCAATAACTTTTGTCAGGTACACGGAATCTTCGGTCAATGCTTATGGCACCACCAACAAGCAAGATGCTTTTGCCAAGTAGATTCAACTCTGAATAATCTTGCAGCAATGTGATATTCTTTAAATCGAACGGGTTGTTAGATTCTTTGAACCATGCAGGATTATCATGGTTGCCTCGAATTGCGTATACATGGCAATTCGTATCTTCGAGCTTATCATTGAGTTGATTAAACTCAGTCTTGTAATAATTTTCTTTGTGAAAACCAGCGCCAAAGTCACCCACTTGTATGATATAAGCGTCGCTAATATTTCTTAGAAACCACCGGAATTTACCAAATTCGCCATGAATATCACCAAGCATTATTATTTTATCTTTTTCTTTCATTCTTATAGTATAAGATATTTCCTGTAAAAATCAAATGAAATCATTCATGATATAATCCCAAAGATGGTCCGTTTCTGGATTTGGAATTTTATCAGGTACATTCAACTGCTTGATGAGTATTTGCCAGTGTTCTTCAATTTCTGATTGAAGAGATTGAATTTGCATCTTACAACTCCCAATTATAGCAGTCTCTTGATCATTGTATTCTCTTGGTCCAATTTTCATATCATTTGATCATTAGATATTGATGCAGCATAATATCATTTGGATGAGGTATCAGCTTGTCTGGAATTCTAGCATCTTTGAGTTCGTCTTTTGCTTGATGAGGAGTTTTACCATCTCGCTCACATTTTGCAATTAAAACCCCAGCAGGGCTTCTGCTGTAACCAGCAAAGCAATGAATCAGCAGCTTATCAATGGGAGCAAGCTCGCGCACAAACTCAATAATTTGACGAACATGTCCTTCAGTGGGCGCATGCTTTGCATCTTCGGGATTGGTTGCAATGGAGCCAAATGTTTCATCTTCAAAATCTAAAAACAAATATTTTTTACCTTCGCGAAATTGTTCTGGAAGAAAATGACCAAGAGAAATGATGGCATCATAATCTTTGGCGTATTTTTCTGCATTGGCAAAGTCTGTGTAGTGATTAACTGTGTTCATGATCTAATATTTTTATCTTTAAAAAATTTTGTAGCAGCTTCCATGTTGGATTTTAACTGCAAATTGCGCTGTTCTTCTGTAATGTCTCTACCAGTTGAAGTCCATGCAGAGCATGCATGAATATCGTCTGATCCATAAACGCCTATGAGTTCTACTTTATTATTCATAATTAATTAAATCTGGATTCTCTTCTAAAAGATAAGATACAATGTTTACGCATTCTTCTGCGCTGAAATTAGTTTTCCAATCACACACTTCACAAATAGCCTCCACCTCTTGCATGTAGAGTTTGTAGAGTTTTTCTTTATTGATTTTCATTCTGTAATTCTTTTATGCGAGCTTGTAGTCTTTCAATGTGATGTTGAATATCTTCCACAGTATCGCTTGGCCATGTGCCATAATATTTGTCTTTCCAATAAACTGCATCAGTCTCTGACATCATCAGATCATTGATCATATCATCAAATGCCTTTTGTTCTTCTTTATTATCTTGTAGCAAGAAACGAATTTTTTCACACAAAGGTGAGCGAATTGAACACCAATCGCAAGTGCATTTTCGGTTTTCCATAATTATGTCCACATGTAATCTCGGTACTCAATCATCTGTTTGAGAATATTGGAGTCAGTTTCGTTGATCAGTTTTTCTATGCGATTAACTTCACCATAAAGCTCCTCATATGTCTTTCCTGACCGTTCTTTAAACGGTCCCAGAGGTGGGTAGGAATTATCTTTTTGCTTCTCCAAAGCTGGGCGAGCCTTTTCAATCCAGTCAGCAGCAGCAGCAAGCCAGTTTTTAAACTTACGATGTTCTACAGTTCCATCCCAATCAACCAAAGATTCATCAGCCTCTTTCTTAAAGCTGAGAATCATGGCGAAGTTGAGATCAACAACGAGATCGCAGAGATCCATCCATGTGCGGGGAATTGTTTTACGAATTTCTTGATGCTTAGGAAAGAAGAAACATTTGATCTTATATTTGAAATCTTTGATTCTGCGCCACATGATGCTAAAACATAGGCTCACCTCCTCTCGAAAGAAGTATTGAACTGGATATTGTTGGCGCACATTAACGCGCCAGCTCTCCCAATCGTCCCATGACAATGCGTGTGGAGTTTTATACCATAAATCTTTTTTCATTTTAATATCACTATATAATCTATTGCTCATTTCATTGACCCTAAAAACATATTCCAATCATCGCGCATGTTGTCAAACACAAGGCTCTCAATACCATTAGAAGGCTTTGCAGGTTTCCAAAGCAATTTTAAACCACATTCTGTTGGAGTTCTATTGTCCTTGAACGTATTCACAGACTTGCAGCAAGTGATCAAATTCTCCCAGGTATTACCACCCCCACGACTAATGGGCAAAATGTGATCTACGCTCAATTCATTCTTTTGCAACTTGCGGCCAGAATAACCGCAAGTGTATTTGTCTCTCTTGAAGATGTTTTGCTTGGTAGGAAACTGCACAGTCTTGTACTTCACCTTGTTGTAACGAGAAGCTATAACAACACTGGGCAAGCGAACAGGACCAGATGTGGTGTGCACATAATCATCAATGCAACGAATAGGCAATGAAGCCCATTCTTTCCAATTTTTAACTACATTGAAGTATTCAACAGTTGTTTCATCATAGGTACCATCTTCATTTTGAGCATACCAAATGTCTAATGGATGCGCTGCCCCAGAAAAAATATTGACTACAATGTCAGTCCAGGAGCTTGTGGCAAGTGGAAAGAACGCTGCATTGAGTTTAAGTATTGGTCTCTTGTGTGACATGTTGCAATGTAACATCTTTTGCAATACTTTCAACTTGTTTGGCAAAAAAGATGGGAGCATCACTATCCCACAGCAATGTTGCCTGATAAACTTCAGGAGAATTTTGCTTGTGTCTGATGGCAATGGCTTTGAACCAGCCCATTTGATGATCATGCTTGCGAATTCTCAATTTAGGCCGATTGGCATCATCTGTTTTGATGTTGTCTTCTTTGTCTCTTGCAACAATCAAATGATACAATTCATGATCAATCAATGCTTTTTGCTGATCACTGTTCATGCCTTTGAATGCATCTGCATCAATGGTGATTTCTGCATCAGCCATGCCTTTGACGCGGTTCTTCAAAGAAGTAATTTTGATTGCAGCAAGAGCTGGATAACCTGCTGCTTTTACTGGAAATCCTCCCTTGTCATCATAAGCAAGCATTGCATCAATGGTAACTTGTGCTTCTACAAGTTCTGGGTGAAACTCTTCAATGGTGTCGTTGATGAGATTAATGATTTCCTCTGGTGCTGTATCGTAGTGTGCCATAATGTATTTTAAAGTGTGTTTGGGTTTTTGCAAGCACCTGATTGTTTAATCTTATATTCGACTTCAACTTCCACAAGCTCAAACTCAAGAAAGTTTTGAGCAGCATATCTTTCACCATTCATAGTGCTTCGAAGCAAATCTTTTTTAATGGGTTTTTTATTACTAAGCATTTCAGGATGGAATTTTTCATGATGAAAATCCATGTAAGGTTTATTATCAAAAAAACCTGTATATAATCTAACCCACTTGCCTGTTGGCTTGTGACGATATGCGAATTTTGTTTCTTTAAAGTTCATATTTTCCTTCCTCTTCTGGATATTTTGATTTTTGATGAAGGGTTCCTTCGATGAAGATTTCAATATAGCCACCACCATCATTATTGCCTTGGTATGAACCAATCATATCAACCCAATGACGACTCCAACAAAGAGTTCCGTCAAGGTTACGCAAAACAAGATGACCTTCCTCAAGAGATAGTTTTTTCATAGTATTTTTAGTGCTTCGTCAATGCTGTGATGTTCACCGTTTGCAAAAATTGTTAGTTTATTCATTTTCTTGTATTTTGCAGGGCAACGTTTTAATATTCGAAAAATTCATCATCTCTTTTCATTTTGAATCCCAAATTTTGAAGATATGAAATGCCTGTTTGTGGATCGCCTTCATACTCATAAATGCACTCTTCTGATTCTGACAAACAAGATGGCAACAGATTGTCAACAGCTCGTCCAAGATCTTCGTAGCAAAAAACTCCTTTGTAAAAAGGTGCTATTTTTAGATATTCTTTATTTGTAAAGACTGTCTTTTCAATGGTATAAACAAGAGTCAAATCACTCCATTTTGCACCTTCTACTTTTTGCATTTTAAAACTTATTTCATCACTAGAAACTTTTCGTTTTTTTAATTCAGCAAGTAGTTGTTCTGTTGTGTAATCTTTTAAGTTCATGATGCTTCTTGTTTGAGTTCGCGAGCATAATCATAGCCTTGCCAGTTATCAACGCCTGCATTTTTGATGTTTGTAAATGTGTTATCCTTGATAGTTGGTAGAATATAACGTTGATGCATACTCTTGATGACCTTTTCACCAACAGGTTTAGGTCTCAAAGAATCGCGATGCAAACAATCTTCAAGAGGTACATCCAGGAAGTCTTTATATTCAATATTGATGTCTGTAGTAAGGTATTTGCATTCGTGTTTGTATCGTTGTTGATCAGCAATTTCCTTCATGCGTTCAAAATGTTTTTCCTCAAAGTTGGTATCATCAACAATGATGGTTTCAATATCATTAGCAAGCCACGTATCAACCAGAGCATCTCGAGCAGCAAGGATCATCTGCTCATTAGGCTTGGAGTAAACTCCAGCATCAATCATCTCACGGAGCAAATCTTTATTTACTCGCTTAGCCTTGCCATTAGAGTTCTTTACAAACTCCATGCTCCAGGTACTCTTGCCACTTGCAGGCAAACCTCTCGTCAAAATAATTTTCTGTTTCTTCATACACCAATTATAGTGTATCATTGCAAACAGTCAACTATTTGTTCTTAATTTGTTGCAACTCTGCAATGGGTGCAATGGTGGCACCTGCAGATTTATCATAAAAGGCACCCTCTAGCCAGTCATTGCCAAAAAAGAACAAATTGTTTTTTCTGGATAATAGCTTTGCTGCTTCCTTTTGAGAGTAACCTTTGTGTTTGACTACGTAATCCACCACAGCATCACAATTGCTTTTGATTAAAAATTGCGGCTCACATGCATCAACAGAACTTTGATCTTTTGAAATTAAATTGAAGAACCAATCTTTTTTAATTTTGGAACCTGGGCATGTCTTGCTGGTTTTAGGATCATCTCGGTGAAACAAGATGGTTGATTCGTTCATCTCAGCACCAAGCCAATTTAATAGCAATGCAGTGGTTTTTGCAGCAAGGTGCCAGCATTGCAACCCTCTGCCTGTAAATGGATCTTCATCATCATAATCACCCAATACCTCAATGCCAATGGCTCTTGAGTTGAAAGAAACAGCATGAACACCTCTCTCCATCAAAGGAGTCATATGCCATATCTGATCCTCGTCTATAAAAAGGTGTGGCCCTCTCCTCCACCCCAGGGACCTGTAAAAATCGCGCATATTTTCTATATGTTTTATTGTAAAACCTCTAGGTCGTTGAGTGAGTGAGGGAGATGCAGTATGGTGTAGAGTAATGCTGGTAGCCCATGCAGGTGGCCGCTTTGCTTGTAGGGTTTTTGCAAATTCATTAAATGTCTGTACTTTACCAACATCATTAAAGCTCATAAATAAATATATTTATGGTAAATAAGTATCAAAGGTGGTATAATAGTCTAATATTTAAAGCTAAAAATAGAAATAATAATTATGGTTATTATGAATCACACTTTTCCCACGTTCGCGAAGCTCATGATCTATTATTTATAATTAAGCAGCTCAACTACACGTAGATATTCTTTTTCTGAGTAGAGTCTTTCATATCCGCATTTATCACCACCATGTGTAGTGTAAATTCCATCGCAAGTTTTAAGGGTTTGGTTCGGTAGAACTCTTAGGATAGTAGGCTGATATATCTGCGAGCCGAGCGCGCTCTTGTTGCAATTGCAATTGCAGCCTGCTAACGAGAGCGATGTTAGCAGGGCTAGGACTAGCAGTAAGCTTTTGAATCTCTTTAACAAGGGAATCTTGTTTTGCGTTAGATTTTTCATGGAGATCAATGTAAAAAGTTTTGGCTTTGAGGTTTAGATATGCCGTCAAAGCCAAAAGTAGGTTTTTAATTATTTCTAACCAAGTGGTTATCACTTAGCAGCAATTTTAGATGCAAGCTTAGAGAGCACAAGCTCCAAACCACCTGAAGCAGCTGTAATAAGACCAGATACAATAAGCTCTGCGCTTGATGCTTCTGCTCCTTTTGAGATTAACCAAGCTGATAAAGCAGCACCACCGATGGTAGCATATTTGAGTGCTTGTCTTACGAGCCAGCCTTTGTTTGTAGAAACGATTGAAGTAATAATGTCTTTCATATCATTATTTAGTCTCTGCAGCTGCATCTTTCCATGAAACCACCCAAAAACTCATGCCTCTGTCGCAATCATCAAAATACAGAGTATACCCAGCAGTTTTTAATGCCTGCTGAGCAGTCTCAGCAAGGTGATGCACTGTGATGCAATCATAACCCCGCGTTGCAGCATGTTTAATCTTGCTCCAAACATTGGGCAAATCTGGTGAATAATTTGCTGATATTTCAGCAGCTTGTTGTGCCGATATCATTGTGGCTGCTGTGGTTGTTCAATGGGCATTGGAGCACCAGAAGCTTTCCAGATGTCTTTGCGCATCTGATCCAAATCAGAAATCACATAATCCTTGCCATTGATGTTGATGGCAGCAATGCCATCAAGACTCAGCATGCGAAACTGCTCTGCTGACTGTTCCAAGCCCTGATATGCACCAGGGTTGCTCTTGATGAGATAATTCTCTACATCTGCCTTGTTGACTGCTTCAAATGCATCACTATTTTTGCGTAGAATTTGCGGCGCAAAAGCACGAGCATTGGAGAGAGGCTTGAGACGCAAATACAATTGCCCATTTTTCTCACCCAAAGCATGAGTACCTTCCACAGCATTGTAAGAGCTTGCACGAGCCACAAAGTCCTGCGGCTTGCCTTCTGCAGCTCGCAATTGATTCACTTTGCCTTGATAATCTTGATTGTAAATGCCATTCACCTGGGCAACTTTGGCAAGGTAAGTCTTGCCTTGTTTGAGGCCGCTCATGACAAATGGTGCAAAGTTAGGAATCTTGTTGGAGCGAGCTGGCGTCACTTGTGTAACGCTGAAGAAATTAGTGCCACCGTTGCGACCAGCATCAAGCAGCTTGATGAGATTAACGAGTTCAGCGCGAGTGATGGTGTGCTGATTTTGAGGATTTGATGCAATGCCAAAGGCCATTTCAGTATATAGGTTATAGATTGTGTTGTTGTCAGAGATGTTTTTCATCTCTCTATTTAATACGCTCTTTTGCATTACAAGTCAACTGATAAACTTAATAAAAATGTAGTTGCAGGTACTCTAAAAAGATGTTATGATGCATGCATGATTCTTAATCACAACTACACCACACTCAAGCGCGCAAACGAAATTGAAATCCCTGACATCTATTTCAACCGCCTCAAAACAGGCATTGAAAGCATTGATGTTATGTTTGGAGATGGTATTCTTCCTGGCAGCACATTTACAGTTGATGCTGCACCAGGCACGGGCAAAAGCACATTGCTGCTGCAGCTGTGTCAGTTGTATGCTGAAGCCAATCATGAAGTTGCTCTCTTGAGTGGTGAAGAAAACATCTACATGGTTGCAATGCGAGCTCGCCGCATCAATTCAGGAGATGTTGCCATTGCCATGGAAAATCGTCTCAGCAAAATTCTCAATACAATTGCCAACAATGAATTGGTCATTGTGGATAGTTATCCAAGCATCATCTACGACTTGGATGATGCTGAGGAGTTGAGTCGCACTGAGCGTGAGGAGAAAAAGCTCATTGAAATCATCAAAGTGGCCAACAGCAGCAAATGTGCAGTGGGAATTATTCTGCACGTTACAAAGAGCGGTACATACAAGGGCAGCACAACGGTGCAGCATGCTGTGGATATCAACATCAGCATTTTGCGTGATGAAGAGAGGCCAGATGTGCGCATCATTGATTTTACTAAAAACCGCATGGGATGTGCTGCATCTTATGAATACTACTTTGGCGCTGCTGGATATGATTTTCACAAACAAGTGGAGATGCTTCAAGAAGATGAACAGCCTGCAAAAAATGGTGCACGCAGCAATGCACGCATTGAGCAAATGCAGGCTGTTATGTCCATGGATGAACCACCACACATCAATGTGCAGCGAGTGTGCAATGAACTCCACATTGATGCTCAACGAGCCACATATTTGCTGTGGCTGCTGGTGAAAGAAGGCAAGCTTGAGAAGTTTGGCCGCGGCGAAAATGCAGTGTGGAAAGTTGCAATTAAAATGCAAAATGTAGTTGCATTTGCTTGATTTGAATATAATTGATTAAAATATGTTACTAGAAAAAAATTACATTGTTACACTAAGTGATTCAACACCCATTGATGTGATGTTTAGCGTGGAGGGACCAGCGGCTCGCTGCGATGAGTATGACAGCAATTACAGCTACGATGAAGCTGGTTTGTCAGAGCATCAAATCAATGAGGTTGAAAAAATTGTTGAGGCAAATATTGATGATTGGCTAGAAGATGTGCTAGCTGAATATGAAGAGTCTCAAGAAGAAGAAATCAGCGATTGGGACAAAGATGAATATTAGCAAATTGTGTTTGTTGGTGTATTGCTATGCAATGGGATTTTTCTGGGAATTGCTGTATGATGCAATTTATATCATCTCATTGCGCGTGCTACAATTGTGTAAATTTGTAGAACGGCGCATCTCCAACATTGACGACATTGTTGATAAAAATTTTTAGATTTGCAGTTGATTTACTGCAAATACCATCATAACATTGCTTTATGCAAAGATTAATTATACATGTGAAAGATAGCAGCACAGATTTTTTGTGCCCCATTTATTCGCATCTTCCAGATGCAACCATTGTTCGTACAGCGCTTCATTATGAATTGATGAATGAGCTCATTGATGCGCATGATCAGGTGATTATGCTCGGACATGGCAGTTCACAAGGATTGTTCAGCAACAATTTTAGATCCCATGATCCATTCATCATTAGTTCAAAAAACGTTGAAGCTCTTGCTAAAAAAACTAATAATGTTTTCATTTGGTGCTATGCTGGAACTTTTGCGAGTCATCATCAACTCAAAGGTTTTTCAACCAGCATGTTTATCTCTGAAGATGGTGAGGCGCGATTTTGTTTGCCTTCCAGCATGTATACTTCAGTGGTTGATGAGCATGCTGTTCATGAGCAAAACTATTTGTTTGCTCGGCTCATGAGAGCCAACATTTCATATGATGTTCAAACGCTCTATGAAAATGTAAAGCAAGATTTTTGCAGTGAAAATACTGTGGCAGACAACAAGAGTGTCATCAATTTCAACAACAACGGCTTAATACTTTTTAAATAATATGTCAGCAGGCAAAGGAGATAAACTACGTGCTGGTGCAAACCTTGACGCATACTGGAGCAATTACGATGATGTTTTTCGCAAAAGAAAAACAATTAAACAGTGGCAATGCTACTTCAATGATGCTATCATTGATCAAACTGCATTTGAACAACATAATTCTGAAGACTTGCTTACAGAACAGGAATACAAAAAATTACAACAATCATGTACATAGCAACAGCTAATGAAATCTTAAAAATTTTGATCTACAATACATTTGGCATTTTGCTTTTATTGGTGGCGTTTTCAATTTTTGAGCTGTACTACAACAATGTAATTCCCTTGTATTATGACTATGTCTCAGTTACACAACAGTTGCTATGCTAAAGGTTGCAAAGCAGCACTTGTTACATCCATTTCATTTGCTATTCTTTTAATCCTCTCTATTCTATAACATGGGCGGCAATCTACTTAAAACTTGGAATCTTCCAGAAAAGCGTATTCCTACAGAGGAGTATAACTGGATTAAAAATGAACTAATCTCTAAGTTCAAAACTGATTGCAAGGTCAATAGACCTACCCGACTGTGGGCTAATGTAGCTCCATCTATTAGAGATAAGGAGACTCATGGAGATTTAGATATCATCATTGGTCGTTTTGAAGATCCAGTTATTTCTATGCACTGGAAAAATGAAAATGATTTTGGCATTTATCTAGAAAAAGAGTTCGGTTATAAACCATTCAAGAACAGCAATGTCTATTCTTTCCCATACAAAGGCTTTCAGGTGGATGTAACCTTTCACCCCATGCATGACTTCAACATGGCTATTGATTACTCTTCTTGGGGAGATCTTGGCAACATCATGGGTAGAGTCTTTCATAAAATGGGATTACACTTTGGTCATTCTGGTCTTTCATTCTGGATTCGTCAAGGATTGTTTGACAACAATCTTCAATGGAGTGATAGTGATCACATTTACGAAAAAGTCATTCTCACAAACAATATGATTGAAATTTGTGAGATTGGTGGCTTTGATTATTTGAGTTGGCAAAGAGGCTTTGATACTGAACAAGATGCTTTTGAATTTGTTGTTAATAGCAAATGCTTTCATCCAGATTTGTTTCAGTTGGAAAATCTCAATCATACCAATCGTGCTCGCAATCGCAAGCGTGGAATGTATATGCGTTTCATTGAGTATGTAAATGATCAGTATTGGAGGCCTGCTGGTTTTACTTTCAAGAGCAAGCATGAATATAGCTTGATGATGCAATGCAAATACAAACATTTGCAAAATGCCATTAGCAATTATCGTTTGCTGTATGAGATTGACAAAATTGTCGCCGCTAAAGTAAATGGCAAGCTTGTCATGGAGTGGCTTGATCTCACCGAGAAGGATGGTAAGCTAGTTGGGCAAATCATGAACAAAGTTAGAGAACTCGGCAAATACAAGTTGCTCGAGATGAGTTCAGAGGATATAATCAATCTCGTAGTAGATGCCCACAGGCAATTCACCAATCAATAATATGCAAGACTTCAAACTAGAACATACTGAACCAGACAGAGTATATGAAACAGTAGATACTATCAAAGATGAAGCGCCTCAATATCGCTACTACGAGATTGAAGTGAGTCGCAAGCAACTTGCATTTGTCAATATACGTGTTGCAGCTGATAAACCAATTAACTGGAAGAATGCACAAAAAACTGCAAAAGCTGCAGTTTTTCAGAACGTCAAAGACTACGACTGGGAGATTGAACTTCCTGACGAGATTGAAGTTGAACACTTCAAAGAAGTCACTGAAGACGAAGCAACTGCATATGACGTTTACCAAGCAGAATAATATGAAATTACCTACACTCTATTCTCGCACCTCAACTGGTGCTGTTCAGCAATGGACCATTGAAATCGAAGATGATTCTTATCGCACTCACTTTGGTCAAATTGATGGCAAGCAGCAAACTACTGAACTCACTCATTGCAAGCCCAAAAATGAAGGCAAAGCCAATGCCACAACTGCAGCAGAACAAGCGCTCAAAGATGCACAGGCTCTATGGAAGAAAAAGAAAGATAGCGGCTGCTTTGAGGATGTTGCAGACATTGACATTGCACTGTTCACCGAGCCTATGCTGGCCAAGAAGTATGAAGACTATGCACAAAAGATTACATTGCCTGTTTACTCACAACCTAAGCTAGATGGCATCAGATGCATTGCGCGCAAGGATGGCTTGTGGAGCCGCAATGGTAAGAAGTTTGCAAGCGTGCCACACATTGAGCAAGCACTGGAATGCATCTTTGCATCCAATCCAGATTTGGTTTTAGATGGTGAATTGTACTGTGATAAGTTTAGCAATGATTTCAATGCCATTTGTTCTTTAGTCAAGAAAACCAAGCCAACAGCACAAGATTTAGCTGACTCTGCAGCTAGCATTCAGTATTGGATTTATGATGCAGCTGATACAGGCAAAACCTTTGGCAAGCGCTTCTATCACATTGTGCAAGATGTTATTGACAGAGTTGGGGGGTGCATTCAAGAAGTTCCAACTATGTTTGTGCAGCAGCGGTATTACTTGGATGAACTATATGGCAAGTACATCAATGAAGGGTATGAAGGTCAAATGGTTCGTCTGGATAAACCATATGAGAACAAGCGCAGCAAGAGTCTCTTGAAGCGCAAAGAATTTGAAGACAAGGAGTATATTATTCTTGATGTCATTGAAGGTGAAGGCAATCGTGCTGGAGGTGCTGGAGCCATGACATTTGCAAATGAACAGGGTGTTAGATTCAACAGCAACATCAAAGGCTCTCGTGAATACTGTGCACAACTTCTCAAAGAAAAAGTTGATCTCATTGGTAAACAAGCTACAGTTAAGTACTTCAACTTAACACCAGACAATATTCCCCGATTCCCGTTTGTAACAGCAATTCGCGACTATGAAAATTAACAGTCATGACAACTAAGCAAAAGCATTATGAAAAGTTTCTACGAGCAAGAGATAGTCATGCAGCTAATGCACTGCACTATCTTCAATCTTTAAAAGAAAGATGTGAACTGCTTCAAGAGCACATCAAAGAAACTCCTGAAAGCGCAGATTATTCTGCAAGTGCCATGGCGTTTGCAACTTATACTGCACCAGTAATTCCACTGATTGTTCGAGAACTCATGAGCATTTCACTTGTTTATGAACAATGGAAGCCAGGTGCAGAAGATTACAAAGAATAGTTGATTTGGTTAACAAGCCATTGTATAATGTTCACATGAAAATCTTTTCTAATAACTGGCATTCTGTGATTCTTTGCACTGCATTTGCAATGAGCATATGTGCAGCTGCTTATTTCAAAACATCTCACAGTATTCAGCCGCAGCCAATTGAGCAGGTGCAGCAGGTGTCTAACATTGAAGAGCTGAAGCGAATCATTGAGGCCATGCCAGATGGGTCATTGAAAGCCAATCTATACATTGTTCTTGCAACAGAGTATGCTGGAAGTAGCATTGAACTACACACCATATTAGACTTGTATGCAAAGATGCAGATGAAAAAGATGCAAAGCAAAGATACAATTTAATTATATGCAACACACAATTGATGACACTGAAAAACTTGAAGACACTCGCAAAATTGTTGCAGTAAATAGATCAACGGACACCGTACCTTACATGGTGTGCATTTGCAAAGATTTTCATATTACAGATGATGAGACATTGATGATTCATTTAGATAATGCACCATACAGAACAGATGGTACATCAAAAGATGATACCATTGTTATTGCATCTGATAATTGGGATTGGGTTGATGATTGGGACGTACACGAAGAAACACTTGTACCATTTAAATTATTTAGAAATTACAACAATGAGTAACTATCTCGCACAACATTTTTGGAACTACGAAACTAATTCAATTGATGGGTTGAAGCTATGGAATGCCCTACAACATCACATCGAAAAAAATGAACTTGTAGTCAACATCGGTCAGGGCAAGCGCGAAGGTCTCAAGCTTGTTACTTACTCCAAGACCTATCAATACGAGCATAACTCTGTTCCTTGGGATCCTCTGGTGCAGCACTGCCGTGGCATCATCTTTGATGCCACTAATGACTACAAGATTGTAGCTCTTCCTTTCTCCAAGTTCTTCAACTATGGTGAAGGTAATATTCATTACCCATCCCAAGGTGCAACCATTGACAAAGTATTTGAAAAGGCTGATGGCTCTCTTGGTATTTGTTTCTTCTGGCATGGTAAGTGGCATTTGACTACTCGCGGCTCCCTCAACTCTGACATTGGTATTGTGGGTCAGAGACTATTTGATGATGCTATGAAAGATGAACCATTGACCTCGATGGTTTTAAATACAAGCTACACTTATTTGTTTGAAATCATTGATGACATTTGTCGCATTGTTGTCAAGTATGATAAAAACCTCTTGATGCTCATTGGTATGCGCAACATTCATTCCGGTGAATGCTTCTATGGTAGTAATGCAGTTCCTACTTGGCCTCATTATGTAAACAACTATAGGTTCAATACAAAAGAAGAAATGGTTGCTTGGCTCAATGCTACCAAGGGAACTGAATTTGAAGGCTTTGTGGTGCACTTTTCTGATGGCTCCATCTTTAAATTTAAGTCTGAAGATTACATGCGTTTGCATCGCATCATTGCTCAGTTTACTTTCAAGCGTGTGCTTGAAGCTGTGCAATTAAATGAGGATGAAGAAATTCGCAAAGCTCTTCCAGAAGAACTTTTGCCTGAGTTTGATCGTTACAAATGGATGATTGACAACAAGGTGAGTCAAATTGTTACAAAGGTTGACAAAGTTGTATACAATGCTCCAAAAGATACTCGCAAGGAGTTTGCACTTTACTTGCAGCAGTATTATCGTGTAACGGATGTAATGAAGTATGCATTCAAGTACATGGATCTCAATATGGATGCATTTAAACTTAGCGATCATGTACTGCAGAGTCTCACCAAAGATGATTTTGAAGTTGCAGAGTCAAAGGAAAGAGAATATAATTAAAGAGTAAAAATGAAAGCATACAAATTAACACTACTCATTACTGACCATGATGCAGTCGGAGATGATATCAAAGACATCATCGAAAATCAAAAGTATCCCAACCGTTGCATTGCACCTTATGTGATGGATATGCAAAGCGTAGACGTTGGCGAATGGTCTGATGACCACCCTCTCAACAAATTCAGCACCATGAAAGAGGAATTCAATAAAATCTTCAACCAAACCAAACAGCAAGTGAAAGGTAAATTTTATACATTCGGTCAAAACAATTCTGGTGGTTCATTTGATTACGATAAGCGATCTGGTATTACTCATTATGCGATCATTGAAGCACATGATCTTAAGCATGCAATGAGTCGTGCTGAAGACATTGGTCTTTACTTTCATGGTGTTGCATCTGGACGAGATTGTGAATGCTGCGGTAATCGATGGTATGAGCCATGGGATGATAAAGGCACAGAAGAACCGCAAGTATATGATGAACATCCTTCCAAAAAGGAACCATCTGGATTCTTTAAGAAGGGACAAAAAGAAACTGCAATCCATTATCTTGATGGTCACATTGAATGGTTTTAATATGAATCAAATCCGACGAGCAGCATATCGTTTACCCAACGCAAAGGAAGACTTCTTGCGCAAAGCATTGAGTCTTGCCTTTGACGTTCGGGTTGATCAATTGGATTGTTCTGTATCCCGGGCAAGGCAACCTACTGATAAAACCATTGAAGAAGTTCTGCAGTTGTGCTTAGCTGCAAAAAACTCTCATTATGTATGCATCTTGAGAGATGAGCGAGATTATGTTACAGGCAAGATGTACTATGACATTGGTGCATCCACAATGAATACTCAAGACACTGATTACTTTTTGTGGATCAATATTGATATGGAACCAGCAGAAAAACTGATCAAAGAGTTCAATCTAGAAAGACTGCAATAGTAGTTGATTAACAAACAACAATCGTTTATTATAACACATGATTACAATCGAATCTAACATCGATCACAACCACATTTACTACAAGCATTTCTTCTTTGGCGGAGGTGAGCAACACGTTCAGCTTAATGCAGAACGATTGCATATGGCGGAATCTGTTACTATTACTCTGCCATTCATGCAGGATTCTGAAATTATCAAACTTGCTTTGATTGTCGATGCATTGCGCCGTGCTGGTTGCAAAAGCATGAGTCTCAAGATTCCATACTTCCCAGCAGCTCGTCAAGACCGTGTCTGTAATGAAGGAGAACCTTTAAGCGTCAAAGTATATGCAGATCTCATCAACGCTATGAAGTTTGACAGAGTTGTTGTGTTTGATCCTCATAGCGATGTGACACCAGCATTGCTCAACAATGTAGAAGTCGTTGACAATTGTGAGTTCGTGGCTCATGTTTTCTCTAGGCTTAATGGTGAAATTGTTAACGGCATGTCGACTGACTTCATGAAGCGTGCTGTCCTTGTCTCTCCTGATGCAGGCAGCAACAAAAAAGTTGCCAATGTTGCTAAACATCTTTACAAGGATGGATACAAAGATGTTCCTGTTGTTCGTGCTGACAAGCTGCGCAATGTTGCAACGGGTGAGATTATCGAGACCACGGTGTATGCAGATGATTTGACCGGCAAACATTGCATCATTGTGGATGACATTTGCAGTAAAGGTGGTACGTTTTGTGCTCTTGCCAAAGTGCTCAAGGCAAAGGGTGCCGAAAAGGTATACTTGGTAGTTTCCCATTACGAGGGCACTGCTATACTTCGAATTCTCAAAGAGTCAGGCATTGATGGTGTATTCACAACCAACAGCAAAGAGTTTGCTGACCGCAGTGTCATGCTCAACATTACACCAATCATTAGCTTAATTTGATTATGAAAGAAAGAATGTATATCGAAGCACCTCAATACAATCTTGCGGTCGCTCGTAGAGATCCAGCCAGGAGTATTTTTATGGCTGGATCTATTACAGGCGCTGAGGATTGGCAGAAAGAGTTAGCATATGCTCCCGCAACTCAACATGGCATTATAAGCTTGCGAATCATTGACGTTTTGAACGTGTTCAATCCTCGACGGAGCAACTATGATGCATTGAATCCTGAACTCGAAAGAGAACAGATTACGTGGGAGTATCAATGCATTCATCAGTGCGACTACATTCTGTTTTGGTTCGCACCTGAAACACTTGCACCTATTACCTTATTTGAATTGGGCAGTGCGCTTCATACGCATGACCATGACAAGATTTTTATTGGTACTGATCCTGAATATAAACGTAAGAATGATGTCTTCTATCAAACAGGATTGAGAGATATAAAACTTGCTAATAGAATCGTTCATTCAAAAGATGAATTAGTAAATCAAGTTCTTCGATTTGCGTTGCATAACAACTAAACACATATTATAATTTAACATGATTACAAACCCAGCTACACTAATCGACGGCTACAAAGTCGATCATCGTCGTCAATACCCCGACAATACTGAAATCATCTTCAGCAATCTTACCGCTCGAAGCACTCGTCGCACCAATACTGACAAAGTTGTCTTTGCAGGATTACAGTATTTCGTCAAGGAATATCTCATCAAGCAGTGGGATGAAAATTTCTTCCATAAGCCCATTGAACAAGTGATGGAGAAGTTCCGCAACCGCATCAACAACTATCTTGGTCCCAATGATGTTGGTGAACAGCACATTCGTGATTTGCATGAATTAGGCCATCTGCCTATTGTGATTCTCGCTTTGCCTGAAGGTAGTGAGCATCCTCTCAAGGTGCCAAGCTTGGTGCTATGGAATACAGATGAGCGCTTTGGATGGTTCACCAACTACTTAGAGACTATCTTGTCTACCAGTGTTTGGGGTATGTGCACCAGTGCAACTACTGCTCACCAGTATAAGAAGCTGCTGACTAAATATGCTGCAGAGACTGTTGGCAATACTGATTTCGTTCAATGGCAGGGTCATGATTTCAGCTTCCGTGGTATGTTCGGTTTGGAGGCCGCTTGCATGAGTGGTGCTGCTCACTTGTTCAGCTTCACAGGCACTGATACCATTCCAGCCATTGACTTCTTGGAGCAATACTACAATGCTGATGCAACCAAGGAGCTTGTTGGTGGTAGCGTTGCTGCAACTGAACACAGCGTCATGTGCGCAGGTGGTGCTGATGATGAGATTGGTACCTTCCGTCGATTGATCAATGAAGTGTATCCCAAAGGCATTGTCAGCATTGTATCAGACACATGGGACTATTGGAATACTCTTACCAACATTGCTCGTGAGCTCAAGAATGAGATCATGCAGCGTGATGGCAAGGTAGTCTTTCGTCCCGATACTGGAGATCCAGTCAAGGTGGTTGTTGGTAATGAAGATGCAGAAAAAGATTCTCCTGAATATAAAGGCTCCATTGAGTGTCTGTGGGAAGTCTTTGGTGGCAAAGTCAATGACAAAGGCTTCAAAGAGCTTGATCCACATGTAGGATTGATCTATGGCGACAGCATCACTTTGGAACGTGCTCAGCAGATCTGTGAAGGTCTCAAGCGCAAAGGCTTTGCCAGCACCAACATTGTATTTGGCATTGGCAGCTTCACTTACCAGTATGCAACGCGTGACACTGATGGTTACGCAGTCAAGGCAACCTTTGCCAAGATCAATGGCGTTGATAAGGAGATCTTCAAGTCGCCTAAGGGTGCTTCGTTCAAGAAGAGTGCTAAGGGATTGACCGCAGTCTATAAAGATGCCAATGGTGAATTCTATCTCAAGGATCAAGCCACTTGGGATGAAGTTAACAACTGCGAATTCGTCAAGGTCTTCGAGAATGGCAATCTTGTGAAAGATTGGACTCTTGCAGAAATCCGTAGCAATCTTGCAAAACACATTTAATATATAGCTATGTTCAATCTATTTAAACGCAAACCAACACCTGTTGCAGAGCCACCAACACCGGTACAACAGAAGCTACCAAATTTCGTCTCCACTTATTACGATGAGATTGATGCTGAAAGAAGTAAAGTCAATTTTGCAATTGATTTTGATGTCGCAAAAGCTGCTGGCTTTGTAGCATTTAGCGTTGAACGTATCCATATAGGCACTGATGATGAACGCACCATTATTGGTTTCATCGAACAACGTGCAACACCGCCTACAACTCACGAGTGGACTCTTCATTGTAGTCGTGAACAACACAATAAAATTGAATCACAACTCAGTGCTACCACAAAAGCAGCAGCACCAACCAAAAAGAATAACAAATGAAAAGTAAAATCCTTAAAACCTTATTTGTATTTGGCGTTTGGAGTATTCCATTTGCCTTTATTAATAAAACAGAAACCATTACTCGAAAGTATTTGGCTCTAGGTCAGTTTGATAATACTGAATCTAGTTACCAGATGTTTCAGATTGCAGACAACATTGGATACATCAACAGCTTTGTTGCTGTGCTAGGTATCTCAGCGCTGATTGCAATTTGGAAACCAGCAAAGAAAACCGTTGAAGCGTAATAAACACAACGTATATTAATCTCGTTAAAGAAAACAAATAAACAAAACATGAAATACACAAAGCTAGTTACTCTACTCGCAATCGCAATCACCATGCTGTTCAGCTCTTGCCGCCCATACAATGCGCCAGATCAACAGCAGATTGCTCCAAATGAAACTGCATTCCTTGTTCCACTAGAAGGTGAGCGAGACAAACAGGTCAAATTCGATTCAGAGGAATTCCTCGAGAAGAACAAGATCAGTGTTGGTCGAATTGAGATTCCTAAGAAGTGGCGCCCAACAGGATTTTTGTGGATTGATGGTGAATACATCCCAGAACTGATCCTCATCAAAGTTGATCGAGCACCTGTTACTGTTCAATGGCAGTCTAGTGTTGATCCAAATGGGCGACCTATTCGACGTCAGGGTGATGATTCCATCTGGATTGAAAGTCAGGACTCGGTTGGATTTAGTATTGGGTTTAATGTAAGCGCTTATATTGAGGCTCCTAATGCAAGTAAGTTCCTTTATATGTATGCTGGGCGAGCGCTCAAGGATGTAATGGATACGGAAGTGCATGGTCGCGTCATGGAAGTAGCACAGACATTTGCTGCTAAGCAGAAGATGGATAAGCTACGAGAGATGAAGGGTGAAATGTCGGAAAGCATTCAGACTGATGTTAAGAAGTTCTTCATCGAGCGAGGTATTACTATTACCAATATCGGTATGTTCGGAGGCTTCGTCTATGAGAATGAAAAGATTCAAGAAGCCATTGACGGTGTGTTCGTCGCTCAGCAGGAGAAGAATAAGAACCTTGCTACCTTTGAAGCACAGGATTCTATCAACCAAAAGATGTTGTCTGAAGCACAGGCTAAAGCTGAAGCATTCCAGAAAGAAGCAGAAGGTAAAGCAGCTGCCTATAAATTGGAAGCTGCTGGTAAAGCTGAGGCTATTACATTAGAAGCCAAGGCTCTTCAGGAAGCTCAAAGCAACCCGCTATACATTGAAATGCAACGTCTCAATGTAACCAAGGAGTTCAATACACAATGGGATGGTAAGTTGCCACAGAGTTATATCGGCACAGATAATGTGACGACGCTTATGGGAATTCCAGGACTTAAGGTCAGTCAGTAATCATAACATCATAGCAATAAAAGTGCAGAAGAGGTTTTCCTCTTCTGCATTTGCTTTTTTATATCACCTGTGTTATAATATTACATGAAAAAGAAATTTATTCTCTCTCTTATTGCAGCGCTTGCATTTGCTAGCTGCACTGAAAATCAAATGGCTAAATCGTTTGGAGGCTCAATGAAAGTTGACTTGCCAGTCAATGCAGAGTTTGTAGCTGCAACTTGGAAGGAAGAAGAGCTTTGGTACATTCATCGTCCTCGCAAAGCAGGTGAAACACCTGATGTCATTACCATGGAAGAAGATTCCAATTTTGGTCTGATGGAAGGCAAAGTAATTTTCACCGAACACTAAGATGACAGACCCCTTTTCAAGCACCAGCAACATTGTCAAGCGGTTGCACAAAGAATACAAAAAACATCCCAAGCTCGTCGTTGCAGTGGATTTTGATGATACAGTTTACGACTTTCACAAGATGGGCGCTCTGCATGAAAGAGCTATCGATGTTGTAAAGCAGTGTGCTGCGGTTGGATTCTATGTGGTTCTTTGGACTGCATCTGCTCCTGAACGATTCGACTTCATGAAAAACTACATGAAAGACAATGGCATTCATGTAGATGCAATCAATGAGAACCCCATCAAGCTCCCGTTTGGCAACAATGGTAAGATCTATTACAATATTTTGCTAGACGACCGCGCAGGATTGGGACAAGCATTGGATGCACTGGAGATCTTCCTGGACAACATCTGGAACGATCGTGAACCCGAAGCAATGGCACCTCAACCAGAGAAGCCAGATATGAATAATCCCATTGCAGTTCAGATTCAGACTCTTAATTGTAGTCAATTGCTGAATGCAGCGGGGTTTGCAAGTCCACGAACATGTGCAACATGTGGATTGGGTCCTTGCAAATATCCTATATGTTAAATCTAATAGATAGGAAAGTCGTTATAATAATTGTATGAGTAAACCATTAATACATGCTAGATCTTCTGCGCGCAGATACGGAGGTACTTTTGAGGACTACATTGAGATCCATGAGTTCATGGACAGCTCCAAAGCTGTAACATCTCTTCCAAGTCATCGCGCATTAACCCACAACACTTGGTTTGTATCAACTGTACTGACTCGAGTGTTTGGTGAAGTGTTCAAACGCAAATCTGATGGCAAGCTCATCTCCACTCGCGACATTGGTGAACAGCACATTTCAGAAGACTTCAATGGATTCATTCCAAGTGCTTCTGACTATTTGGACTGCATGAATGTTCCGGATTGGATGATGAATGGTAAGGGTTCACCTCCATCACATGCACTCATCCTCAGACAAAGAAAAATAAAAGAAACAGTTGAACAAACACAAAAACAAATTCACATTGACTAACATGCAAAAAGAAATTACATATCGCTTCACAGAAGCAGAACTAGCAGGAATGATTAATGAATCGCTTCATGCACGAGGCATTAAGCCTACTCATTGGGAAATTAGACTAGGACCGGATCTTGAAAGTAATTGTTATAACAACGTAATTGTTACTGGTCTGACAGTTGTTTGCAAAGAAACCGTTGAATAAACAAAAGCACAATTTATATTGACTAAAGCTTATGCTTGCAGTTTGTACCATGCCATCTTTTGTAATTTGCTAAGCTAGCTTGTTTAGAGCAATGCTCACACGTTTTTTTGATACTGTTAAGATGAGTTGTTAAACCTTTTCTACCACTGTTTACCCCCACTAATTCACCAGATGTGTAGCGTGGGTCTGCAATAGAAACTCTATGATAATGGCCAAATACATCTTTAACTGTCACTGTATCTTTTACTATGCTTACAAATTCACCAGATTTTTTCCAATCATTGTTGTTGATTGATTTGATGTTACCATCTTTATCCTTTACAACAACTTTGTTTTTAAACCATGCTGTTAAGTTGAATTTTTTGATAATAGGATCTGTATTTTTAATCCAATAGTATTTGCCTGCTGAGTCAATGTATTTGCAATAACCTTTTGACCAATACTCGTATTGACCAGTTTGCACCATTTCTTTTGCTACATCAAGAGATACTTCTAACTGCTTGTTAGTATTGATGTTAATAATCCTCACCAGACCTCTCTTTGATCCAATATGCTGCAACTCACCAGATTTATATCTTTCATCCTCTTTTGTGACTCTATGAACATTTCCATGAATGTCTCTGCACATGATAATACCCACTTCAAATTTTCGTCCAGCATTCCTACCACCAATGCAGGTGTTGTATGTGTCTGACCTACTAATGAACTCAATGTTGACAATTTCCTGTTCTTTGTCATAAGCATCCTGCTCATTTGCAAACTCAAATAGAGTTTCTCTTGCAAAATTCTGTCTTCCATATTTCTTTACAGCTTTTTTGAGCTGCACACCCGAACCAAGATAAGCATCATTCATCTTTTTAACACAATGAACACCAACATAAATCTTACCGGAAATTAAATTTGTTGTTTTATATACAATATACATGTTGATATTTATTCAAAAGAGTCTATTATTACAACGATGGAGATAACAAATATGAAAAAAATTGACCTACTTAAACAAAAAATTGAAGCTGCAAACGAAAAAATTAGTAAACTCAAGCAAGAAATGGCAACTGAATTGCGCAGTGAGTTTCACAACTCATTGAAAGAGCTTTTTGATGAATATCCGTTTGTTAATAGTGTTTCTTTTACCGCTTTTCAGCCTTTTTTTAATGACGGCGACACATGCGAATATAGTGTGAATCATGAATACTGCCAATTCAATGGTTATGATGAAGATGATGATGAGCAAGAGGGAGAAAATGTAGATGTTCTAAAGTTGTCTCGTAAAACCATCTACGTTGAAGAACCAAATCCTGATTATGATCCTTCTAATCGCGAATGGGGTGGATCACATTACAGCAAGACTAGATGGGTCAAGAAGCCTAATCCTGATTTCAACCCTCTTTACAAAGAAGCAGTTGATGCTTTCCGTGAAGCTCTTAAAGTTGTTGATGATGACAATTGGATGGACATGGTTGGGGATCACGTCAAAGTGATCATCACTCGCGATGGAATTGAAACCGACAAATACGATCACGACTAATATGAAATTTACTCAAACTATTCAAAGAGAAGTAGACGTTCAGACCATTGATGTCATTCTACCTGTGCGGTATAATGATGAAGATATTCCTTATGATGCACCAGGGCGTTATGGAGATAAATGGCAAGCTGAAATCGATATTGCAACAGGTGGGATCTATGATTGGCCTCGCGGCAAAACGCTGGACATGTACATGAAAGTGGTTGATGGTGGCATATACATCTTGCGTGATAGCGAAGGTATCAACATTGCTGAACGCAACGATTATGTGCCTCATGGTATTGTTCCTGGTGAGTTTGGTGATTATGTTGATCTCAAAATTAATGAGAATGGTATAATTACCAACTGGCCAACGAAAATTAGCTTGTGTGACTTTGAAGGTTTTGGTAGGGATTTTGAAAATTTAGGTGATGAATAACAATTTGAGCGTGTGGCGCGCAGGCAAGACGCAG